TTTTACGAGTAGAATTATACTTGTAAATCGAGTTCATTGTATCATGACATCATTAATGGTTTGATATCATTTGAGTTTGTAAGATAACATTAAAAAGACGTGTAAAATGTTTCCCGCGCGTTGGCATAATTACATACAAAGCGGCCAAGTTATAAAAGATACTAATTTTATATGTTTTAAAACGCCTTTGCAAGCTGAACTGTTCGCTTACGTAACCAGTGAAGAAGATGTGTGGACGGCCGAACAGATTATGAAACAGAATCCAAGTATGGGCGCCATTATCGATTTAACCAACACTTCTAAATATTACAATGGGGTGCATTTTTTACGGGGAGGATTATTATACAAAAAAATTTTGGTTCCCGGTCAAAATTTGCCATCCGAAAGTAAAGTTCAAGAATTCATAGACACCGTAAAAGAATTTACAAAAAAATGCCCCGGAATGTTGATTGGCGTGCATTGCACCCATGGCATCAATCGCACCGGATACATGGTGTGTCGATATTTAATGCATACAGGAATAACGCCTCAGGAGGCCATCGATAGATTTGAAAAAGCTAGGGGTCACAAAATTGAAAGACAAAATTATATCCAAGATTTATTAATTTAATAAATATTATTACTATTTAACAAGTATTTTATTTTATTTTCAAATTGTTGTGCGTCTTCTAACGAATCGAAATAAATGCTCCGCTTGCTTCGTTTAGCCCGCATCCGATCAGTGACGTTGTTCCAATCTATAGTAGGATTAGGCCGAGTGTTTTCCAAAACAATGTTAGCGGCGTTAATATTACGCTTGTGCTTTTGGGTTTCCACGTACGTTTTTTGTCCGGTAATAGCTGTAAACGTAGTGCCGTGACGCGTCACACACAAAACCGGATGTTTGCGTTCGTCTGCGGGATACTGCACCGCGCGCCCCGACAAGTCCACTATCTTGTTGACCAACTCGGTAACCTGTGCGTCTTTGACTTGCAGCAGCTCGTCTTTTCTCTGCATGGTTTCCTGAAAACCGGTGTACATGCGGTTCAAGTCTGTCATCACGCGAGTCACCTGCAAGTCTTTGGCCTCGATCTGCTTGTCCTTTACGGCGATGATGCGTTCGATGAACTCCTGCTTGTTCAAAAGCTCTTTAGTTTTTTGCGCCAGCGCCGCCTGCATCGTGTTGGCGTGCTCGGTAAACGTGGCAATAAGCTTGGTCACCAACTGCTTGTTTTCCTCCTGCTGCTGCTTGATCGCGGGATCGTACTTGCCCGTGCATAAAACTTGTGGAATAACCTCCTCCAAAAGCCATTCTTGTAATTCTATGGCGTAAGGCAATTTGGACTTCATTATCAGCTGAATCACGCCGGATTTGGTAATGAGCACTGTGTGCGGCTGCAAATATAGCGGGTCGCCCCTTTTCACGACGCTGTTAGGAGCAGGGTCCCCGATTTGGGGACCCAACTCTGCATACGTAAATTTATATTTACTATCCACGTGTTTGCTGACGGCATTGGCCGGTCGTTCATAACGCAAATTAACAGTGACGTCCTTGGCTACAAACTTGACTTGCTGATCACATTCTAACACGTATCTTAACGTGAACGTTTCTTCACCAAATTTAAATTGTCCAACTTTTACTTGGGCCATGGCGATGCGTGTTGATAGTTTGAAGAATTAAATATAACTAGCTTTTTGTATAATTTTATACCCAATTTTTACTTGCGACATTGTGATTGTGCAACAACTAACGACGGCGTGAAGCTGCGGCGCGCGAACGTTCTTAAACTTATTGTGGTAAGCAATAATTAAATATAGGGGAACATGCGCCGCTACAACACTCGTCGTTATGAACGCAGACGGCGCCGGTCTCGGCGCAAGCGGCTAAAACGTGTTGCGCGTTCAACGCGGCAAACATCGCAAAAGCCAATAGCACAGTTTTGATTTGCATATTAACGACGAATTTTTAAATTATCTTATTTAATAAATAGTTATGACGCCTACAACTCCCCGCCCGCGTTGATGCGTTGCACTTGGAGTAGCTCGTTGACGCCCTCCTCCGTTTCTCCAAACACGTCCAGCGGATCGTCAATGACCAAACACGTTCCGCACCCGATGCACAGATATCTGAGGACAGAGTGGTCGTTAGGTGCGGGCACATCGGCCGCTAATCGGCAATTTTGGCAGATGCGAAAATACACGCATTTTGGTTGTTTACGCATATCTATGACGGCATTGGGCATGTACGTTTGAACGTTTATCTGTACGCAAGCCGAAATTAACTCGTCGCGGTCATTGCAGTTAAAACGGCTCACGTCATCGCTTTTAACCGTGCCATCGATTAAATTGCGCATTCGGGTCAAGTTATCAAAATGCGGTATAATGTTTTCCTTGTATTCTCGAGTTAGCCGCAGTGCATATTTGAGCAAAGTACTCATTTTGTAAGTTAGTTTCATTTAATGCAACTTTATCCAATAATATATTATGTATCGCGCGCCAAGAATCCACAACGCCACGACCGTTGTCGCGTCTCAACACAACTACGATCCAGATCAGATAAAACGCGAATTAAATAGTTTGCGTCGTAACGTGCACGATCTGTGCACGCGTTCGGGCACAAGTTTTGATTGTAACCGGTTTTTACGCAGCGAAGATATGACCTCAGTGATAATTGCGCCCGCAAAAACAACCACCGATTACGTTAAAACCACCGAGTATGCGGGCGGTGATGTAAAAACTATTAAGTCGTTCGACCGACCGTTAGTCGAATCGGCGCCGCTCGTGCGAGAGGCCGCTAAATATGGCGAATGCGTCGTATAACGTGTGGAACCCTCTCATTAGCGCGTCGTGTTTAGACAAAAAAGCTACATATTTAATTGATCCAGACGATTTTATCGATAAATTGACCCTCACGCCGTACACGGTATTTTACAATGGCGGGGATTTAATTAAAATTTCCGGACTCAGATTATACATGCTGTTAACGGCTTTGCCGACTATTAGCGAAATTAAAAATAATTCTAATTTTAAAAAACGAAGCAAGAAAAATATTTGTATGAAAGAATGTGTAGAAGGAAAAAAAAATATTATCAGCGTTTTAAACAGCAAGATTGATATGCCGCCGTGTATAAAAAAAATATTAGGCGATTTGAAAGAAAACAATTTACCGCGCGGCGGCATGTACAGAAAGAGGTTTATATTAAACTGTTACATTGCAAACGTGGTGTCGTGTATCAAATGTCAAAACCGCTGTTTAATAGATGCATTGACCCACTTTTACAATCACGACTCTAAATGTGTGGGCGAAATCATGCATCTGTTAATCAAATCGCAAGATGTGTATAAACCGCCAAACTGCCAAAAAATGAAAACTGTCGATAAGCTTTGTCCGTTTGTTGGCAAGTGCAAAGGTCTTAATCCTATTTGTAATTATTGAACAATAAAACAATTATAAATGTTAAAATTTGTTTTTATTAACATATTACCCATTTTTACTAATAATACTATCCAAACCCATCAATTATTTTGAAAGTAAATAAGTATTTTACTGTTTTCGTAACAGTTTTGTAATAAAAAAACCTATAAATATGCCGGATTATTCATACCGTCCCACTATTGGGCGTACCTACGTGTACGACAATAAATATTACAAAAACTTGGGCTCTGTAATCAAAAACGCCAAGCGCAAGAAGCACCTGATTGAGCACGAGGAAGATGAAAAGCACCTCGATCCCCTAGACAACTACATGGTGGCCGAAGATCCTTTCCTTGGACCCGGCAAGAACCAAAAATTGACGTTATTTAAAGAAATTCGTAATGTCAAACCCGACACCATGAAATTGATCGTCAACTGGAGCGGCAAGGAGTTTCTTCGTGAAACTTGGACGCGTTTTGTTGAAGACAGCTTCCCTATTGTGAACGACCAAGAGGTTATGGACGTGTTCCTTGTCGTGAACCTTAGACCCACGCGCCCCAACAGGTGCTACAAATTCCTTGCCCAGCACGCCCTCAGGTGGGACTGCGATTACGTGCCCCACGAAGTTATCAGAATTGTGGAACCTTCCTACGTTGGCATGAACAACGAGTACAGAATTAGTTTAGCCAAAAAGGGCGGCGGCTGCCCGATCATGAACATACACAGCGAGTACACCAACTCGTTTGAGTCGTTTGTGAACCGTGTGATTTGGGAAAATTTCTACAAACCTATCGTTTACATTGGTACTGATTCTGGCGAAGAGGAGGAGATTCTTATTGAAGTTTCTCTTGTTTTCAAAGTAAAGGAGTTTGCGCCAGACGCACCTCTGTTCACCGGCCCGGCGTATTAATAAAACTAGACACTTTTATTAGGCATTAGATTCTGTATTTTGTTGAATATCAGATAATGTTTGCACATATGCTAATAATTGTTTAAATTTAAAATCTTGAAGATTATACGTTTGCGCAAAAACTAAATTATCTATAGCTTCTTTGTATCTGTATTTAAATATTAAATCTTCAATAGCTGTGTAAAACAAATTTCGATCGGTTTCAAACAAAGGTTTAGTCTCGTCGCTCGCAGCTTGGACATCCAACGGATTAACGTCTAGTGAAACTTCTTTTGCTAAGTCTTGTAATAACAGTCTGGCCGAATCGACAGACGCTTGTGTTTTTCTTCCTAAATAAGATTGGACGTCTTTCAAAATGTTATCAATTCTTTTATTTTTTTCATTGTCTCCATTTTGGTTTGTGTACAATTGACTCACATTAAATACATTATATAAAGTTTTAAGGTATTTAATGTCGGGCGCTCTTGCTTTTATGGTCGATTGATTGTCGTCCCATTCATCGTCGTCGTTTATTTCCGACTCGGAAGCCGCCGACGATTCTGCCATATCCGCGCGACGTTTATCCAGCGTGTCGCGTAGAACGCCTATTAAATCTCCAGATTTTCCAGGCTTTTCTACATTTGACAAATTTCTAACAACGGGCCGTAATTTGATCGTGCCCGCTTTTAATTCAGACACCACGTCCAGCGGTTTGGAAGTTATTGGAAGTTGTACCAACGGTAATGGTGGCAGCGCAGGCGCCGGTTGCGGCGGTGGTGGTGGCGGAGGCGGAGGCGGAGGGGGAGGGGGAAAATTTGATTTTAACTGTTCAGACGGGGCAGGCTCAGAAATAGGTTTAGCTGGCGGTGGCGGCTCCGGCTCTTCTATTACAACGGATTCCGCCACGGTTTTAGGTTTTGCAGATTTTAAACACGCGCGAGCTTGTTCGCTTTTAATAGCTTCCATTAATAATTGTCTGTCGTCTAACGCCGCTGCAGGTTGACTTGGAGCAAGCGGCGGAGGCGCCTCCGTTGTAAATTGACTTGGAGGAGAAGAAGGGGGAGGTGGAGGAGGCGGAGGCGGAGGCATTAATGTAGTATCATTTACAGGCAACGGCTGTGGGGGAACAGACGTTGCCGACACACTGCGGTCTGATTCGGTTTGTTTTGAAATAAATTTAGGTATATTTTGTTCCGGTAGGTTGGCTTGTTCTTGCACAAAAGAAGGTTGTCTGCTTCTGGGCAACGCTTGTGGCGGCATTTCAATGTTATAATTGGCGTACAAGTCGTAAAAATCTGATATTAGCATATTAATCTCGCTATCGTTTACTATATTATTATTTAGTAACCGTTCAATGTAAGCGATCGTATTATAAAGCGATTGTCTCAAACTCCCATCTCGCACCCCGACAACAAGTCGTTTCATTTTTAATACCGCGTTGTAATAACGAGATACTTCGTTAGTTTCCACATGCATGTATGCTTCGTTATTATAAACGCTCTCGGCCAGTTTAAGAAGATTTATTAACGTGTCTTTATTGAGCACTATTTTGTTTTCAAATATGTTGTTATTAATAATATGCGCATTTGTATTATCAATTTGATTAAAAAATTGACGCGCTTCAATATTATTGTTCATATTGGTAAATAAATAAGATTGAACAGATTCATATCTACGATTCGTCATGGCAAATGTTGCACTCGAAAGGCTAGTCCAGTTTTACGAAAATTGCAAAAATGTTAAACCTCGCTATAAAATAATTAATGGACGTTTTGGCAAAATATCAGTGCTGTCACACAAACCCACTAGCAAGATGTATCTACAAAAAACAATTGCTGCGCACAACTTTAATTCGGACGAAATAAAAGTTCACCAACTCATGAACGAACATCCAAATTATATAAAAATGTATTTCAACTATGGAACTCTCAACAGTCAAATAATTGTAATGGATTACATAAATTGTCCTGATTTATTTGAAACTTTACAAATAAAAGGCGAACTGCCCTATAAACTTGTTAGCAATATAATTAGACAGTTGTGCGAAGCGCTCAACGACTTGCACAAATACGGTTTTATACACAACGACATAAAACTAGAAAACGTCTTATATTTTGAAGCGCTAGATCGCGTGTACATCTGCGATTACGGGCTGTGCAAACACGAAAATTCAATTAGCGTGCACGACGGCACGTTAGAATATTTTAGCCCGGAAAAAATTCGCCATCATAATTATGCACGATCGTTTGACTGGTACGCCGTCGGCGTTTTAACGTACAAGCTGCTCACTGGCGGCAGACATCCGTTTGAAAAAAACGAAGATGAAATGATAGATTTGAACAATATGAAACGCCGCCAACAATACAACGATATTAGCGTGCTGAAGCACGTGCGCAACGTTAATGCTCGCGATTTTGTCTACTGTCTCACGCGTTACAATATAGATTGTAGATTAATAAATTACAAACAAATTGTTAAACATGAATTTTTGGTATAAACGTTAAAAATCTACACGCTTTACGAGTATAATTCTACTCGTAAAACTCAATCGGTGGATGATGTCATTTGTTTTTCAAAGCTGATGTCATATCTTTTGCACACGGCCCGTACCAACTCGCTTTACGAGTAGAATTCTACTGGTAAAACTCGGCCAATGGATGATGTCATTTGTTTTTCAAAGCTGATGTCATATCTTTTGCACACGGCCCGTACCAACTCGCTTTACGAGTAGAATTTTACTGGTAAAACTCGGCCGATGGATGATGTCATTTGTTTTTCAAAGCTGATGTCATATCTTTTGCACACGGCCCGTACCAACTCGCTTTACGAGTAGAATTCTACTGGTAAAACTCGGCCGATGGATGATGTCATTTGTTTTTGCACACAGACCGCTTGCGTTTACGTAATATTAATAAAATCCATTAATATATTTTAATTTTTTATTTATTTAAAAACAATTCAAATGTAAAATAAAAACAATCTATATCTAGTTCTTCGCTATTCATAACACACAACAAGTCCATTAACATGTTTTTGTCTTTGTCCGACACACTGTAGGCGTGCAAATGATCGATAGTTTCTTTCAGTTCTTTGTAAACATTTTTACATTGCCTACCAAAATCTTTTATAATTTTATAGCACGGAAACTTTTCTTCTTTGTGAGTGATTTTGTCGCGCATATACTGAAATAATATATGCATGCACGACGATTTGTGCTGTTTAAAATGCTCTTTTCCAATTCCGCAAAATCTCCCATAGATTTGAGTTATAACATGCGCGCAATTGTCCGATTCGTCTACCTGATGTTTGGCGTTTAAAAAAATAAATTTTTTTATCGCTTCAGACAAACGCGGCAACAGTTCGGTAGGCACGCTGTTATTCATTATTCTGTGCACGTAAGTTAACACACAGAATTTGTTGTACCACCATCCAACGACAGCATCCTTGTTTGGATTAAACACGTTAGCGAGGCGCAACAGCTTGCCGTTTCTCATAAAATGTTCAAAGCGGCCCAATATTATTTGCAGGCAATCTGATATGTGGCAATCGATCTGGTCTTTAAAATTATCTAAAAAAAATATCTGCTGACCGGCTTTAGCGCGCACGTTCACAGGTATCGCTGCATCAATCTGATCCAAAACTCGGCACACGTCGTCGTTGACACCAACAGTTTCGCCAAAACTAAACCACCGTGATAGACTTTTAATTGAAACGCTCGCGTCGTCGTTTATAATCTTGATTGTGTCGTCAAACGAGTTGCCGGATTTCAAACGCTGCACAGCAATCACGTCGCGTTCTATGCACGACATGCCATCGGTGTAGGAATTTGTTAGATATTCCTGCGTTATACGGTGTTCGTGGTGAAACTCGCCGTGCAACTCATGAACCGCGTTGTAATTTCCATAATAATTGTATACAATTAACTTTGCAGCCAAAGACATGTTGTATATGCTGACAGCAAGGCGGCAACAGGCTGAATGATACTTGTATACGGGCGCGCAGGATATTTATATACTATTTCACAGAGTGGGGGCGTTTGTAGTGTTTCAATGTAGCTGTTTAAAGGTCGATTATTTTTGTAAAGTCGGCAGTTGCAAACATGAAGCGCTACTGTTCCAATGTTATCAAATCTAACGCAAGCAAACGTCGCAATGTTGCGTTTGATTGTTTACCTCAAGAAATTTACGACAAAATTGTTGGATATTTGTCTTTATCAGATTACTGCAATTTGGTGCAAGTATTAAAAAAATCATCGTCTCAACATTCGGTGATATTTACCAATTTAAATTATCAACAGCAATTGGAAAGCGTTTACAAGAAAACAGAAATGAAAATTACTAGTTATAATTATAACGTCGATTGCGTATGTGGCGAATTAATGGAAGATGAATTTTATAGGCAATCGTCGTGGAAAGTTGCTACCATTTGCGGTCATCAATTAGCAACGGTTTTTGAAGTGGGCAACAAAGAAATTAAAGAAAAATACCATCTAAACGCCATCGCCATGGTGCAGTATGCAGATGATTGTAACGAATGCCGCCCATTGGAAGAAGCGCCCAGCATGCGCTGTTCAATTTGCAAACAAACAAAACAATGTCCGCGCAGTCTATTAATTAATGCGCTTTGTGAATATGTAAAAAAACAAAATTATGTAAAAAATATATTTTATTTATACGAAATAAATGCATAATATATAAATAAACATGTTTTTATCTATAACACTTCTTGTATAACCTCTTTAACTACATTAGGGCTACAGTCAACGTCTATTACACGTTTGGCAATTTTCCTAATTTTATAGTGTCTATCGTACAATTTTTCGGTGATGCGATGAATGGCTAGCAACGGGTTTCCGTGCACACCTTCAAATAACATTTCCATGTCGTCCTCATAATCCATTTTTCGTTTTCTAAAATGCCGCTGTTGTCCCAAAACAAAAGCAATTTTGATACGATTGTCCATGCGTTCCGAAAACACGGCCAAGTGCTGGTGTTTTGTAATGTCGCGAGGAAACGTAATCGTGTTGTTTTTGTTCGCCGCCGCCTCCAAAACCGCAGTTTTCACCGTTTCGGCCGATTGCAGCGCGTTAAGTTTAACGTCGAGTTCGTGCAAACGCAATTCAAACTGCTCAAACCTGTTAGTCGCTTCATTTTTAAAAGTCTCATGGTTGACCATAAACTTTTCACTGTTGGCATTCAATCGTTTTACGTGTTTTAATACAGATTCGATTTTGTCCCGCAGATCATCACGCTCGCCTTCGGTTTGAATGTGCAACAGCACATCGCTTTTGTTTGCAAAATTCACTTGCGTTAAAATGTTTATCAACCCGCGTTTTGTTGCAAACAAAGCTCCCAACGAGTTTACGTCCCGTTTACTTTTTTGTTTGTTAAAAATAATTTCGTTTAAATGATATACTTGATCACTATCCCAATCACAATCAAGTATATCGTCGTGTACGATTTCTAAACCTTTGCAAAAATCTGTAACGTTGTAATATTTTTCGTTGGCGTTATTACACACGTATCTAAACTTGAAAGTGTGCGTGTTGCATTTGAAAGAATCCCAGCTAACAATGTGCGACCATTGCTGAGCATTAATGTTATATTTCTTGTAATCTTCAGGATTAAAATTAGTTTCTTGGTAATTTTTGTTGTTGTCGTCGCTAGACCGCATCCACCAATTCCATATCCATGACATCATCGCTGTTTTAATTTGTTTAACAATTCCTTTGTTATACAACGAGAAAATTTTGATCCCTTATAATTGTAGCTATGAGGGGCGCGTATTTGCTTATTCGGATTACAAAAAATATCTCTGTCTATGTCTGGCCAATATTGTAGCATCAACGATTGCAAATCTGATGAATTTTGCGCGTTGTCAACATATAAACGTACGGCCTCTTGCACGCAATACGCAAAACTGCCCTGCCGAATATCGTTGCAATTTATTTTCGATGGTTTTTCAAAAGCTTGAAACCGATGCGCGCGAACGCTTTGGCTGGAAGTGAGCTTGAATCTGTCCGTAAATTTTAACCACAAATGAAATCCGCGGTTGCCGGTGTACATAACTCTGGACACGTTATCCGCCGTGTAAAAAAGTAAAAACGCTGTTGCTCCAATGTAAATTTTTAACATCAAATCTTGTTCGTCAACACAATCTTTGTAGTCGGCATCGATGACCCATTCTCGGCCGCCGCCGTCGTCCAACGATTTGATGTGCACGTCCGCCACTTTATTTTGCACGATAAAATTGTACAGCTGTACGGCACCATCAAAATATTTGTCGGCGTGAATCCAGCGCATGTTTACCGTCATAAACGCGTACTTGCGAGCGTCGTTGTACGCGATCGCGTCCCACATCAAGTTCACGCGGTTCTGCGTATAGCTGCACAGTAACATGTTTTCTTTGAACTTGACCTCAATTGTGTTTATATAATAAATATAAAAGGTCGTCGTTCCAAATTTATTACATCCAGTGTTCTTTATTGTCTCAAAATGATTTTTTATTGTTTTGCGCTATTATTCGCCAGTGTAAATGCGGCAAATATATTGGGAGTATTTCCTACGCCTGCGTACAGCCACCATATAGTGTACAAAGTGTACATTGAAGCTCTCGCCGAAAAATGCCACAATGTCACAGTCGTCAAGCCCAAACTGTTTACGTACTCTACGAAAACTTATTGTGGCAATATCACCGAAATCGACGCCGATATGTCCGTTGAACACTACAAAAAATTGGTGGCAAATTCCGCAATGTTTAGAAAACGCGGGGTGGTGTCCGACACAGACACTGTTACCGCCGTTAATTATATCGGCCTGATTGAAATGTTTAAAAATCAATTTGACAACATTAACGTGCGTAATTTTATTGCTGCTAACCAAACATTTAATCTGGTCGTAGTGGAGGCGTTTGCCGATTATGCGTTGGTTTTTGGACACTTGTACGATTCGGCGCCTGTTATCCAAATCGCGCCCGGCTACGGTCTGGCAGAAAATTTCGACACGATTGGCGCCGTCGCGAGGCATCCCGTTCACCATCCCAATATTTGGCGCAGCGATTTTAAAACCACAGAAGCCAACATGATGACCGAAATACGTTTGTATAAAGAATTTAAAAATTTGACCAACATGTCCAACGCGTTGCTCAAACAACAATTTGGACCGAACACGCCGACTATTCAAGAATTACGCAACAAAGTGCAACTGTTATTGCTAAATTTACATCCTATTTTTGACAATAATCGACCGGTACCGCCCGGCGTGCAGTATTTAGGGGGAGCTCTTCATCTCGCAAATAATCCACCTCTAACAAAATTAAATCCGGTAATAGAATCGCGAATGAATAAATCCAAAAATGGAACAATTTACGTAAGCTTTGGATCGAGTATTGATACAAAATCGTTTGCAAACGAGTTTTTTCACATGTTAATAAACACGTTTGAAAAATTAAAAGACTACACGATTTTGTGGAAAATTGACAACGAAGCAATAAAACCCACGACGACTCTGCCCGCCAACGTGATCACGCAGAGTTGGTTCAACCAACGCGGATTGCTACATCATAAAAAAATGGTCGCATTCATCACGCAAGGCGGACTTCAATCTAGCGACGAGGCCTTAGAAGCTAAAGTGCCCATGGTATGCCTGCCCATGATGGGAGACCAGTTTTATCACGCGCAAAAATTACAACAATTTGGCGTGGCTCGCACTTTAAACACTGTTACCGTCACGAGCGATCAGCTCGTTATGGCCATTAAGGATGTGCTCGCCGCTTCATCGACATACAAAAAACACATGGCTGATTTGAATACAATTATCAATTATGATAAAAAAACATTTTCGGCTATTGATAAAGCCACCAAATTAACAGAGCGCGTAATTCGATATAGGCATGACATCAGTCGTCAATTGTATTCATTAAAAACAACAGCTGCCAATGTGCCGTACTCGGAATATTTTATGTATAAATCTGTGTCAAGTCTTGTAATGAATCACTATAACACATACTTTTAATTACGTCAATAAAATGTTACTCCCATTATTTACCTGGTTTTTTTTGAGAGGGGCCTTGTGCGACTGCGCACTTTCAGCCTTTATAAACGCTCACCAACCAAAGCAGGTCATTATTGTGCTAGGACGTTCAAAGGCGCAACATCAAAATGGAGTCTGTACAAACGCGCTTGTGTGCCAGCAGTCAGTTTGCGCCGTTTAAAAAGCGACCGGTCAATTCAGTAAGCAGTTTGACGCGCACGGTCACCTCGTCGACCACTGTCACCAGTGTGGTTCCAGTTAAAATAAATCATCAGGAAGAGCGTCAAAAAATATGCCACATAATATCAACGCTGCGCAATAAACATTTAAATTTTAATAAAATACAATCAGTCCACAAAAGAAAATTGCGATATTTGCAAAATTTGCTGAGAAAAAAGAACGGAATCATTGCAGAATTGGTCAGAAAACTAGAAAGTTTGGAAAAGAAAACGGCCACGCATAAAAACATTAATAAAGCTGCGCATTGGAAATATTTTGGTGTTGTTCGATGCGAAAACACAATTCGTACAATTATTGGTAATGAAAAATTTGTAAGAAGACGTTTGGCAGAGTTGTGCACTTTGTACAACGCGGAAAATTTATTCTGCCAAACGCGCGCCAACGGCGAAAAAGATCGACAAGCGTTGGCGAGTTTGTTGACAGCCGAGTTTGGTTCGAGGGTTATAGTTTATGAAAATAGTCGTCGTTTTGAGTTTCTTAATCCAAACGAAATTGTTAACGGTATACATTTAATAATTAAACATTTGCAAAATGAATCTCAAAGTGATATTGGTGCCTATTAATTTGCAGGGCGAAGAGGAGCCAGAGCGCGTAGAACGCGCGACTGTAACTCCGCATAGTGTTATAGATACCGAAATCTGTTTTAGCGTCAAATGCCGTTCTCCTTTTGCCAAGTTTAAAGTATTAATTGTCATAGACAATTTTGATAGTGCTTTTATTCAGGCTACATTTTGTAGCATTAAAAATAGTGTAACGATTGTTAACAATTCTAACCAAAAGCATATAACATTTGATGGGTTTGTGAGGGCGGACGACGAAGGCACAACGACACCTTACATTGTCGGACCTTTGTATTCCGTCGATGTAATCGGAGGCGACCGTAGAGTGAGGGATGTGGTGAATTCAATTGAAACCCAGCAAACACTGTTAAAAGTATTTATTAACGAGGCTAATGTACATAACAAATGGAATATGCTTAAAACTATAGTTTATAATAGAAACGAATCTGTTTTAGTAGATAATGTAGTAAAATTTATTAAAGTAGATAAAAATTACAATGTTAATAATGTAAAGAAAAATAATGTTACTAAATGGGTTCCTGCGTTAAATTATTTTACGGGTAAACAGCTATTAACTATTTTATTTATTTTTAAATTTAAATAAATGTGTATTGGTTATATAAATGTGTATTTAATAAATGTATATTGTGTTATATAATTGTCTTTTAATACAATGAAAAGATACATGACATAAAACGTTTCCAATTTTGATTGCACATACTTTTATACGGATAATTTACAAAATGGGTCAGGTATGCGGGCAACTGATCTTTAAACGTGTCGGTGGTCAAATAAATGTGCATAAGTTTGCGGCATCCCAATGCGGGTCCGTTTATGTCAAGTATTTTTTTTACAAAATTTGAAATGGTTTCGTCGCATTTTTTGCGCAAACATGTGTCGGTATGGTCGTTGACGCACAAGTTGTATGTTTCCAAAGGCAATTTGGCAAATAAACACTTTAAATGTTTAACTCTGCGTTCAATTTTATAATCAAATTTGTTTGTAAAAATGTCTTTTAACAAACACATCAATTGGTCGTTTAAAACACACTGTAACGTTGACACCAGCACGTAATAATTATTTCCAAAAAGCGAAAAGTTTTTGATGCTTCGATCCATGTGAAAGGGCCGCTTCATGATGCGCACGTTTACAAAAAACACATTGAAATATAACGGCACCGTTGTCATTTCTACGGAATTTTGAGTGTATTCGTAAACGCCATCTAAACTTGTCATGTCAATCTGTAACGCAAATCGCATCAAATCAAACTCGTCGTTGTAATGGGTTTTTATACATTTTATGTATCGATTCAGACTCAACTCTATGTGGCCGTTTAACTTGTATGCGCCATGTTGATAGCATTTTTGGATTAACAACGATTCCATCATGCGGATTTGACGCGTTAAAATTTCCAACTCGTAATAATATAAATCGACACATTTTTGCAGTTTGCTTTGTAAGTTGACAGGGTTCGATCCCAAACTGTAGTAATCAAAGTCTAAACATTTTAATGGGCCGTTGCTGTCGTTTACGTGGCACGCGGCGGCCGCTCCTCCCGACAACACAAACAGTCCGCTGTTGTCGCACACCACACTTTCAAAACAATCTTTTAAAAACCCCAGCTTGGTGCGGGCCACAATTTTATCGCGCAAACATTCTTCAATGTCTTTTGTAGTAATGTAAGGTATGACGCCAAGATTTAGTTGATTCAACAAAAGTTCCATAATGAATAGCGGCGACGCAACACGACTGCACAAGTTTGATGCGCGCGCAAAACAAACCTTCGCTTCTATATTTTTTGCAAACCATGACAAATTCTACGAGTACGCCATCGCGTTTGTAAACACGTCCGTGTTTAAAAATAATTTGAGTTTAATTAATGTGTGCAACGTCATGGATTTGTTAATAAACTTTGAACGCAACATGTTTGGCAAGAGTCTTTTGCTAAATGGACTTGTTAATTTTTGCATAACTAATAGTGACGGTGCTACCGTTCAACATAAAATGTTAACTAGCGTGTTAAGCTTTTTGTTATCTAAATATTATTAAATAAAAATACATATTAAAAATTATTGGTTTTATTTTAATTATAACAATTTAATACATTAGGTTATATAATACTAAATTTACAATACATATTTTAATTATTTAATACATTAGGTTATATAATACTAAATTTACAATACTTTGGTTTTATAATACTAGAATTAATACAATTTTTAATTTAATCTTTATATATAGGTAACAGTTTTTTTTCTTGAAATTTACGCTGCAGCTCGCTATTAAAAGTGAGGGGAGGAGGAGTAGGAGCTCTTACGGGTTTAATAGGAGATGGGTCTCTGGATTTACGAAATAGTTTGGGAGAAACCGTCGGCGTGCGAGAACGGATAACTTCTTCTTCATCTGGCGGCGGTGTGCACATTGTGCAGGCATCGGGCGAGGCGCAGACAGCTTTTTTAGGCACGCTGTAAATTGGCTGCGACACGGTGTACGTGTCGCCAAAACAAAACTCGTTGTGGACGCCAAACGGCGACGTCGGCTGCGAAGACGCGTCCGAATGCGCTATAAAAGAAGATAGCGTTTCTGATGCCGCAGTTGAAGCTGCGGCAGAAGAGGCGGGTTGCGCCGCGGCCAAACTGCCGCTGTTCCTGCCCTCGGAAACCACTTCTAACAATCTTGAGTTGCTATCTCGTTCTTCGCGACAATAATCTAAGTCGCAGTAATGTTCGTAAGATGCTCTTTCTGCTTCGGCGCGCCTTTTCTGGTATATATTTTGGCGCATTTCTTTTAATTGCACGTACAGATTCCAGCATTGCACCGCTAATAGTGTAAGCACGCCCATTATAATCACCGGGTAGTTCTCATTAAACACCGTGGGCTCGTTGTAACTTACAGTTGCTCGACACATGATGCATTTTTTGTATAAATTTATATACACACAATTTGGGTCTATTTCATCATGGCTTGTGTAATCAATCTCGGTATACACAATAGAATCCCAGCACACAGATTCTAGGTCGTAATGGCGGTACAAAACGTCTAGCGCCGGCAAATGACCATTTTTAAACACGTAAATTTGAAACATGACAAACAGCATCCAGCACAGTCCAGTGACGGTGTTTAATAAAATTAACGTAATAGTGATATAAAAATTATCTTCTTGATTCAGATTTACGGCCTGATTGCGCCGATTGCTTGCCCACACAATAATCTTCCATATAAAATAAAACATGTAAAAAAATATATACATGCCAAACGTCAGCATTATCGGTATAGATAAATTGATAACGGATTGGCTTTTTTCTATTTCTAATAAAAACGCATATCTATTGTTTATCACCCCCATAACTGATAACACAAACACTGTAAAATATACTAATAGCAATGAGGCGTTAAGCCCTAATTGCAAAACTGCACTGATTTTATTCAACATATTAAAATAATAGTAACTCAACAACTAAGTAATGGCAATATGTATCGAGTACTGATCGTGCTTTTCCTGTTCGTGTTTCTTTATATAGTGTACCAGCCCTTTTATCAGGCGTACACGCATATCACACATGCACAGCAAGATTACAATAACACGTTGGACGATAGGATGGATTATATTGAATCGATAATGCGCAAAAGGCACTACGTGCCGATTGAAGCGTTGCCCGCTATCAGATTTGATACTAATCTAGGCACGTTATCTGGCGACACGATTAAATGCATGTCGGTTCCTTTGTTTGTGAGCGACATTGACCTGCCGATGTTCGATTGCAGTCAAGTGTGCGATGACCCGGCTGCGGCCTATTTCTTTGTTAACGAAACGGATACGTTTGTGGTCAACGGCCACAAATTGACCCGGGGCGGATATTGCTCCACAAACAGCCTGCCTCGCAACTGTAATCGCGAAACGAGCGTCATTCTAATGAGTCTCAACCAATGGACGTGCATCAGCGAGGATCCGCGTTACTATGCGGGCACAGATAACATGACTCAGCTCGCTGGTAGGCAGCATTTTGATCGTATCATGCCCGGACAGAGTGATAGAAATGTCCTATTTGACCGATTACTTGGTCGAGAAGTAAACGTGACCACTAACACGTTTCGCCGCAGCTGGGACGAACTGCTCGAGGACGGTAGTAGGCGATTTGAAATGCGCTGCAACGCGCGAGATAGCAACAATAATCTCATGTTTGTTAATCCGCTTAATCCATTAGAATGTCTTCCCAACGTGTGCACTAACGTAAGCAACGTGCACACTAGCGTACGACCCGTGTTTGAAACGGGAGAATGCGACTGCGGAAATGAAGGAGTCACGCGCGTCACTCACATCGTGCCCGGGGACAGGACCTCTATGTGCGCCAGCATAATAGACGGCCTAGACAAAAGCTCGGCTTCGTACAGATATCGCATAGACTGCATTAATCTTTATACTTCTATTGTTAATTTTTCTAATAACAAACTATTGTGTCCTAGTGATAATTTTGATAGTAACACGGATGCGGCGTTCGCTTTTGAAGTGCCCGGTTCGTACCCTTTATCGGGCAACGGCATCGATGAACCTACTTATCGTTTTTATCTTGATACCAGATCTAGAGTTAATTACAATGACGTAAGAGGGCAATTATCTTAACTGTGATAACACAAACAATAAGCTATTATATATTGCGTCAATCGTTGGTATAAAAGCCGTGCATGTTGGCTTGCGACTTCAGTCAGCATTAGGCTTTTATAATGGCCGGTGTAGAATTACTAGTGGTGTGCGCGCTAATATCTTTATCGAGTGCGGCTACCGACCGCATTACGTTTACGCCAATAGAAGATAATTCGGGTCTCGCGTTCGAACGTATGTACAGATTGCGTCATTACGCTGATGACAGATTTGTGTTTGTGAAAAAATTTGACTTTTATCCGGTGCTTCAAGAGTTGGAAAATGTTAAATTTAATATTAAATTTTACGAGGCACAAGTGTTGACCTGCAAAAACGTTAAAAAAATAAAACCTGACAGATCTAGCACTATTAAATCGCGCATTGAGCGGCAGATGCAAAATTTGAAGCAATTGAACAATAATCTTATCACCTATTCTGTTGACAACAACATGTTGAGCAACGACGTGTTGGAAAGCATCAAGTTTGAATATAAAGATAGTATAGAATTTGCGGCGTACGACGACGACGACAGCAGCAGCGGCGGCGGCGGCGGCGACATTGCGGAGCAGGGGCACTGGAGCAATTTGACCGTGTCCGACGCGCAGAATCTGCTTCGAAATCCACCTAAAGACAGGGTGGCATTTTTAGACACGGTCACCACTAGTTATGTCAACACTAAATATGAAAATTACACAAAATGTTTGATAAACAACCGCACTGCAGAAAATGAATGTATGTTTCTAAATGACATGATGAACATGCTAAACAACAAACTGGACGACGCAGCAGCTTTGGCCAAAATGTTGGAGTTAATAACCAAGCAAGCGCATCGCAACAAATTAAACACATCCAACTCTAATGTTAACGACGCTATACTTTTGACGGAAATGAAAAAATTATCACAAGCTTTAAACAATCAAAACCGCGCGTGGGTGGTAGATTTTAACAAAGACATGGACGATCGTTTTGATCTGTCTCAGGTTTACAAATTGCATTTATATCTTGAAAATAATGTCGTTATAATGTTCATTACTATGCCTTTGTTAAATTCTAGCACCGTACCATTTAATTTGTATCGAGTTGTGACTATACCATTTTGCAGAGGCAAAATGTGTCTGTTTATGGTTTCAAACCATGAGTATTTTGCTATTACAGACAGTAAAAACTATTACGTAAACGTGCCGGATAATTTTAAACACGTTTGCAAAGAATTTACGGGTTACGATGAGGTTTTGTGTCCCGAAAGTAATTCTTTAGCCACCATAAACTCGCACGTGTGCGAGATTGAAATGTTTATGGGTCGGTATAGCAACAACATAGATGATGTGTGTGATATCAGAGTGGCAAATTATGATCCTAAAAAAACGTACTTTAATACTGTAATAGATTACCGCAAATGGTTATACATGTTTCCCAATTCAACCACCGCAGTTTACTATTATTGCAACGATGTAATCGTAAACGGTGTAGCAAAAATTCAGCCCGGCGTAGGTTTTATGACTTCTGTTATATCGCAAACGTGTTCCGTTCAAATGTCTAAAGACGACATTATAACCGTAGCCTCGCGATTATATTCAACTCCATCAACAACGTATTGGCCGAGTAAAAAATTTAATTTTAACAATTACATTGACCAGTCGTTGCTGAAAAAAGCGAGCACTAGTTTTATTCCGACGCTAAATAATTTTACCCGCGCCGCTTTGTTGCAAGTGCGGCACAAGTTTCACGTCAGAGAATACACGTCGTCGACGCCGCATCACTTTTTTTATCCGTCTAAAATTTACATTAACACAGCGTCGGAAGAGAAAATTCAAGATTCTAGTAATACCACAATAATAATTGTATCTATAATAATTGTAGCGCTTGTTTTTCTTGGTTTTGTAATATTTTTGTATTTTTGTGTAAAAAAACGCTGTAATCAATTTAATAACGTAGTTGTGCAATACAGACATAACAATGATTTTGTAACAATTCACAATACTTTAAACGAAGAAAGCAATGTAATGCACATTGATCTACCCCATAATGATGGCGATGATGATGATGATGATGATGATAGAGAAACATTGTATCCTATAATTAACGATAATTTGTTATACAACGATAAACCTGTAATGTACCCCATGATTATAGAAAGAATAAAATAAAATAATTTTTAAATTAATAAAATGTTTTATTATACACCTTCTATTATAAATTCTAAAGCACACAAATGTTTTATTGCAATCAATTTTAGTTTTAACAATTCGTCCACGCAGAGATTGTTGTTCTGCTGCCGCTTTTCATCTATTTGACATATGGCGTTTATAAAACATTCACAATGTTTTATAAACGCGTCATAAACTATCGGTTGGGATTTTAACACTATTGGTGCATTGTATTTTTGAGAAAAATACGCAATATTTTTTGTCAGACACAAAGATTTTAAATCCTTTTTATCTATATCCAAATCTTCACAGTCGTACACAAAATCAAGTTTTTCGCTGTCAGGCAAATTCATATATTGATACACGAGCTCGAGCTGCTCTATTTCACCCTTAATGTCAGCCGCCACGCACAACATTTTATCAATTGCAGCTTCATTGTTTTTTACAAAATAATTTTTAACTTTTTTACTTTGCAATTTAAACAAACTGTTTAGGTTGGTTTGGCTCTTTTTGCAAAAAGCAGTTAATATACAAGACATTTTGACTTATATTAAAAACTTTATTAATTACACATTGTTACAATTATTCTTCAATTATTACAAATATAACAGGTTTAAAAGCTAGCGAATAGGGTTTTTCGGTAATTTTCTTATTGTTCATGTCTGTCATTTGCATCTCTTTACCATACTTGACCCCGTCGATGGTGCCCATAATGAAAACTTTAATCTCTTCGGACGGTCCGTCAATTTTATCGGTGTCAAAAATTTTGTCAAAATCTTCAACGCTAATCTTTTCCATGATTAAAGGAACGTTTCTAATTTTTCCAGTGGCGTAAACCGATGCGTTGTTGTCGCGATTAATTATGTAAAACCGACGAATAAGCATGTCGCGCTCACTAGTTTTGTTCTTGTCCGGCAAATGAATGCACACATTCGGCTCCATCTTCAACGGAAAATCGCTTTGCAAATGTTTTTGAAGTATGCTGCCAAACATGCTGTTGTGCTTGTGAATGTCTCCGTATTGAATGCTGAAAAATTGACCAAAATTGCTTTTGGCGCGTTTGATGGAGCCAAAATCGGAAAACCAAAATCCGCAAGGTTTACCCTGCACTCTCGGTCCTATGGTGTACGTAGTTTTTCCGTTGGCAGGTTCCAACACAACGATATTTTTATCGGGCTCAGGGTACAATTTGTCCTCCCATTTGTGCAGACTATTCAAATTTACCAGTCTGCTAAATTCGTTTTTCAAAAACTTGTTGTCAAAACTGCAATTACAATTAAATATTGAAAAATTGTCACTGTTGACATTAATCGCCATCTGCTCTTGCCAAAGCATTTTTGTAAAATCGTGCGATTCCAACTGAAGAGACGTCGGCGTAAAATAGCACAAAACGCCCGATTCGTCGTGCTTAACGTTAAAAGCGCTATTGTTGTACGGGACCAATTGTTGGTCGTCTTCCGATGACTTTTCCCGTTTCGGCTGACCGCTCTCGATCGAATATCCGTCGCTGTTGTTGCGTTTGGTTGTCATGTTATTAACGTGCGCTACCCGCTGTGGTTCAGGTTCAATTAAAGCGTTTCACAAGAATATAAGATATATAATAAATATGAACGACTCCATTGCCAACATGTGCGTAGACGGCGCGTTTGCGTACACGGCCGACGACTTGTTGAAAAATTTGCACTTTAGTCACGCCAAATGTGCTCCGTTTAAATTGCAAAATTACATTACTTTGAGACGGTTGAGCAACGGGTTGTTGGACAAGTCTGTCGACGTGTCCTCGTTTAGTGAATTGGAAAAGTTTAACTTTAAGATAGATCGGCTAAGCAATTACATATTAAACATTTTTGAATACGAGTTTGTAGTTTTAGAACACGATCTGTCTACAGTTTACGTCATCAACGCCGACACGAAAGCCAAATTGGGCCATTTAAACGTGTCGCTCAATCAAAACGACGGAAACGTGCTCATTTTAACCGCAACGTTAACTAGTTAGAATGGAAGACGACACACCGACTCCTTTTTACTTCATTAGCGTGTGCGACAATAACTTTCGCAACAACACCGCCGAACATGTATTTGACATGTTGATAGAAAGACACAATTCGTTTGAAACCTTTCCCATTCAAAATTCTACATTTATCAACAGCTTGATCGTAAACGGGTTTAGATATACCCAAATAGATGACCAAGTTGTGTGCGAATACTGCGAAGCGGAAATAAAAAACTGGAGCCCGGAGGAGTGTATTGAATATGCGCACGTAATTTTGTCACCGCACTGCGCGTACGCCAACAAAATTGCCGAACGCGAGTCGTTTGCCAACGATCACAACATTAGCGCAATTTTGGTAAAAGAGGGCAAACCAAAGTGCGTGTACAGATGCATGTCTAATTTACAATCGCGCCTGAATACCTTTCTCAATTTTTGGCCCGTCGCGTTGTGTGACATGACAAATAACATCGCGGAAGCGGGACTTTTTTACACGGGTCGCGGCGACGAAACCGTGTGTTTCTTTTGCGATTGTTGCGTGCGCGATTGGCATAGTAATGAGGACGCGTGGCAACGACACGCCGCCGAAAATCCGCAATGTTATTTTGTGTTGTCGGTAAAAGGTAAAGATTTTTGCCACAATCTAGTTACCGTCAATCATGTCGACGAACGTGACGATAATTCCGACGAAAACGCCAACACCATCGAGGAAAAATACGAATGTAAAATTTGTCTCGAACGTCAACGCGATGCCGTTCTGATGCCTTGTCGGCACTTTTGCGTTTGCGTGCAGTGTTATTTTGGTTTAGATCAAAAGTGCCCGACGTGTCGTCAGGACGTCACCGATTTTATAAAAATATTCGTGGTCTAACAAAATGACGTTTAACGTTTATTACAACGGCTATTACGTTGAAAAAAAATTCTCAAAAGAGTTTTTAATACACATTGCGCCAGATTTAAAAAACAACGTCGATTGGAACGGCAGTACGCGCAAACACCTTCGCGTTCTCGACAAACGCGCCTACAAACAATTGCTGAGCTGCGACCGTCAATATTTTTGGCCAAACGGCACAAAGTTTGTTTCGCGCCCCTACAACAGGCCCAATCGCACACACAGCGCTCCTCTCAAACGGGCCGATAGCACGCACCGATTGAAAAGCCAAGTGGTCGACAAACGTCCGCGACGCTCGGATTCGCCCTATCATCGAAAAGACGACGGTTATGTTTTGGCCTCATCCCCCATACCGCGCAGTGATTGGAACGAAGAATTAAAATTGTACGCCGAAACACACGGCTACGACGACGAATTAGAAGAGGGGGAGATTGAAGAACGCGACTCTTTGGAAAGTTTAAACGACCATTTGAACAATTTGAATGTATTAAAAAAATAATAAAACATTGTAGTAATATTTGAAGAATTTTATTTAAAAATTGTTTATACCGTAGTTGAGAAAGCTCTGTCTTGATTTCATAACCTTTTTTTCCAAATTTTGCAGCTCGTCGGCATTTTTCGTCAAAGATTTGATCTTCTCAAAATGTTGGCTATCAATAGCTATTTTCTGTTTTTGTCTGCAAATTTCATCTATTTGAGATTTTAAATCTCTCTGAGAAACGTTGTGATTCTTCGAAAACATCTTGAGAAAACATACAGATGAAGTAAAGTAGCATCTTTTATCCAAATTAGGTTTAATTAATATTCATTTGTATCGCGATCATTTGCTCGTACACAGATTCTATGTAATGGTTATTTTTGTTTCGATAAGTATTGGCATTGACATTTTGCAAATGTCGCAGGTTAAAGGGGCAAATGGGTTGCGTGGCCGATAAAAGATTCCAGTTCAACAACCCTTCCTCGCCGCCGTTCAATTTGAATATCGCGCCGCACGTCTCTGCGCTATCGTGTTCTTGTTGGCTGGAACACGCTTCGACCAAAATCATATTGCGATACGCGTCTTTGACGCTCATATGCAGCGGTATAACGTTGTCGGCGTCGTTGTCGCGATCGTCGCCGCCGTCCAGCCTTAAATGATGTCCGTAGGCTTTACAGAGCTTTTCGTCGTCGAACCGCGGCACCGCTTGCAGGTCGACGCGGGGAAACGACGCTCTATACAAAATGGCCAAATTTAAAAATCTATTGCATTGTTGCAACTGGTTCCAATCGACGCGCGATTTGCAGTTTTGAAACAGCATTACGTTGAAAATTGCGCTAGCACGCATTTTTGTGATCATCGTGTAATTGCTAAGCTTGAGCCAGTATTCTGCGTCAAAATTATTTTTAAATTCGTTTCTAAATTGCGACAGAGCAAACATGTTTCTGATGTAGTATGCCGGCGGAGTGTTTAACGCGTTCCATCGATCTATACATTTCCAATCTAAAAGCAGCGTGTTTACTAAACCGGGATATTCATCGAACACGAGCATATGATCCGACCACGGTATGTTGCCGGCAACCGCCTTCAGTTCTTGCACGCGCCCTTCGCGCAAACAATACAAAATGAGCGCGTCGCTGATCTTGTTGCGGTTTTGCATATACACCGACAAGTTGATATTTTCTATGCAACTTGAATCGTTTATTAACGACGCGTTCAAGTGTTTGTATTTAGACACGCAGTCGTAGTCTATGTATTGTTTAATGGGTTCTTGAAACCATTCTTTTAGCAAAATGTGACTGGCCACTATGCGTTTCCAATTCAATTTGTGTGCGTATTTCTGTTGCACCGACAACGAAAGATTGTTGTAGTTTTGAGAAATAATTTCCATGTCCAACAAATCTCCGAAAGCAAAAATAAAATCTTGGGATAAAAACTTTTGCTCAGAAACCGCCGACCAAATCACGTACGATTTAAACTTGTTGGCAATCGACATCGACAGCGGAGATATTGACACAATCTTCCAATCCAGTTTGTTTCGAAACACGTGGATAAAATCCACACGCCCGTAGCATTCGCGCGATATGCGCTTCCAGAACGCGTCATCTTGCAAATTTAGCAAATAGATACGGTTGTTGGGCGATTTTAGACCCAATTCAATTATTTTTATATATTCTTTTTGTTTTAGAGCGCGTTGCAACACTTGCGTTGGAGCCATGTCGACTGAAGCTTATCACAGTATGTTATACACATAAATAAAAAATCAAATGGAATAAATTTTTTTATACAAGTTAAAATTGTTATTCAATCGTGCAATCTGGCGCTCCGTCATGCTCGACTGCACGGCATCGATGAGTTGCTCGCGAGTCAAATTTTCCAACAGCTTTAAATTCTCCAATTTTTACTTGAGCCATTTTAATTTATTAAACACGTTGTAACTCGCTGAAGGTTCGACGCAAACTGAACGCGGCGACCGTGTTAATAAACTTGGTTAAATATTAGCGGTGCAAACAGAACCCAAACAGAGCGGAGCACGCACCGCTGCAGCACTCGTCGCTATACTTGCAATTTCTGCCCGTTTCCGTGCATGCTAGCGCACAGCTCCAAAGAGCAAATGTGGTAATCAATAATAATACAGTTTTAGTTTTCATTGTTTTATTTATTCTTAATTAAAAACGAATAGAATTAATATTATCATTAAAAGATTTATCGCAGCCGCTGCCAAAAAGATTGTAGCCGTCGCAGTTATGGTATCCGTCGTTCCACACTAAATTTGAAGAACCATAGGGATCGTTGCCGTCGGCATCCAAGTATCGCGTACATTGTTCAAACTTGAACACGCGTATTTTTTCTACAGTAAAAAAGCGGCCACCACTCAAAAATTTTATTGAACTGACGCTGCCGCTCACATCCGATGGCAATTCGATACATTTGCCTTGATCTCCGCAGACTGTTGTTTTTCTGCCCTGATATTCTTTGTGTTCGTACATTTCAAAACAAGCTTGAGTCGGCCTGTTGGCATCCTCAATTTTAGTGTATATTTTTGATGTTAAATCCAAAAATGCCGTACTCAATTCGCCGGGAATCGGAACACTAGACGCGGAGGCCAGTAAAATAGTTATCACAAGCATTGACGACATTTTGTTAATTGTGCAATTTAAAAAAAGATTCAACATTTATAGTGTGTAACGCGTTTTGCACACGGCTCATTTTCAAAATTAATGATGTCATGTTTTTTGCACACGGCCCGTACTAACTCGCTTTACGAGTAAAATTCTACTGGTAAAACTCAATTAATGGATGATGTCATTTGTTTTTCAAAGCTTATCTTTGAACTTCCATGAACTAGCTTTACCGGTAGAATTCTACTCGTAAAACTCGGCCGATGGATGATGTCATTTGTTTTTCAAAGCTGATGTCATATCTTTTGCACACGGCCCGTATTAACTCGCTTTACGAGTATAATTCTACTCGTAAAACTCAATCAGTGGATGATGTCATTTGTTTTTCAAGGCTTATCTTTGAACTTCCATGAACTAGCTTTACCGGTAGAATTCTACTCGTAAAACTCGGCCGATGGATGATGTCATTTGTTTTTCAAAGCTGATGTCATATCTTTTGCACACGGCCCGTATTAACTCGCTTTACGAGTAGAATTCTACTGGTAAAACTCGGCCGATGGATGATGTCATTTGTTTTTCAAAGTTTATCTTTGAACTGCCATGAACTCGCTTTACAAGTATAATTTTACTGGTAAAACTCAATCAGTGGATGATGTCATGGTTATAATAATAAAAAATTATATATTATAAATTGTTTTTTATTAACATTACACATGGTTACACGTGACATTTACGGTGTTGCATAACAATTTGTTTTTTAATAATAGGACATGTAGTATGAATAGAAAAATCTAAACGGGTTGATAAAGCTAACGCGTACACACTTAGCTTGCCTAGTTTCCGGTTTCTTGAAATCTGGAGTCTTCTAGGAGAGCCGTCGTTTGCCAGCGCGACGTAGGACATTTTGCGGTCGTACACTTTATAATACGTGTTATAGTTGTTTTCTTCCATAGACTCGTTTATAAAACAATCCCGGGATAAACCCTTTGACCCGTATAACTGACCACATCTATCCATGCACAGGTACATACAAGTGATGGCATTTTGTATTATAATGCGACCAGAGTTTCCGGCCACGCGCCTGAATACAGTGTTGATGCTGTCCGAGACAGTGGTTCCGTAAACCGCCCCATTCGCGGTGACCGCCAAATATTGCCGATTGACGAACAGCTGCACCGGGATAGACGTGCCCGTGATGTGGCCGAGCAGGGCTGAGCCGTTAGTCAGAGAGACTAGTGCTACGAATGTTAGCAAGCGATGCATGTTTTGAACTGTAATTTAGAGCAGCGTTTGCCTCCTTTTATATAAAAATTTTAAGATTAGATAACAATAGCATAATGCGTTTTGGGAAATGATAGCGTTATCTTGATTGATGTGCCGATAAACTATCAAAATCGAGTTGAACGAACTGTTCCGGTGTGTAAAATTGCAAATTTAGGTTTTTGGCAAACATTTTGTCGGAATCGCTAAAATCTTTATGGCCCGTAGTGAGATTAATTCGACCCGCTGCATCGCCCACGTAAAAAGATTGCGTTTCGTCTATGCGCGCAAACTGTTTAACCATTTCAAACCACATCTTCGTGTTGGGCTTTCGATATTCATCTTTATTGGGCGCTACGTAAAAAGATATAGGCGCTCCGATGGCTTGTTTAATATTATATAATTTGTGCAATAGATCGTCAGATTTCATTTTGCCGGACCCCAATCGAGATTGATTAGTGAAAACTACCAAATCGTAACCCAATTCGTACAAATGTTTTAACGTGAACGCGCACGGCAACAATTTCCAGTCGTCTCGGTCTTTCGGAAATTTGAGCTGTGTTTTCGGAGAAATCAACGTGCCGTCCAAATCAAAGGCGGCAACTTTATATCTGTTGGCGCCGTCGTGATCCACGTACGCGTACAAATCGGTCGATTCTGTTGTCCACATGTTTTGAGATAACCGTCCCATTTGAAATGTGAATACAAACTGATGACATACACTATTAACTATAATATTATGTTAACGTTATTCAAAATCCATCAGCTCGTACGCGCCCGTGTCCAAATGGGGCGTTGAAAAATTATAGCTTGCCATCAAACTCGACAGCGATTCAAATTTTGTAAGCGTTTGCAGCGCACGTTTAGATTCGTGTTTAAAATTGCAAGAGGACAAACAATAAAAATATTCTTCAACCAGCATGACGACGCCCATGTCGCTGTTTAGATGTTCCACGTACGTGTCGCACGTTATATCACGAACTCCTCGATACACGTGAGTTTTATGAAAGTCGCATTGCAACCAATCGGCGTGTGTGTAACACAACCGGCACCGAAACAATTTGTCGTTTTCTAAAAAATTTAAATACGCAATAGTCTCGCGACTCAATTCGCGAATTTGGTGCACTTTGAAATCGTCGTCGGCCTCTATAATATCGGGCAGCAGCTTGCCCTGCCGGCCCATAGCGTCGAGCACTTCGCCCAAATGGCCCGCCGGCACGTTCAATCGTTTGAACGCATCTATGGCTTGTTGCAAATCGGCCTGATAGTTTTTAACGACGGTTGTAGAGATCAATTGGCGTTGCAGGGAAACTATCCGTGGTGTGGGTATTGGTCGCCTGTTACACAATTCCACTAGAGGCGGAGGCAGGGGTGGATTAACGACCGCAGTCATTTATAAGTGATTGTGTAAAAATGCAAATATTTGTAAAAACATTAACGGGTAAAACCATTACCGCCGAAACGGAACCTTCAGAGACGGTGGCCGATCTCAAGCAAAAAATCGCCGACAAAGAGGGAGTGCCCGTAGATCAACAGAGACTTATCTTTGCGGGCAAACAATTGGAAGATTCTAAAACTATGGCCGATTATAACATTCAAAAAGAATCTACTCTGCACATGGTATTAAGATTACGAGGAGGGATAATAATAAAATAATAAAAATTCATAAATGTATAAAAGTTTTTTATTTAATCAGACATATTAGTATCCTGTGTATTGTCGCTGATCATCGAAAGCGTGGGAGCCGCGGTGTTGCGGCGAGTCTTGATGGAAGAACGCTGCTTTGCCGATGTAGGAATTGAACTTTTTCGTTTCTTGCTGCCGCTAATGGGCGTGGGTACATAGTCTACAGACGGCGGTGGCGCGGCAGGCAATTTAAGCGCCACGGTCTTGAATTTTAACATGCTTTTGGTAATAAAATCTCGAGTCAACAAATTGTCATAAATGTGACTCATTGGAGGCGCCACGTTAAAATTGAACGTTTCGTTCAGCACCTTGTAAAATTCAAAGTAAAGCTTGTCGCGCATTTCGCTATTGAGCTTGTTTTCTGCTAGAATTTCCTCGGTGACAATGAGGGGCTGCTTTTTTTTACCCACCGGTGCGTTTTCGCTAGAAGACGACGACGTGGAACGGTCCGCCAAATTTTTGCCCAATTTTTCAGTGTGATCAAAAATAAACACAAAATCTGCCAATTCGGGTTTATTCTTTACCAACTCCCACATGGTTGGGCTGTTTGGCCAATCGACTTGCTTAATCTTAGTATACCAACTGTTGAACAGTATATATTTGTTGTTGTTGATGACCTTTTTTTTGCGCTTAGACATTTTGCGGTCGTCCTGCATGACAGGCACAACGTTAAGTACATAGTTAATACTTTTTCTTTCCAAAAAATTTACAATAACGGCCAGCTGGTCCATGTTGGATTTGTTGTAAGAACTCGAGTCTAGTTTATTTAATAACTTTTCATTTTTGAATACAGCCGCGCTGTTTTGAGGCTGGTCCGCAACGTTTACCATGTTTGCTTTTTGTAAACTTTTGAAACGACTCGTTTGTATTCTTGATGATATATTTTTTTAATGCCTAATAACCTGGCAATTCGTTTGTGGTGAAGACACACCTTACGCTTCGAACATTTGTCGGTGATTACTGTAAAATGGCCTAAATTTGCTCTTATATATTCTTTTATACGCTCAAACGACGCGATGTCCAACATGTGCGCGCAGACATTCTCCGTGTTCATCGTGTGCTTGAGCGTGTTGATTACTTCTCTAAACAGCGCTTGAATTTCGCTGCGACTCAAACAAATTGCGTTACAATCGCCTGAGTGCGTACAGTTTTGGTGCGACGGCGGCATTATCGTCGACCTTTTTCAGAGTGGCATAAAAAAAGTTTTGCAGCCGTCTATTGTCAAAACACGCTTTTACGTGGCGCACAAAATCAAAAAATTCTATATAGTTGCTGTAGTCGTACGTGATCAGTTGTTTGTCGTTCATATAATTAAAGTATTTATTGAGCGGCACGATGGTCAAGCTGCGCGCTATTTCGCAATTGAAACGTCGCGGCTTCAATATTATTCGATAGTCGTTGCCATACGTGCCCGGCAACAACTTCACCGTGTACGTGTTGGGTTTAGCGTTGACATTGATCAAGTTACCGCGCACGACGCCGACATATATTAAATATTTGTACATGACCCCATCGTCTTTCCACTGCAACGTAAACGGCAACTTGTAAATGAACGCGCTGTCAAAAAACCTGCCCGTTTCCTCGACAAACTCGCGCACGGCCGTCTCGTAAACTTTTGCATCGCAACAATCGCGATGACCTCGCGGTATGGATATTTTTTCTAGAAAAGTGTCGTTTATATCGGCAGCGGGCGTGTTGGCGCTCCGGTACGCGCGACGGGCGCACAGCAACACCGCTTTGTCCGGCTCGATTATCATAAACAATCCTGCGGCGTTTCTCATTTTACATATTTGACACTTAAAAATTGTGCAAACTACACACGTGCACAATTGTATAAACGCAACGCTAGTCTGCGTATTTGGTACAAACCGATTTCAATTCTTTAGTTCCGTTCTTGTTTAGGTGCAAGTTAACCAAACCAAAAAAATCATTTTCGTTTCTGCAAAATTGTTTTTGTGCGTTCCACCCGTAATATTTAAATCTGCTTTTTTGTCGAACATGCGCAATGCTATATAACGGTTTGTAGAAATTTGTAAATGATGTATTTTCTTTAAAACGATGTTTAGCGGTCCAATCTACAAGATTCTCATCGTTCATTATGGACGGCCATTGCATAGTATTATCATAAACAGTCATCATGTAATTAAACATAACTTTTTTAAAAAGAGACACGTCTATTTTTTGAGAAAATTGTCTAAACGCCGATTTAATCACATTTTCGGTTGCTAGCATTGAGTGTTTAATCAATAATCGCCTAACTTTTATCATCACGTAAACGTCCGAGCACAAAAACTGCAAATTGCCAACAATGAAATGGTGCAAAGCGCTAGCCGCGGCAGCCGCGTAATTTGATTTAATAACGCCCTTGTTTTTGACAGGCATCGCGGCATTTAAAATAATTTGCAAACATTTTAAAAAAATGTCATTTTTTCCTTTAAATATTAATACAGACAGACAACGACGAAACAGTTTGTTGTAATTTTGAATTCCCAAGTTGCAACTTTTAAATTTTTTCACAACTTGTTTTATTATAAATAAAATCTGCTGCCCCATATCCGTACCTACGACTTTGATTAACCACTTGTGCGCATATTTGTTATCTTGAATCACGTTATCGGCAAATTTATTAATTTCGAGCAGATGACATTGACCGTTTGATATTGTTGCTAACGTCGACGCGCCCGCTTGTTTAATCACGGGTTCTATTATACGAAACATTAAATGAAATCGGTTTTTGCGTCTATAATAATTTGGCAGACAGTAATCAAAAAAGTCCGTCAACAACTTTTTACATTTAACAATGCTTGTAGCGTGCAAATCTAATTTTTTAAAGATTATCGCGTTTGTTTTATAAAAGTTATTTGGTTTTTCTTTGTAATAATCTTCATTGTAAAATAAAAAAGGTTTTCTTGAATTGAAACGTTTGCTGTCCATTTTTGACTAAATTCGAGGACTAACTAATATTTAAATCGACCACGCGTTTGCCATAATGAGCCCCGGTTCGAACGCGTTTGCCGCGTATGTAATCCATGTTTATTTCGCTGTCGCAATTGATAACGCGATTGTGTTGGGCTGCACGTTTTATAGAATTCAAACGGCGCGTTGATAATTCCAAAGGATTGTACAATGTGGATTTTTCTAAAGTAAACGAATTTAAATGCCCCCCGTTAAACCATTCCAATGCAACAATCGTATACAGCAAAAAGAATATCTCTCTATCGGCATTTTCAAATGCAAATTTGTTCTTTAAACAATAATAATAAAATTTCAAAGAATTGTACAAATAAAACATAAAATTGTTGTTTTTAAAATAGAATTCAACGTCCGTGACAAATAACAAGTTGATTATCTTGTTTTCGAACAAGTTTACCAATTTTCTCAAGTACATCATTGAATTTTTATCGTCGTCCATTTCGATCAGCAACAAGTTTGCCGTTTTAAAATTCAAAATTATTTTAAAGTTTTCCTGCCGCATCGAATCCAAAATATCCGACCAGTAGGACGCCGCCACCTCCAGACATATGTACTTTTTAGAAAACACATGCCGTTTGATCACCTCGCTAATGGACGTGATCGATTGTAAATATTTTTCAAAAGTCGCGTCTTGCCAACCGCGCACCGACACGGGAGCCGTCGTGTCGGGCTGATGTTTAAAATCTAAACCGCTTTGAATCAGTTTTGTCGTTATGCGAATACTCAACTGCTGGCCCAGCGTGTAGTGGTCTTCGTAACTGCGCTCCCACATCACATTGCACGCAAATTTTACAAGATCGTCGACGTCTTTTTGTTGCAAGATTCGTCGCAAGCGCGACACGTCGCCTTTGTACCAGCGGTCTCGGCAAATCAGCTTTAACATATTCAGATCGTGAGTGCTTAAAGTGTCCGTTTTGATAATATCTATATAATCGTCGATATCTTGCGGTGTGGCTTGCGCCATTTCTGTGAAGCGCGCAAAATCGAATATTTTTACATTGTATTCAAATCTAATAAACCCGTCGGTATTCACTTGCACGTCGCGTTTCACCATACGCGGCAGCGTGTAATCGTATCCGTTAAGATAAATAGCGTACAAAACTAGCGACGCTTCATCTTCCAGTTTGCAGGCTTGCGGCAAAAATTGGGTAATGTGTGTTAGCCGCGTGACAAACATGATTATTGACGATGCCGAATTTAGCAGACGACTAGAGTATGTGGGCACAATTGCCACAATGATGAAACGCACACTCGACGTTTTGTGTCAATTGGGTTATTGCACACAAAAGGACGCAGACTCTTTGTGCGTGTCGGACGACACGGCGGCTTGGCTGTGCGGTCGTTTGCAAAAGTGCAATTTTGTATCGTTTCGCGTGCATATCAACAGGTTTCAACATCCGAATCCTGGCTTGGAATATTTTAAATTTGAAGAAAGCTTGTCACAACGCGAACACGTTGGCGTGCGGTACACGTACATGAATTACAGTCTTTTTAAAAATGTAGTGGCGTTAAGATTGGTCGTGTACACGCGCACGTTGCGAAAAAATATGTACGCCGACGGGTTGCCGTATTTTGTGCAAAATTTTTTACAAACAAGCTACAAACACGTTGGTGTTTATGTTAGAAATCATTGTGCAATACCGATGATGTCATTGCCCGTTCACGAACAGCTTATCGAAAACACTATCGATGAACTTCTTGATTAGATTACACAAAATGTTCATGTGCACGTTGCAATTCTATTAATAATGGTATTTAATAATAATGTAGTATTAATTATTTAACCGTAGAGAATAGCTAACGTTGCAATGAACAATTATAAATTTCAATTGCAAGAGTTTTTTAATAATACTACAGAAAATGATGAAATTAATTTTGAACATCAAACGCTCAATCTGTTGTCGCACCAAAAAAAAGGCATTCAATGGATGATTAACAGAGAAAAAAACGGCAAACCCAATGGCGGTGTGCTCGCCGACGATATGGGGCTCGGCAAAACGCTTTCTGTACTAATGCTGATTGCGAAAAACAACGTTTTGGAATCAAAAACGTTAATTGTGTGCCCTTTATCGTTGATCAATCATTGGATTGTGGAAAATAAAAAGCACAATTTAAATTTTAACATGTTGAAATACTACAAACCTTTGGACGCTGACACGTTCGAGCATTATCACGTCGTGGTGACCACGTACGACGTTTTGTTGGCGCATTTTAAATTAATGAAACGAAATCAACGATCAAGCTTGTTTTCGACTCGCTGGCACCGAGTCGTTCTCGACGAGGCGCACATCATCAAAAATTACAAAACCGGCGTGCACAACGCGGCATGCGCTTTGACGGCTACGAACCGATGGTGTATTACCGGCACGCCGATCCACAACAAGCACTGGGACATGTATTCGATGATAAACTTTTTACAGTGTCGGCCTTTTAACAATCCAAACGTGTGGAAAATGTTAAACAAAAATAACGATTCTACTAATCGTATAAAAAGTATAATTAAAAAAATTGTTTTAAAACGCGACAAGTCTGAGATTGCTTCGAATATACCCAAACACACGATTGAGTATATTCATGTCAACTTTAACGAAGAGGAAAAAGTGTTTTACAACAAACTCAAAAGCGAATCTGATGAAGCGTACATAAAAGCTTTGGCCGCGCGTGAAGATCAGAGCACGTTGAACCGGTTGCATAGCATGCAGCAAGTGCTGTGGCTGATCGTTAAATTGAGACAAATCTGTTGCCATCCGTACTTGGCTTTGCACGGAAAGAGCGTTTTGGAGACTAATTTCTCTTTTGGATTGGATTACATGAGTAGCAAATGTAAACGCGTATTGGATTTGGTGGACACTGTTTTGAACACGGGCGGCGACAAAATAATATTAGTATCGCAATGGGTGGAATATTTAAAAATTTTTCAAAATTTTTTTAAACAAAAAGGAATCGCCACGTTAATGTACACGGGGCAGCTTAAAGTGGAAGATCGGGTATTGGCCGAAACCATGTTCAACGATCCCGCTAACGTGCAGCATCGCGTTCTGTTGCTTTCCATCAAATGCGGCGGCGTCGGGCTCAATTTAATCGGGGGCAATCACATTGTAATGTTGGAACCCCATTGGAATCCGCAAATTGAACTGCAGGCGCAAGACCGAATCAGTCGCATGGGGCAAACAAAAAACACGTTTGTCTACAAAATGCTTAACACGGAAGATAACAGTATTGAAAAGTACATTAAACAGCGTCAAGACAAAAAAATTGCGTTTGTGAATACCGTCTTTGAAGAGACCTTGCTCGATTACGAAGACATTAAAAAATTTTTTAATTTGTAGCTACTAAGTTGCCATGAACGCCGTGTACGCTACATGCTATGTCTGCGACGAGGTCGTTTACTTGTACAAAAAACCGTTCGCTAACATGTCCGCTTCGGCCGCCGCTTTTTATCAACGACGCTTGGCCATTGTTAAAAACGGCATCGTGCTGTGCCCACGTTGTTGCGCCGATTTCAAAATCAACCACACCAATATTCCAATTTACGCGTACCATCGCCGAGTTCAACAACAAGATGCGCGCCGCCGCCGATTGCGTTAAGACGCAAGCGCTGAGAAACTTGGTCAAGCCCCCGCTGTACGATCTGGGCGTAGATCGCCACGGATGCAAAGTGTTTACAGTGCGTCGCTACAATAGACGTGTAATCGATTTTGCGGGCATTCGCAACAAAACGTTGGAAATCATAAAAAGCGATCGAAAACTGCCGCTCAACACACAATGCAATGTCAAAGCTGTCGACACTGCATGCATGCTTTGCAAAAGAAACTTTACTCTCTACCCGGCCGTTACGTATCTGCATTGCGGTCACTCGTGCCTGTGCACCGACTGCGACGAAACGGCAAACGTCGACAGCACATGCCGCAAATGCAAAAGCGGCATCAGATACAAATTAAAATATAAATCTTTGTAGTGTGGTTGATAAAGATTTTGCATTATAATAAGCAGCATTCGACGACATGACTATTGTACTCATTATTGTTATAGTTGTAATATTTTTTATATGTATTTTGTTTGTCTCAAATAATAGCAACAATAAAAATGACACATGTAATAATACAGCTTTTATTGACCTTAATCCTTTGCCACAGCCCGTTACTAGCAACACGGCGGCACCAAGAAATATAATAACACAAAACAACCTATTGGAAGTGCAAAATTACGAACGGTGGTTTAAAGATAATCTATCGTATTCGTTTAGCCAGAAAGCCGAAAAAGTTGTAAACCCCAATAGAAATTGGAACAATGTTACGGTGTTTGACAATTTAAGTCCGTGGACAAGCGTGCCAGATTTTGGTACCGTGTGCCACACGCTCATAGGGTATTGCGTGCGCTACAACAATCCCGCCGACGCGCTCTACCAAAATGCAGAACTCGCCTACAATCTCATTAACGGGCTGCGCATTATTTGCTGTAAACTGCCCGACCCGCCGCCTCATCAGCAAGCGCCTTGGGGTCCAATAGCCGATTGGTATCATTTTACGATTACAATGCCCGAGGTGTTTATGAACATCACCATTGTGCTTAACGAGACGCCGCACTACAACGAAGCCGCGACGCTGACGCGTTATTGGCTCGGGCTGTATCTGCCCACGGCGGTCAACTCAATGGGCTGGCATCGCACGGCCGGCAATTCCATGCGCATGGGCGTGCCGTACACGTACAGCCAGATGTTGCGCGGATACTCGCTGGCGCAAATCAGACAAGAGCAGGGCATTCAAGAAATTCTAAACACGATAGCGTTCCCGTACGTGACGCAAGGCAACGGTTTGCACGTCGACTCGATATACATTGATCACATTGACGTGCGCGCGTATGGCTATCTGATAAATTCATATTTCACGTTCGCCTATTACACGTACTATTTTGGAAACGACGTAATTAACACAGTGGGTCTAACTAGGGCTATCGAAAATGTAGGCAGTCCCGAGGGAGTTGTCGTGCCCGGTGTAATGTCTCGAAACGGCACGTTGTACTCCAACGTAATTGGAAACTTTATTACGTACCCGTTGGCGGTTCATTCGGCCGACTACTCAAAAGTTTTAACGAAACTTTCAAAAACCTATTACGGTTCGGTTGTGGGCGTAACAAACCGGTTGGCCTACTACGAATCCGATCCTACAAACAACATTCAAGCGCCTCTATGGACCATGACGCGTCGCATTTGGAACCGACGCGGCAGAATCATAAACTACAACATTAACACCGTGCCGTTTGAATCGGGAATCATTTTGCAAAACCCGAACGGTATAATTCGCATCCCGTCCAACACCACGTCCACGCAATCGTTTAGGCCCGCCATCGGCCAAACGGCCATAGCCAAAACGGACACGGCGGGCGCTATTTTGGTGTACGCCAAATTTGCGGAAATGAACAATCTACAATTTAAATCGTGTACGCTGTTCTACGATCACGGTATGTTTCAGCTGTATTACAATATTGGCGTGGAACCAAACTCGATTAGCAACAACGCGAACGGGCGCGTCGTCGTTCTTAGCAGGGACACGTCGGTGAACACAAACGATTTGCCCTTCGAAACGCAAAGAGTCAATAATAACAACTCTTCGGACGGTACCACGTTTAACGGAATAGTTTGTCATCGTGTGCCCATTACAAATATCAATGTGCCCTCTTTGACCGTGCGAAGTCCCAATTCTAGCGTCGAACTAGTCGAGCAAATAATTAGTTATCAAAACATGTACACGGCCACGGCTTCGGCTTGCTTCAAATTAAACGTTGAAGGTCATTCAGATTCCCTGAGAGCTTTTCGAATTAATTCCGACGAAAATATATACGTGAACGTGGGTGACGGCGTCAAAGCGCTGTTCAATTACCCCTGGGTGATGGTCAAAGAAAACAACAAAGTTGCGTTCATGTCGGCCAACGAGGACACGGTCATACCGTTTAGCGTTATAATGAATTCGTTTACCTCCATTAGCGAGCCCAATTTGCAATACTCGCCGTCAAATTGTTTTATGAACGGAAACGGCTTTAAATTAAACGACGCCACGTTTAATTTACAATTTATTTTTAAAATTGTTTAATACAATACTGTAATAGTGATAACTAAAAAGACTGATATATTATTGTTAATTAACAATAAAGACTAATATTGTTGATCTTAAATAAAAACATCAAATTGTATATAATATTATTTATTTATTAAACTGTTTAATTTTAATGCTAGTGCATACAAATCGCGCTGTTCCGTCGTGGACATGGAATTGCGTAAAAAATTCTTGATAGTGTCGACGTCTTCGGCGTCGTCAATTTCCTCGTCCATTTCCATGCACCTAATTTCTTCTTCGATTTGCATTTCCAAGTTTGCGTATTGCTGTAAATAATAATCCAGCCGTCGAGTCACTTCGTAGATTTTTAATAAAACATGATCCGATACCGAATGCCAACGCGCGACTGTGCGCTCCATCATCGTGCCGCTTTTAAATATACAATCAGCAAAAAGTTATTTATATATTAAATTTTAAAATGTTTAAGATCACGTTAATTTGTTGATGTAAATATTAATCCGCGCAATTGATTTGCGCTGCAACATATCCATTTGTACGACGCAATTAAAATTTGTTGTCGTCGTCATCGTTGACAATCTTGGGCGCCAAAAAGTACGCCAACGTGCCCAAGTCTTGAATGCAATACTCCACTTTGAGCGGTAAATCCTCCGACATGTATAGAGTCACGGCGGAAGACAAAGGCGCGGCTTTAGCGAAATGGCACAGATATTTGCCCGCAAACGTATGTGTTGTGGTCTGTCTGGCTTCGAGGACTGAAACGTTTTCGCTGTTCGCGTTTAGCCGCACGTCCGCAGAGCCGATATCGCCGTTCGCTCTAAACTGCAAGCCTTTTTTGGAGCACGACACGATAACATCTTGGTCAAATTGCGTTATGTCTCTGCATATTTGTGCAAACTCGGCGCTCGACATGTTGATTACGCAATCGTAGTCGCTGTTTGGGATTCCCAAATGTTCCACGTCGATGCACATCAACTTGAGCGTGTACGTGCATGTTCGGTTGTCGTTGTTAAACACAAACGCCATCACGTCGCTCTCGTCTTGCGATTTCATCAAAATAGAACTGCGATCGTTGGCACACTTAACGATTTTGCTTAAACTGTTTATGGACACGTTAAGCGACACGTTTCGGTCGCATCGATAATTTTCAAAGCCCGCGGCGTGCAGCTGCAACGATACGAGCGCTACGTGAGAACCGTCCATGGCTTGCATGCTCACGCCTTGATTGTCACAATCAAAAGTTGCGTGCGGCAGCAGTTCTTTAAAAGCCTCCACTAGTTTTTTTAAAAAGGAACCGGTTTTAAATTCAGCTTCAAACATTTTGCAGCGACGATTACTTCTACACAACTAAACTTACAACAACGACGCGAGTTTTTATTCGATGGAACGTGCACGTTTGCGATAACGTCGGCTATTAATTTTTCATTACAGTATTGTTGCACATCAGCAAGCTGGTCATCACGTTAAACTCGCCGCAATCCTGCGGCAGGTTCGAGCCGCCGCGCATCCAATGCAGGCTTTCCGACATTCTGTTGCCCACAAATGATTGGTTTTTTGTCCATTGATCGAAACGGGTGCCTTCGACTTTTTCGTGTCCGGTGTGACTGGTTTTGATAAATTCTTTAAAAATGTTGTCGGGCGTGTTATTGAATAGCATGTATGGGATATTGAATATGGGGTAGCGTTTAGCATTCGGATCGCGATGATTGCCTCCGCGCACCACATATTTGCGCTCGATCTGATCAAAGTTGGATTGGCGCGATAAAAATGAGACGGGCGACAGGCAGATTTGCGCGTGCGTGCCGTCTTCCGCCATCCATTCGGTCAAGTCTTCGCTGCGGTTGAATACACCTTTTTGCCCGTGAACGCCGCATATCTTTATACCTTCCAAATCGCTAGTCGACGTGATTATGACTATTTTAAGCATTACATTATCACCGTTCACGACAACGCTCGCGTCTAGCTTTTCAATTTTTTGGTTTTTAATTTGCCTAAAGTAAACGTACACTTTGTACACGTTAAAATTTCCATTGGTGCACGTTTCGATCTTGTATCGCCTTCCGTCGTACACCCAATTAATTTTTGCGCTGCTCACCAGCACGCCGGCCATGTAAAGCACGAGGCCGTCGTCCAACACGACGTGATTTTTGTCGTTGCTACTCGTAAATTTTACCACGCACGTTTGCTTGGCGCCAATCGCCAACTTTCCTTTAAGCTTGTTAACTTTGTTGTTGTACAAACAAATGGGCAATGCGATGTGCGGAATGTACGGATCTTCGGCGGTCATTAACTTGTTGTCGCGCACCAGCGTCCACAACTTAAACATTTTGTTGTTTAATAAAATGGACTTGTTTACGGTCACGGAATAACCGTTTGGCAAACCGGTCACGCATCTGTCTTGTTTGTATTCCAAAACGGGCATGGCGTTTTTTAAATTAGTTAAAGACACGATTAATTTGGGCACGGGCGTCGTATGAAATAAATGTATAAAATTGCGATAATAATACTGTTCCAATTTCGACATAAGCGACTTGACATCGTCTTTTTCTATAATCGAACATTTAATAATGGAATTATAATATATAGAATGTTTATAGTGGTATTCGTACGGCGTTAAAAGCACGTTAATGTCCGCTTCGTTGTTGACTCTCAACTTTTTTTTGATGCACACCATACCCTCGTGGTGATTTACGTAAAGAATTCTGTCGGTAATTTTTAACTCGATGGGCGACATGTTTCGTTTTAACGTGTACACAATAAACGACGCGTCGGTTTTTAAACATTTTAAATTGGTGGGTCTGTCGTTGAACGCGATCAACAACGAGTCGCTGTGCGCATCGTTCACGTCGTCCACAAACGAAACTAAACGGTTCTCGAGCAAATATCGAAACTTTTGTGCGACCATCTCATAGTTTACATTCGGCAGACACGCGTTGCGACAAAGAAAAAACTTTTTGCCCGCCACGGTCATTTCGCCGTGAAAAAAACTGCCAATAAATTTTACAAAGTCTTTTTTTTGCTTTAACATTTTTTGACGCATGCTGTCGTTGGTGATGCGCGCCACTTCGTTGCCGACGCGGTACTTTAACACGGGCAGTGAAATCTCAATATTGTTATTGCTACTGTTGTCTTGTTGATTAGGAAAAACCTTGCGTTGTTTGCTAAAAGTTTTGGACACGCAGTATATGAGACGGCCGTTGACAATGCAATCGACAATCTTTTTCGACTCTTTGTTGTACAAAACGCTTTGGATTTTGCGACGCTTGCCCGCCGGCGTGTGCCCATTGTCGTCGGCCGCTTTGTCGAGTTCGCGTTGATAGTTTTGCAGGATCGTAGAGGTCAACAGCAGTTCTATTAGATACGCATGTTTGTAAACAATCTTGTTGGCCAAGCTGTCTATGGAATAGTTAATATCGTGATTCATGATAATTTTGATGTGTTCCACAAGCTGTCGTTTGTGAACTTTGTTGTATTCAAAGAGAAAATTTAGCGGTTTCCATTTACCGCTGTTGGCCAGATACGTTTCCAGTATAGAGTTTAAATCTTCCGTCACTACGTAATCGCTCGCGTACACGTCGCGAGCGAATAATACATCGTTTTGTTTGTCGTACACTAGTTGAATGGCGCGATTAATGTGTTTTTCCTGGTCCACGTTTCCATACAAAAACATACGTTTGCAATGTTTGGCGTATAGCTTATCATAAAAATTGTGCACCAAAACGTTGTTGTTCATCATTATGTTAGGAAAACTCAAAACTCTGCCGTCTAACATGAAGGTTCCATTGATGTTGTTGTCGGAATCGGCGTCGTCGTCCGTGTGCCGAAATCGTTTGTCTAAACGCGTACCGAATATGACAGGCATGCATTTGTGCAAAACGCAACTAAATTGTTCATTAAGAGCGCAGCACAAATAAGATTTGCGTTCTTGAATAGCGCAAAATAACATTGGTTTATCGTCATTTATAGAACAATCGAAAGTAAATTTTAATTTGTATTTATTTTCAATTCTGTCGTACAGTTCGTCGAAATCTTTAACCACGTCCGTCATTGTGGATTGGCGCGGTTGTACTGAAAAATGTCAAAACGTCAAAGAGAAACGACAATCGTTTCGTCCGAAACGATCAAACGTCTTCGACAAAACGAACAATGTCACGATAAAAACGAATCATTTTTAGGGTTTTGCGATCTTCAAGAAATAGACTATTATCAATGTTTAAAAATTAAATATTCGCCTAACCAAAAATTTAGTATAAATTTTGTTCTAACGGTTTACAGAATGGCTAACGTGGTAGCTAAACAGGTTAGACCGTACAATAGTTTAGACGAAAATCATCATTTTAACACGGTTCGAAACGTGTTGATTTTAATAAAAAATGCACGCGATGTGCTTAGTAATAAAACCAAAAAAAAATTATACGACGATGTATTAATTTTAAAAAAAGAAATTGATTTGGAATCGTACGACCCATTGATTGAGGTTATTTTACAAATTGGTGAAATTATTATTAGGCAAATACAAAAACTTCGCACGAGTATGGCCGATTTTTTTACAAACAAGCCCGACATGGCAAATATAAACAACCCAAGTATCATTTCAAATCAATTTATTTTTGCTAGATTACAAAACTTGTACAATAGTGCTATACAACAAAAAACTAAAACTATTCTTGTAAAACGTCCTACAACTATGAACAGAATTCAAATAGATTGGAAAACTCTTTCTGAAAACGAACAAAAAATGACTAGACAAGAAATTGCCGAAAAAATCGTAAAACCTTGTTTTGAGCAATTTGGTACCATATTACACATATATGTATGTCCTTTAAAACACAATCGAATTATCATTGAGTATGCAAATTCAGAGTCTGTACAAAAAGCTATGGCCGTTAACAAAGACACTCGGTTCACGGCCACAGAATTTTCCATAGTTCAATATTACGACATGGCCAAAACCGAACTAGTAAATCAACGAATCGAAACAGCAAACAAAAACATTAAAGAGCTAAGAAAGACTTTGCAATCTTACAAATAAATCAACGTGTCAAACAATGGAAAAAAACAATTATAACAAAAATAGTTTACATTAAAATTGACAAGTTTCTTTTTATTATTAAATTTTTTAAAAGCACGTCTATTGTCCCTAGAGCATTGCAGACATATTGTGGACGACGAAAAATAACAAATAAACGGCACGTCCGCACACTCCCACGCTATCTTGAGACGATGCAGCCATATTAATTTTTCGTTATCGCCAATGGGTGCGCCGCTCGCCGCTTTCCAATAACAAATACTCAGAAACATGAACATGTATAGCTGTTGTCGGGCCGTCAACCGCTGCTGTTTTTCCAAGCATTCTATTATGGGAAACAAACATTTGTCGCAGCACAAATACTCGTTAATCGTGACAACGGACAGGCACATTTGACAAAACGCGTCACAGTTTTTGTACAAATTAGATTCCGCAGAAAGTTCTTTGTCCGTGATGTCGGTCACCCACCGTTTTAACAATTCACTTTTATATTTAGAATTCGTACAATTCATGTACATGTTAGAATGTTTTAGATAAGCTTTGATAACTTTAAAACTGTTGGAATAAGGCCACGTCATAATGTTGTGCACTGTTTGTTTGAAAGACAAAAATTACTATATGTTCAAACTATTTAAGGACTACTGGCCAACGTGCACGACAGAATGCCAGATATGTCTTGAGAAAATTAACGATAACGGGGGCATAGTGGCAATGCCCGACACTGGCATGTTAAACTTGGAAAAGATGTTTCACGAAGAATGTATTCAACGCTGGCGCCGAGAACACACCAGAGACCCTTTCAACCGAATTATAAAATACTATTTTAACTTTCCACCAAAAACCCTCGACGAATGCAATGTAATGCTTCGAGAGACCAAAGGATTCATAGGCGATCACGATATTGATCAAGTTTACAGACGCGTTTATCAACGCGTCACACAGGAAGACGCTTTGGACATTGAACTCGATTTTAGGCGTTTTTTTAAAGTGCAATCATGACGCACGTTTGGTCCGCAACAGACGTCGCCCTAATCAGTTGTGTGTTAAAAGATAATTTATTTTTGTTAGATAATAATTATATTATTTTAAATGTGTTCGACCAAGAAGCCGATCAAATTAGATCTGTGTGCCTCGGTGAAATTGATTCCCTTCAAACCGATGCGGCCGCCGAAGCCGATGCAATGCTGGATGCATCCTCGACGAGCGAATTGCAAAGTAACGCGTCCGCGTAACAACTATTCGGATCCGGACAACGAAAACGACATGTTACACCTGACCACGTTAAACAGCGTGTTTTTAAACGAGAACGCAAAATTATATTATCGGCATTTGCTGCGCAACGACCAGGCTGAGGCGCGCAAAACAATATTGAACGCCGATAGCGTATACGAATGCGTGTTGATTAGACCAATTCGAACGGAACATTTTAGGAGCATCGACGAGGCCGGCGAACATAACATGGCCATTTTAAAAATTATTATTGAAGGGGTTGTAAACTATATCGGCAAATTGGCCGACGACGAGTACATGTTAATCGCGGACCGAATGTACATCGATTTGATTTATTCCGAATTCAGAATTATTATTCTGCCTCAAAGTGCTTACATCATCAAAGGCGATTACGCGGAAAGCGATAGCGACGAAGACAATATTTGTAATGAATTAGGATATCCTTGGAAATTAATTACGACAAACAGTTGTATTGTTTCAACAAACGAATCGCGTCAATCACAGTATATTTATCGATCCTTTCTTTTGTACAACACAATTCTGACCGCAATTCTCAAACAAAACAACCCATTTGACGTAATTGCGGAAAATACCTCGATTTCAATTATAGTCAGGAATTTGGGTAGCTGCCCCAACAATAAAGATCGAGTCAAATGTTGTGATCTTAATTACGGCGGCGTTCCGCCGGGGCATATCATGTGTCCGCCTCGTGAAATAATCAAAAGGGTGTTTCATTACGCAAAGTGGGTTCGAAATCCAAACAAGTACAAACGATACAGTGAATTAATTGCGCGCCAATCTGAAGTTAGTGCCGGTTTCGCCGGTCTGCGCGAAAACGTAAACAATCAAATACACGCTCGAGATCTCGCTCAATTATATTTATTGGATTGGGAAAACTTTATGGGCGAATTCAGCAGCTATTTCGGTTTGCACGCGCACAACATGTAGCGACGGCAGTATTTAATCGTCGACCTATTTGCTAAACAAACATTCTTATCTCGATAATTGGTCGGTGGTGACAATAGCATTTGGCATCATGAAAAAAGTGGCGCTCGGAAAAATCATTGAAAACACGGTTGAGAGCAAATATAAAAACAGTAGCAGTTTATCGTCGCCAACGAGCAGTGGTGAAAAATTGAGTTTAAGCGAATATTACAAAACTTTTGAAGCCAACAAAGTGGGTCAACACTCCACGTACGACGTGGTCGGCAAACGAGATTATACAAAAATTGACAAATTAATAAAAAAATATTGATATGCTGCGATCCATCATGCGACGTTTCAAGAGTACAAACAATCTCAACAAAAAGCCCTCCGAATATTGCGTAGTTTTATGTCCCAAATGTTATTTTGTCACGTCTGCGGATGTGAGTGTCGCCGAATACATCGAATTGCATAAAAATTTTAATGCCAAATTTGCAGATTGCTGCCCTAATGATTTTATTGTAACAAACTCTAAAAGTTGGAATAATCATGAAAATTGTTCGGCTCTGTTTTACCCTCTGTGTTAATAAAATTTGTTATTTGTATTTGTGGTTTTATTAGTTTTATCCAAAAAAGGGTTCCATGTTGCTAGAGATAAAGTCGCATTTGCTATATCTTAACAAAATCTAGGCTTCATATAAATACAATTTTCGTCCGACGAGGCGGTTTATTTCACTTGAAGATATTATATCAGTCGGTCGAACGTGCGCGCGATGAAACATCCCGTTTATGCGAGATACTTGGAATTCGATAATGTAGTATTAGATTTGACCGATTTGAGTTATTTAAAGTTTGACAACACGCAATGTGAAGAGTATATTATTTTTATGAACGTAAAAAAGGCGTTTTACAAAAATTTTCACATGGTCTGCGATCTGTCACTCGAAACTTTGACCATGTTGGTGTACGAAAAGGCTCGCTTGATTGTGCGACAAGAAAAGTTTGTGCCGCCCGTGAACTTTGTCAATTTTATCAGTTTTAACGCGACCGACAATGACAATTCTATGATAATAGATTTGTGTCCCGAAGCGCGTATCATTGTCGCAAAAAAGCTGTGGCCCGACGAAACCTATCACCAACGTGCATCTGGATTTTTAGATTTTCAACAGCGCAACCGCGTACCCAGACCGTTGATTGAATTAAATTCTAAAGTGCGAGATATTATGGACCGTGAATTAGAAATTAAACTATACAAATAATTTTAAACATTTATTAATAATTGTAATATTTATCTTCTTCCTCATCTTCTTCTTCGCTAGTGTCGTAGTGCAATATGTTTTGTTTTGAACGTTTGCGCGTCGACGTAACTTTGCCAATAGGATATTTTTTCTTGGATTTTGCGTCGAGTGCCGGTTTATTAACACGCCGTTTACGATTATTAAAGGCGTCGACAGATTGGTCTTCGTCTTCTTCTTCTTCGGTTTCATAGTCCGTAGTAGTGTTGTTTTCAATTAAACGATTGCTAGATTCAACTTTTTTACTCGCGCCGTCTTTGATATTGACGTTGTAATCGTCATTATCGTCACTCTCGTCAATATCATTTCTAACTATTTCGTATGCGGCTTTACGCGGAATCCAAGAATTTTGTATTGTGTCTATTTTAACGTATTTTTGTTCTAGAGCCTTTCTGGCCTTGTGCATGGCTATGTCTTCATCGCCACCGTTCATTTTATGATACTTTGTGAACGTTTTAACAAATAATTTTTTAGCGCGAGGAGGCATTTTTTCATTGTATAACATATCAGGAATTTGATACATTGTAATTATTAAACGTGTTCGTCTTCGGTTGTACTGTATTCGCTTTCTGTGTCTGAGGAAGAATTTTCTGTACTAGTGGTCGTGTCGCTATTATTGGCGTCCGGCCTCGGCTGCCATTTACCATCTAACAATATGTACTTTTTTCTAACAGCACAACATGCTAATTTGGTGGCGATATGCGACGATTTGTATTTTTGTAAACTACGATCGTAGAATTTTTCAAATATCCTCTTACCGTTATAGGGAAGGTTTTGGTAACATTTAGGTAGCATATTATATAATAAAAGATAATATTAAAAATATTGTGCGTTTTATTTATCACATAGAATGGACGTCCGATGGCAAGATATCACAACCAATTTTTCTTACATATGAGATTCAACTTGATACTTAAAATAAAAAAAACAATAATTAAATTAAATTTTGCAACATTTTTTCGCTATCATTTTCAAATTCAAAATTATCAATGTTGTCGCTGTTAAAAGAATAATATTTGTTGGCTTTTAAGTACTCAATATTTTGCTCGTTTTTAACAATGTACACGCGGCTTTTTTCGTCGCGCCTAACCATGACGCCGTTTTTACAAATCGAAATGTATTTATAAAACGGCAACAGAGCGTCTCGAGTTTTTTTAAGTAACAGCTTTTGCTCCGCCGTGGCGGCTACAAATATTTTTACAGGCCCGTCGTAATTAATGTTTAAATTAAAATTCTTGAGTCTACGTTCGCGTGACTTGGTTTGCCATTCTTTGGCGCGCGTCGCGTCGCAGAGTTTGGCCACAATGTGGTTTTTGTCAAACGAAGACTCGATGACGTGACGAAAATTTAAATCGAGCAAGGCGCAAACTTTTTTCAAATAATAATTTCTAATTTTTTTATTGTTCAATCTGCTGTCGTGATTACCGTATATCTCGACGCTGTCTGTGAGATTGTCGTATTCCAGCTTTTTTAGTTTTTCGCTCATAGATTTAATGTTGTCTGACACATTCTCTTCAATCTGCGTTTTAATCAACGATTTAAGCAGCGACACGTTTATTAACTGTTCAAACTGGTCCATATCGATTGAATAGAGCGACTACAAATGTGCGTGCGCGTAAAATTATATTTTTTAACCCTCTTATACTTTGCACTTGGCGTTAATACGCGTTCGTGTTAGGACGTCATGTTTTCGTTTTTGGATAAAACTCCCACCGAGTTTGATTTAATATTGGACCCGCACAAATTACAAAACGTCGCGTTCTTTACCAATGAAGAATTTAAAAATATTTTGAAAAATTTTATTTCAGATTTGAAGAAAAATCAAAAATTAAATTATTTCAACAGTTTGATCGACCAATTAATCAACGTGTACACCGACGCGTCGATAAAAAACACGCAGCCCGACGTGTTGGCTAAAATTATTAAATCGGTTTGCGTAATAGTCACCGACTTACCGTCTAACGTGTTTTTGAAAAAATTAAAAACCAACAAGTTCACCGACACCATCAACTATTTAATCTTGCCACATTTTATATTGTGGGACCACAATTTTGTTATTTTTCTAAATAAAGCTTTTAATTCTAAACATGAAAACAATCTGGTCGACATTTCGAGCGCGCTGCAAAAAATCAAGCTTACGCACGGCGTCATCAAGGACCAGCTGCAGAGCAAAAACGGCTACGCCGTTCAATATTTGTATTCGACGTTTTTGAATACAGCATCGTTTTACGCCAATGTGCAATGTTTGAACGGAGTCAACGAAATAATGCCGCCGCGCAGCAGTGTGAGGCGTTACTACGGGCGCGATGTGGACAACGTGCGTGCGTGGACCACTCGCCACCCCAACATTAGTCAGCTCAGCACGCAAGTGTCCGACGTGCACATCAACGAGTCGGTCACAGATTGGAATGTAAAAGTGGGTTTAGGAATATTTCCGGGCGCCAACACGGACTGCGACGGAGATAAAAAAATTATTACGTTTTTACCTAAACCTAATTCGTTAATTGATTCGGAATGTCTGTTGTACGGCGACCCGCGTTTTAATTTCATTTGTTTTGACAAAAACCGTTTATCTTTTGTGTCTCAACAAATTTACTATTTGTACAAAAACATTAGAGTTATAGAAACTCTGTTTAAATCTACGCCTCTAGTGTACGCGTTGTGGCAAAAACACAAACATGAACAATTCTCTCAAAGGTTAGAATTGTTGTTGCGCGACTTTTGTCTAGTGGCGAGTTCCAACGCCAGCTATTTGCTGTTTAAACAACTCACACAGCTTATAGCCAACGAAGAAATGGTGTGCGGCGACGAGGAAATATTTAATCTAGGCGGCCAATTTACAGACATGATAGAAAGTGGCGCTAAAGGCAATCCGAGTTTGATTAAAAGCACTCTACAATACAGACAAACGTCACACACGGACATTGAAACTGTATCGTCGCGGGCCACGACCAGTTTGAATAGTTATATATCGTCGCATAACAAGGTGAAAGTGTGCGGCGCTGACATATATCACAACACGGTCGTATTACAAAGCGTGTTTATTAAAAATAATTACGTCTGTTACAAGAACGACGAAAGAACGATATCTCACATTGCCGCTTTGCCCTCGGAATTTCTTTTCCCCGAACATCTGCTCGACATGTTTATCGAGTGACTATATATAAAGGCGGTATCGAGTCAATCCAATCAGTGTTTCATTAATTACTAATCAACATGTACAATAAATTTATGATTTATCTCCATTTAAACGGGCTACATGGAGAGGCAAAATACTACAAATATTTAATGTCTCAAATGGATTTTGAAAACCAAGTAGCTGATGAAATTAAACATTTCTGCGAGACGCGATTGCAGCCTGCAATCAATTGCAAAGTACTGAGCGCGGAAAACTTTACCGTTCTCGTCGACAGCATCGTGTGTCGTGAAAAACTACTGAATCCTTATACAAAAGAAGTGCAATTTGCTTTGCAGTATTTGTTTGATGACGACGAAATATCCAAACGAGATCAAGATAATTTTAAATTATTTTTGTTATATAATTATGACAAATGGGAAGACATGAAAGAATATCTTTTAATTAATAATTTTAGAATAGCAGATTACGAATTTGAAGATATGTTTGAACTTGTTAAAAATGACTGTAATGATTTATTGTTAATGCATAATAAATATACTATGTGATGTGAATTTAGTATTTTATTTAACTTGTGGTAGCCAGCACGATTTTTCATCGATATTATAATCGTCAACTATTTTGCCGCGCAATTGACTTCTGACCATATTAGCCACTTGGGCGTATCTGCATTCATCTTCCAAAGTCTCAAACACCAAATCGGCGCAATTGTAAAATCCTTCACCGACTGGATCTATACGCTGCCATCGTACGTACATAACAAATTGATTTGATCTGTACGGAACCAAAACGGGAATAGAATACACAAGACTGTTGTCGCATAACAAATCACCCGGATTTGAAACTAAACTAGAACTATTGCCGCCTATAAATTCTAATTCGCTCCAAACTATAGGATTACGACGATCCCAATTTGATTTAGTAATATACACCTCAAAATAGCTGGGTTCGTGTACGGCTGTAGGACAAAAATGGATATTCATATGATACGCTGATTCGTAACGATTAATATGTATAACGTCAGGTCTCCAGTTTTGAAAGGGCTCGTCCATACCACTCTTGTCGCCAAAAACCGAATTGCGATCGTTGGAACCCGCGCCGCACAGCGTGTGCGGCACAACTTTTTGTTTAATCATGTCAAAATCGTCATAATTAGGACCGGCCATTGCAGCGTATTCCATGTACTGTTGAAACATATATTGCGCTGTAGAGGCGGCCGCTCCCGGTTCTAAACCTAGAGCTCGATATTTATAATAAACCGATTTGTATGCGTTACGGCACGCGGCATCGGGAATGTCGCTGCCGTTGTCGGGCCAATAAAAGTTTCCGTCCTGAAAACATTTATATTGGCGGGCCACCGGCACAGACAAATAACCGTGAGAACGCACTGCTGGCGTGTAAATCGCAATAAATAATGCGATCAATAGTATAGTCATTATAATTTACTTAATTTAATCGGAACAATAGCCGCTGTCGTAACCTCGGTCGTACACATGCTCTGAAAACATTTCAAGAAATAAAATGACTTAATATTTAAAAAAATTTATTTTCGTTTTTTATACAAACTAAATTTATACGTGTTATTAGAACATTGAGTGTTGTTTTCGCTGTCCGAAGTATCACAATTGTCTTCAATTACGTCATCGTCGTCGTCGTCGTTGTCGCGTTTGCGTTTAACGCCACACTTTTTAGAATTAATTTTAACTAACATGGGTTCTTTTTGGTCGTACAATTGATTTTGCATGTACTTTTTCATAATACATTCAAAACATTTTGCAATTTTATCTTTATATTCATCGCCATAAATTTCAAGTAATTCGTTCATAAACGTGCACAAAATGCCCATTATTTTTATCCAGCTAATTCGCATTTTAGCGGGATCAAATAAGCGCAAAGGGTACGCTTTTTCCGTCATTTTCCCTTCGATGTCAATTAAAACGTAGGGAATACGATCGCCGTTACCCGGCACGAAATCTGTACCTTTGTTGATTAAGATTTCCCTACAGCGCCTAGCTACCGTGATTACGCGCCTTTTAGGCGGCGCCGGACCTTCGTCGTCGTTATTAGATTTGCGCTTTTTGCCCGGATTATCGTTATAGGTCATGCTAAAACTGTAATCGGTCAACGATTTAGATTTACCAAACTCGTCATAGTATTCAAAAAAACTATCTTGCAAAGTTTGCAAACATTTATCTATATCTAAATGTCGCAAAATTTGTTCTACCGCTTTTCTAAAAGCGATTCTCATAAAAACCGGCATGTCTTTTTTGACCAACCAACCTTTATATACAATTTTATTTTCACTATTTAAATAACAATATTTTTTCTTTTTGAGCAATATTAAAACTTTCATTAAATTTTCAAATGCCATTTTGTAGCCGTCCGTAAAAGAATTGTTAACGCGTTTTTCAACATATGTACATATCTGTTTCAATTTGTCAGTCTCTTCGGGCACTTCGTAAAATACAAATGTAGGCAGCACGAACGTAGAATCCGTGTCACCGTATATGACTTTAAAACTAATGCTGCTCAAATTAAACTCTTTTAAAATTTCCGGATCGTTGCTAAGCGATTCGATCAATGAAATGGCCAATCGCAATTGGTTTCTGCCAACTTTGGTGATATAGTTTGCAAGCGTTTTATAAAAAATTCCATAGTAACCATAGATGCTATTGGCGGTTCGCTTAACCGAATTCTGTTTTTGATCGTACAGATCGTACAAAAAAGCCGACTCGCTTTGATTGTCGCGATTCTTTTTAAATTTACATCTTTCGCGCAACAATTTTATCAACAATTTTACAACAATTGCACACGAATTGCGGTTCAAATAAACGTTACCGTCCTCGCACATAACTAGATTCGACAAACACGCACAAATGGCAATCATTATGGTTAAATATAAAGAATTAAAATCTAAAGAGAATGCGTTTTTGTAAATGCCTGCGCGAGGTTGCAATACTTTGCCACCTTTGTATTTAACCGTTTGATCGGCAGGCCCTAAATTGACCGCATTTTTAGGTATATCTTTTAGAGGTATTAGTTTTCTTTTAAGATTAGAAATGCCTCCCGCGGAATTGTCGGTTTTAAATTGACCCGATATAGTAGAAAGATCGTTTTTGTTAAAAAAATACGGATCGGGCTCTTCTTTGCCGGTGGTGTCGTTAAACCGCGTGTTTGTAATGGCGGCGTGAAAACACGCCACGCTAATTAAATGTGAAATGTTGCATATCACATCGTCTGTGCACAAACAATGCAAAATACACTGGGAATACACAGAATCGGCCATTTTTAATTTGACAAACAACTTTATCGGCAACATGCAATCTTGCACGTTGTACTGAGCGATCAAGCCCAGCTGCCGAGCGTTATACATTTTTACCATTTCGGTCCACGGTAAATCGATTTTCTGTTCGCCCAAATAGAAACTACTGATCGTGTTCAATTGAAAATTTTCGACTTTATGTTGATTCGAATCGCTACTAAAAAATTTATACAAATCAATGTGAACGTAATAATCAAAATAATATGTGTCCACTTTGTTGCCCAACTTGTTTATGAACAGTTTTGTCGTTGGCGCTGCAGCGGGCAAATCGTAACGTTTCAGCAGTATTTTGGTATTTTTTAACCGAGCAATTATATACGGCATATCGAACACGTCTCCGTTAAAATTCAAAATCACGTCGGGGTTTGTTAATTTTATCATGTCAAAAAATGCGGTAATCATATCAACTTCGTTTTTAAACATGACCACAAACGTGTTGTCGTTTTTGTCTGTTTCCAAAATTTCGGTCGGGTTTTTGTGGTACATAAAACAAAAATTTGTAAACTTGTCGTCCTTGTACACTGTAAACCCTATACACATGATGCAGTCGGCCGAAGGTTTCGACATGTTGTGGCCGTCCGAATGAGTTTCAATGTCGTAACACGACAACACCGGCATGATGCCGCTAGTCAAAGTCATTTCGTCGACGACCTCAAAATCTTCGTCAAAATATTCCAGATTAAACATTCGCGTCGCCGATCCACCGACGTAGTTGTTTTGGCAGCGTTGCGTTTTTTTAAACCTGACATACGCGCCTTCCACAAAAGGAGTTTGCATATGCACACGGTTAACGTTGTGTAAAAACTTGTCCAAACACGAGGCGTTTTCAGATGCCGTCGCTTCGTTTCGTTTGTATTTAACCACGTTAATTTTATTCAAGTGAACGCCCTTCAAGCCCGGCGCGACGAACGTCGTGTAGCTGGTGCATTTGTTGCGGCAAAAGGGAAATATGTGTTTGTCGTAACATAGTTTGTAAGAATACAAATTTAGTTTTACTTTAAAATAAAACTGTAACACTCGACCGTCGATGTTGGCATTGCAGAACACAAACAAGCATCCAATCTTTTCGTTGTAATACAAACGAATGATGCGAAACGTATCGCTGGAGGTGATGCTGTAATTTCCAGCTCTCGCATAGTCCGCAAATAGGCTTTTGACATCATTGTAAGTGTATATTTTCATTTTTGAATATGCAGCGATGGCCAAAATACGGAGGCACGGACGTAAACACGCGCACGGTGCACGATTTATTAAACACCATAAACACTATGAGTGCTCGAATCAAAACTCTGGAACAGTATGAGCACGCATTGCGTCAGATTCATAAAGTAGTAGTAATTTTAAAACCGTCTGCGAACACGCACAAGTTTGAACCGGACGCGCTGCCTGCGTTGATAATGCAATATCTATCCGAATTCGCCGGTCGCGACATCAACACGTTGACGCACAACATCAATTACAAGTATGACTACAATTATCCACACCCGCCGACGCCCGCGTCGGCGATGCCGCCTCCGCCCCCGCCGCAACAGCCGCCGGCGCCGCCGTATTACAACAATTATCCGTATTATCCGCCGTATCCATTTTCGATGCCGCCAACACAGCCACCGCCAGAATCAAGCGTCGAAGGTGTTGGCGGATCGCAAAATTTGAATCAAATCACATTAACAAACGAAGAAGAATCTGAATTGGCGGTTTTATTGAATAACATGCAGACCAATTTGACTTGGGAATGCGTTCAAAGCTTTATTCAGATATTTATCAGAATTGTTCGTGTGCACGTAATCAATAATGTTACTATAATCAACGTTATATCGGCCTTGTCGTCCGTTCGCACATTGATCGATTACAATTTTACAGAATTTATTAAATGTGTCTATTTAAAAACTAATATACGCTTTGCGATAGATCAGTATTTGTGCGCTACCATAGTTATATTTGTAGAATTCTTCAGCAGAGTATATACTTTGATGACACAGAAAAGCTTCCAATTTGCCACTTTTGAACAGTTGACCGAAATTTCGACTCAAGTGTACACACAGATCGCAACAATTGTTACGCAAAACGCAGATTTTACTATGTCGCCGCCAAGCGGTCCTCGGCCCTTCGAGACAATAAACTACGATAATATTATTTTGGATCTACAAGATCAGTTAAAAAGAGAACGCGCTTTGCATCAACAGATCTCTGAACAGCACAAACTTGCAAACGACAGGGTAGAAATTTTGCAGACGCAATACAACGAATTGGATGCAAAATATAAAGAAATAATTGATGATAAAAGCGAGTTTGCTCAACAAAAAAACGAAAACATTCGAAAAATTAAACAGCTAGAAAAAATTAACAAAGACCTCGACAACGATATTCAGGAATTGCGAGATACAAACGCTGAAAATTTGTCGCAATTAAAATTGCAAAAAAACGATATAGAAGAATACAAAGCCAATATTCTTAAATTAAACGAAGAAATTCACAAATTAAAAAATAAATTAGACACATCTCGTAGTAATACGACAGATTTAAATAATAAAATCGAATCGTTAGAGCGGCAAATAGACGATAAACAGGGTTTAAATGAAGAATTGAAGATTAACATTGCAAAAATAAACGAGACTACGCAAAAGTACAAACTCGACGCGATAGATATAATAGAGCTTAAACAAGCAATAACGGTTAAAGATCAAGAACTTGCCGCAAAGTCTAATCAGTATTTACAGTTAAATTCTGCATACGAACAAACTGTTAACGAATTAAATGCGTTTAAAAATCAATTGTCTCAGACCGCCGTGCAATATCAAACTTTACAACAAACATATTTAGAATCTCAAACCATTTTAGAAGGCGCATTAGCGTTTATTAATAGTATATATCAAATAGTTATGCAGATTGATAAACCCGATTATGTTACAACATTAAAGCCGCAGTTTACAATTGAAGAAAGTAAACTGCAAATGGATACTATCGAAAGTTGGATGTTGAGTTTAAAATCTAAACTGTCTAACATTGACACTGCTAATTTGCAACCGAATGCGGATTTGATAGACTTGAAAACTCAAATAGCTTCTAAAGTGCCCAAAAACATTTTAAATCGTATATTAAAAAAACAATACAATATTAAACCGGAAAATTATAGTATAGATATGTTGGAACCCATTACGATCATAAGTGCCGTTAGTGCTTTGGCGGAACAATACGACGCTTTGCAAAATCAAAACGTTAAAATGAAACAAGATTTTGAAATAAAACTAGACGAATTAGAAAGAACGTTACAACGAAACAAAAGTGATGTTGAATCGATATCAGAGTTCATTTCGAGAGACCCAGCTCTCAATAGAAATTTAAACGACGAACGATTTCAAAATTTAAAGCAGCAATACGATGAAATGTCCAGTAAATATTTGGCTATGGAAACTACTAAAATTAAAGAAATGGAATTGCTTGCAGACCAGGCTGTAAAGATGGAATTGGGTAAATTAAATGCACAGGTTGATGAGTTAAATTCTTTATTCATTAAATACAATAGTAAAGCTCAAGAAATATTTGAATGGAAGAGCGACATGCTTAAACGCTATGAAACATTAGCTCGAACAACGGTGACCAGCTTACAAGAAGGCAACAAGGAGTAGAACGTTACAAAAATTTGTATTCATTTTCATCTTGATCGTATTTTAACAAGCCCAACAAATTCATATTGGCATTTTCGCCGTTATCTACAGTCACATAAATAATAACCTTGATTAAATTATCCTCCAACAGCATTGTTATTTGATTAAAGTCCGCGCACAACTTTTGCAGCGAATCGGCTTCGGTATTCTTAGTGGTGTTTACAAAGAAAACGGACTTGTTCCATTTTTTAGAATCTATATCGTTGCAATCGGCGTCGTTCAAATTATCGCTTTTAAACTGCACAACAAATTTGTTGTTGCCGGTTTCGTTTTCTTCCAATTCGCTTTTAATCACGTCCACGATGTAAGAAGCTACGTATTTGTTGGATCGACTAATGTTCAATCTGGTGTCTGTGCAATTCTGCAAGTTAAAAAACGATTCGCTTCCTTTAGCGTCGCACAATTCAATGCGAGTAGAATTGGTCAAATTCCAGTTCATGTAAACGTTTGATCCGTTATAAATTTGTTGACATTTCACATTATAAATGTTAAATATTTCATTTTCGTTATTCTTTAAATACGTAAACACTTCGTTCACGTCATCAGAATTTTTAATATTGCTTTTAAATAAATTAATCAAAGTTTTTGCATTGGCCGAACATTCTATTTGAACTACGTTACAATCGTCGTTCAGATTTTTAAAAATAATGTCAAAAACAATTTTATACAAATTGCTATTAATTTTTTTGTAAATCAGTTTGTATTTTGCAAGCGTGTTTACGCTTGCTTCGTTTTCAAAATGTTTGTTTGTCAAACATTCAATCAAAGGCGTTGAAGTTTCAAGTTTCATATCGCATTCGGTGTATTCGTTGATTTGGATCCATTGACTGAATTTTGTTTTTACAAAATTCAAATTCACCTCATAGCATTTGCCTTCTTCCATGTCTTTAAACGATTGCGAGTCGCCATAATATTCTTGAATCTTGTTGTCGGACATTATACGAAACGTGTAGTAGTATTCGTTGTCAATGCTCAATCTCATTTTGCTCATCAATTTACCAGAAATTTGTTTGTAGTTTTCTTTAATCTTTTTGGGACTAGCAGCCGTGCGTTTTATAAGCGGTTCATCGCTGCTACCTTCCCCCGAAAAAGATCTTTTGGTTGCCATTATTATGTGGGAATCTATACGATGGCAGATATTAAACGGCGACGAAATCGAAGTGTCGCCCGAGCACCGTTCTCTGGCGTGGCGCGAGTTGATTATTAACGTTGCAAACAACACGCCGCTCGACAACACGTTCAGAACAATGTTTCAAAAAGCAGATTTTAAAAATTTTGACTACAATACCCCAATCGTGTACAATTTAAAAACTAAAACGCTGACAATGTACAACGAAAGAATAAGAGCGGCTCTAAACCGACCCGTCCGGGCTAATGATCAAACTATCAATGTGAATATAGTGCACGTCGTTTTATTATTTATTTGTATTATTTTGCTCATCGTGTTGGCCGTCTTTTCAAACACAAACGGCGCAATCAACGCGAAAAACAAAAATGCTCCAACAAAAATTAAATGAGCTAAAGGACGGACTGAACACGTTCAAAAACAAGTCGATAGTTTGCGCCCGAACAAAATTATTCGACAAACGCCGAACGCGCAGACCTAGGTGTTGGCAAAAATTATCAGAAATTGATAAAAAGTTTCGTGTGTGCCGACGTATCGACACGTTTTTAGACTTGTGCGGCGGCCCGGGCGAGTTCGCCAACTATACCATGTCGTTGAACCCGTTTTGTAACGCGTACGGTGTCACGTTGACTGACAATTTCGTGTGCGCGTACAAAAAAGAATTGATAAAACGCAAAAATTTTACGCCCATCGTGGGGCCCGACGTGTCGGGCAACGTTTTTGATAAAAATGTTGTGTTCGAGGTCAGCGTTAAATGCGGCAACGTGTGCGATTTAGTGTTGGCGGACGGTTCGATCGATGTTAATAAACGCGAAAACGAACAAGAGCGGCTTAATTATGATCTCATCAGATGCGAAACTCAAATAATTCTAATCTGTTTGCGTCCGGGTGGCAACAGCGTTTTAAAAGTTTTTGATGCATTTGAACGCGAAACTCTACAAATGCTCAACAAGTTTATAAACCATTTTGAAAAATGGGTTTTGTACAAACCGCCTTCTTCGCGACCCGCCAACTCGGAGCGATATTTAATTTGCTTAAATAAATTAATAGTTCCTAAAAGCGTTGATTACACAAACGAGTTGAAAAGACGGTTTAGAAAATTTTATTACATTCAATTAAAAAGTTTAAACGCGTTGGTAAACTTGTTAGAAGTATAAACCGATGGCGCTCGGCGTATAAAAGCAAACGGGTCCGTTTATTTTACATCATTCAATTATGGATTCGCTTTTGAATTTGTGTTTGAAAATCCTCCCTAGCAAGGTTGAATTGCCACGGGTGTTAAGCTCACAAATAAAGCAATGCAATGGGTGCCATCAATGGTTTTTACCAAAATTTATTGGCGACAAATGTTGCGGTAGATGCACATGCGACATTTGCCACGAATATAAAATTAACGACTGCTTACAATTGGGTGTAAGCACAATAAAGCCGCAATCTTCGAACAAAGAAATATATATTTTTACAAACAGGACATTTAAAACGTGCAAAAATGAATGTCGACACAAATCAAAACGCAAATGTTTAGTTACATATTTTAATAAAAATGAAAAATGTTTTAATTCTTGTTGTGTTAATAAAAGGTGTTACATGTGTTTGGAGTATAAACAGACTTTACATAGTGTAAATTTGTATGTGCGTAATGGCAAATATACTTCGTATGCGGCTTTTTGTTTTTCGTGCATAAAAAATCGCATTAAAGTGTGTCAAATGTGCGATCAGCCTTTGTTAAAAATGTACAAACAAAAGCAAGAAGAACGTCTGAAAACCCAATCGTTGTACAAAACTATGGCGGACCAAGATTTAAAAGTGTTTGATTTGTACGATACCAATAATTATACCGGAATTATGGTGTTATGCGCCCAATGTCATATATTTTCATATTGTGTATGTACTTTTACTATACAGTGTTATTGTCCCAGACTTAATTACGAATGTGAATGTTTTTGTAGACAATCTAAATACTTTAAAAATAACGTACTTTGTATTAAAAGTAAACAGGCCTGTTTTAACAAATTTAAAATACGACGCATTCCGAAAATTTACAAAGAAGAATATAAATTTAAACGCATGTATAAATTGATTAATATATATTAGTTTTAAGAATTATATTATGATGCATGTATAAATTGATTAATATATATTAGTTTTAAGGGTTATATTATGGAATAAACTATGAATTTGATGCAATTTAATTTTTTAATACTTTCCACTGACGGCAGGTTTAAAACTATGACTAATATGGCGTTGGAAAACGAATACAAGCTTGAACTGGCCAAAACGGGCTTGTTTTTTCACAACAATTTGATAAAATGTATAGGTTGTCGCATTATTATGGACAAAATTAATGCCAAAAAAGTTAAACGTCATACTTATTCAAATTATTGCATTTCGTCTACGAACGCGTTAATGTTTAACGAAGCCATGAGAAAAAAATCGTTTACTAGTTTTAAAAGTTGCCGACGCCAGTTTGCATCAGCGTCTGCGGTCGTAGACATGTTGGCTCGTCGCGGGTTTTATCATTTTGGCAAGCCCGGGGTTTTGAGATGCTGCGGATGCCACGTTGTATTTAAATACAAAACTGTCGATTGTGCACAGCGACAACATAAACAAAATTGCAGATTCATTAACGCAATAGAAGATTATCTCTTAGATAAACCGGTTGACAAATTTTCAGATTTAGAAAAAGAAATATTGACGGCCGATTTGGCCCCTCCGCCTAGGTTGGAAGTTTCGCCTTCTGCGCCGCCCGCCGAATCGTTAACAACAAATAGCGTTTCCGAATGCAAAGTTTGCTTCGACAAGGAAAAATCCATATGTTTTATGCCGTGTCGCCATTTGGCCGTGTGCGCGGATTGCTCGCGCCGCTGCAAGCGGTGTTGCGTGTGCAATGCAAAAATCATACAACGTATAGAAACATTACCTCAATAAATGTTGTTAACGACGATAAAGCTCTTTAAAAAATAAGCTAGATATAATTATCGAATTGTATGACAAAAAAATTATTAACCTACTGCAAAATAAAGCTTGTGAAAGGCCTCTCAAAAAAATTTGCTAGTTTATTTTGTCGCTGCGTCGTGTCGCATCTGAGCGACGAGGACGACGGCGACGGCGACCGTTATTATCAATATAATAACAATTGTAATTTTGTTTATATAAATATTGTGAAATAAAAGAATATAATTATTTTTCATAGTGTTTTATTGTAATCAAATTAATAAACCTGTTTAAACAATTTACAAGATTAGTGTGTATAATCTTTAAATTTTTGCTGTTTTCATCAAACTGAATGGCGTCGCTTTCGATCAGTTTTTGTGTTAACATTTCGTCTAAAAAGTTGAACTGCTTTCCCGGCACCTGCAGCGACTCTACTGTGTATTCGGGCGTTTCGCTGTTCAAATATTGGTCCACCTCGCGTACAATATCCAATACATTCTTTTGCAAGCTAATAAGCTGCGTCACCACGTCCACTGACGCGGTCATGTTTGTTTTTTGAATATTAAATTGCAACAATTGTACGTGTCTACAATACAATTCGGCTTAATATATTCGTCGACGCAATCGTGTTGGCAGTTTAATTGCGTATTCAACAGATCCGTGACAATATTTTTAAACGTGCAAGTTTTCAATCTGCTCTTGTCGTTCAACGCCGCCCTTAATTCGCTCTGTAAATTATCTAGAATTTTATCTTTATTCTCGTCAAAATCGTGCGCGTTACGTTCCAGCCACAATTTGAACGGCTCGTCCACAAAAATGCTGCGCAGTACTTCGTACAACTGTCGGCCCAACGTGTACACTTGTTCGTACTCTTTCATGCTCACTTCCTTGCTAACATACATGACCAGAAAATCTACGAGTATTTTTAAACATTTGTAATACGCTACATATTTTTGTTTAAGTTTTAACCCATCCACCGTGTACTCTTGCACGTCGGCATCGATCACTTTTTCATTGTTATCGCTCGAAGCGTTTGTTTGTTCCGTTTTAATTATATCCGGTTCGATGTGTAAAGTTTCAAAAGATTTAATTGCTTCTATAAAATCGTTATTTTGCTGAACGGTATTTAGGGGAAAATCTATTAAAGAGTCATCCGCGTCTGTCTGTTCTTCGGGCACGTTGTTTAAACGCACCGTAATTTTTTTAGGATCGTTTTCATCGAGTATGAGGCTGGCTTTGATTTTATTTGAATTCAACAACGACATGGTAGTCGCTTGTAGATTCAACAAATTAATCAAAGACTGAAATTGTATATTACACAGATTTATTTTCATTTTTATTGATCTTATAATTAATACGCCGGCAATTGGTACGCTTCATCCATTTTCGTGACTAGAAAATTCGCCATAAAACTAAGCTCGTCTTGCGTTAGCACGTTGTCTTCAACAAACCTATGAAGCGTAAATGTTACAGAAACGTTGTTTAATAACGCGTTTATTAAAAAATCCACTTGACGCGCGCTAAGCTTTTTTTGAGAGTCTACCGTATCTACCAATTTGTATATTTTGACATTTTCAATTTCGTTGTTTAAAAACATGCCAACTACTCGTCTGAGTTTAAGCGAAAAATCCTTGTCCGGGTAGACTTGTTCGCATAACCAATTGTTTAAAGTGGTCTTCACCACGGACACTTTGGTCGTGAACGTTGTCGATTTAACTAGCTCTGTGAAAAAGTTTTTCATTAAATTGGACATTTTGCTTATCAGTCTAACGAGCTGGTATTTTTATTTAGGATCGCATCAAGCGCTTGCTCGATTTCCAATTTTTTTCGGACGCTCTTAGCTTTATGGCTCGGTATATTGTCCACGGCGGATTCAGTGTTCTTACTTATTATGGCGGGACTCACGATAATAAAAACCAAAAACAATATGAGTAGATACAAAAAAATGCTGCTTTCCTTTTTGTCGTACACCAGACTGAATACGGCCAGCGCGCCCAACAACAAATACAAATTCATTTTTATTCCCTTACTCTATTCGTTGCGATAATACAACAACGATTCTCCCGATGAACCTGAAGAATTTCGATTGTGCTGCGCGTCGTCGCCGTCGTTGTTGTTGTTGTTACGATTGTTGTTGGCGTTTTCGTCTTCGCTGCTCGTGTCGTCGTTGTCCAAACCGATATTGTATTTGTTTAGATAGTGTTTGGTGCTCGCGGACGACTCGTGGTTCATCAACTTGGCCACTTTTTGCAGAGGCACACCGCTGTTGTATAGGTTGCTACTTAAATAGTGTCTTATCATGTTACTGCGCGGCCGCTCCATTTCAACGCCGGACTCTTCGAGGAGCCGCCTGAAATCTTTGAATGGCGTAGACGTGTTTTTGCTTATTTGCAAAATGGTGGGATTGCGCGAATAAATCTCGCGCGCCAACTCGAGCGGTTTCATTTTTATGTTATTGAGCGTGTTGTTACGGCTTCGTTTTCGCTTCAAATTGATCGTGTCGCTGTGCAACTTTCCTCTTTTAATGAGCACATTGAGATCGTCCACGCTGAGTTGGCGCGCTTCGTTGATTCTCATGCCCGTGCCTAACATGATACAAAACACTATCGCTCCTCTAATCAAACCGCGATCGTGAACATAATCGCTGTTGAGCATTTTGATTTTATTGTTAATAAAATGTAGTATGGTGTCTATGACATTTTTGAGCATCAAATTTTTTTCGTTTTCTTTAATATTTTTAAGTTCCTTGTCCCGCGGTAGCATAACCATGCGGGGTATTTTGTATTCGGGCAAATTCATCATGTTGGTGTAAAAATTGATGGTCAACTGTAGCGTTTCTTTGGTGACAGAACGAAGCTCTAGCATGCGTCTGCACAGTTCTTGGGGATCGATGAGCAACGATTGATTTTCTATCGAGTCAAACTCTTTGTCCAACGAGTACGATATGTCTTCTAAATGAACATCGTCCACCGAGCAGTATACAATTTTGATGAATCGAGATTTGTAGCTTTTTAAAGTGGTGGGCGCAAACGGTTTGGGGAACATGTACTTGCTCCACAAGCTGTTGTTTTTTACTTCGTCGGGCGTGCAGCGCTGCCGGTCCGTGGCCAAATCGAACACGGCCTCAAACCGGGGCGCGGACTGAATTTTTATTTTCCATGAATTGAAATTGTTTTCGTTGCGCACATCAAACCCGTTCATTGTGGGAGATTAATCAAATTTATTAAAAACAAAGGGAGAATCGGTGTCAATATTATCTGAATATTGTTGATCTCTTAATATTACGAAATAATATATTACATACAACAATAAAAATAAAGCCACAAAAGCGACAATACTAATTAAAATAATAATTCCCATAGACACATTGCTTGTCGTGTTGTCATAGGCTACCATGTCGTTTAAAGGCATTTTAGAAATGGTCTCATCAAACTGCTGCTGCTGCGGCTCGTTAGCAACATCGTCGCTAAGCGCCAATTTTAGAGGAATGTATTCGACTTTTTCGTGGTTACCCAAACGATAATAGGGCACGTCCAAATTCATGTTTACAACTTATTTGCTAACAGAAATTCGTGCAATAAAAGTGGTTTGGCTTTGATGAGACGCAATTTAAAATACTTGCTGCATTTACGCTTAAGATTGTATTCCATGCGCGCGGCAGTTTTGTAGTCGTACGCGCTGGCGCTATGATACACGAGCTGCAAATTGTTTGCATTGCGCAAACACTTGGCGCCACGTTTGTTACAATGTTGGTGTAGACGTCTGTTTAAATCGCTCGTGATGCCCGTGTATAGTTTTCCATTATCTTGCCGTAAAATATACACGCACCACACCTTGTTGGTGTACAAATTTGACATCGCGACGACTAGACAACCCTTCCTTTCGAATTTGACCGAGCGCTGTTAGGCGTAGCCGCGGCGATGACGGCGTTGGCGTCCTTGTTGTAATTTATTTGTTGAAAAATAAAACGTCTTAAAGTTTCGTTTTGGAACGCCAACTCGGTCAGGCTGTCTTGGCAAGCGCTTTTGGTCAAATGAGCGGCCGGCGAATTGACCGCGTTTGCGGCCGACGTTAGGAACGTAGCGTTTTGGAACATGCTAGGCTGCTTGCCGGCTCGCGTCGCCAGCTCGGCCATGTAATTGAATATGTTGGCCGACGCGGACAGCGGTGCCAAAAACGCGACGTTCTCTTTCAAACTCATGACTCGGGCCCTGTTTTTTTCGTTCAGCACATAATGGTAGTAATCGCCGCCGCCGGCAAACAGGTCTTCTATAACGGAATTGACCAGATCGTTGATCATGTTGATATGCGGAAAACGGCGCGACTCGACGGCGCTCTGTATGTTCGGCGGCAGGGTGGCGTGTTTGAGCAGCAGAGTCATATAGTTGTTGGCCAACTGCTGGTTAAACGGAAGCGGAATGGGAATGTTGCACGTCACCGCCTCCGCCACCATGTATTGAACGGCCACGCTGAGCTGTTTGGCGGCTTCGTTCAAAGCGTCTTTGCCCAACATGTCGGCGCCGCCGTTGTAAAACTTTTGAGCGTACGCCGGTAGCGAGTTGAGCACAAACGACGGCTGAAATATGTTGGAATCGCTCGACAGCGATTCGGCAGCGCTGTTTTGTCCAAGTTCTTTTTGCAGGCGAATCAAATGGCGTATCATGGTTTCTTCGGACTCGAACCGCTTTACTACGTTTACGCTAATCGGGTTTGTGTCAATGCACATGTCTCGTATAGTGTTTATGAACAAAATCATTAGCGGGCTCAATTCGGCCATGTCGTTGCAACGATAGTATCTAATAATTTTTTGAACAAAATCTACACATTTGTTATACCAAATAGATTCGCCCGTATCAAGTGCCGACTCTTTAGCCTTGTTGTACGGAACAACCGAATTCGCACTATTGCTGCGACTTGCATAATCCATCCTGTTATCTCTTGTAACGGTGCTGGTATTGGTGGTAATGGTGGCCACCGTTGGCGGTGACGCGTAGCCAGGCGCGCTATAAGTTTGCGCGTTGGTAAATATAGCCGTTGCCGGATTGGAGGGATACCTCAACGGCGAAGGGGCGTTGTAATAAAAATTGCCACGTTCATCTGTCATACTTTTTATTTGTACTCTTATGATTACAAAATTCAATAGACGGATTACTTATAATATAATTGTTGTGACAAAAAAGTGCTATTAAAATTAACAAAATTATAAACAGGTTAATCATGGAAAATTTTTCGACGTTAAACAACAGTAAAAAAATAGCGCACGTCAACAGCACCGTTTGAAAACTGATACGACGACACAAAATACTTTCGCAATTTTTAAAAGCCACATTGAAGGAGTTTTCACCCTTTATATAATTACACAATTCTTTTTTACAACATTCGTCGCACAAAATTAACACCTTTATAATGAGACCTTCCGTGTGGACTGTTTGAAACGTGCGCGGTTGGCTGCCGGGATGAAATTCAAACGCGTATCCGGTAGACACGTTTACTTGTGCAAAATAATGAGCAAGTATCGAAGCGCCTGTCTTTTTAACTTTTACTTTTAATATTTTTATTACATTAATGTCGTTGTTAGCGTCACTTTTGTTGTAATCGTCGTACAAATAATGCAGCAGCAGCTCGCTGTCGTATTTAATTTTGTTCAACGCTGTCAAGTTTTTGTTTTTTAGGCGTTGGACTGTCTCCGTCGTCGATATTTTTTTCCAAATCGAATCCAACGCCGTCGTCGTCTCCGTTTTGCTCGTCGGATTTGACGACGGCGGCGGCGTCGTCGTCGCCATTTTCAACAGAACCCACAATCAATTGTTTGCGTTTGGGAGACGACGCGTGTGCGACAACGTCCGTCTTACTATTATCGGATTGCCAAATTTTTATTTGAAACAGCACGTCTCCCTTGTTCAGTTTTATTTCTGCACAGTTAAACATTATCGCAGTAAGGTCGTATTCGCCGTTTTGCACCAAATTGCACAAGATGCCATAGTTGCCGCACGATACTGTTGAATAAGCGTTTTTGTACAACGGCTTGAGCTGTGGCGAACTGGCCACCTTTATTACATGCGCTCCGACGCCACGTTTTTTTAAGTAATATTCATCTTCAATTATAAAATCCAAAATATTTATATCGCTGCTGTTAAATTGCGCGTTCACAATGATGTCGGGCGTGGTGCTGCTCATGCTTGCCATTTTTCTTATAGTAACGTTTACTTTAATATATTTGGCAATTTATTTCGAGTTTGACGAAACGACTTTCACAAAACGACTCCAAGTGTTGACTGAATATGTAAAGCGCACCAACGCCGATGAACCCACTCCCAACGTAATAGGCTACGTGTCGAATATTATGCAAAACACTTATATTGTGACGTGGTTTAATTCCGCTGATTTGACTACTTATCACGAAAGCGTGCACGATGACCAGATTGAAATATTTAATTTTCTAAACCAAAAATTCGAAAATGTTGATAAAATTGTTTATGAACGCGTTCGCGCAAACGATGAAAACGCCAACGAGTTCATTTTAGCGGGCGACAAAGATGACGTAACTATGAAATGTCCTGCATATTTTAATTTCGATTACGCCCAATTGAAATGCGTTCCCGTCCCGCCGTGTGCCGGTAAACCCGCCGGTTTATATCCAATGGACGAACGGATGCTAGACACGTTGGTATTGAATCAGCACGCGGATAAAGATTATTCTAGCAACGCGGGATTGTATCACCCCACTTTGTATGTCAGATGTTTTGCAAACGAAACTCATGCCGTCGAAGAGTGTCCAAACAATTACACATTCGACGCGACAACCGGTCAATGTAGAGTCAACGAGTTGTGCGAAAACAGACCAAACGGTTACATTTTGTCATACTTTCCCGACCACCTGCTTGTTAACCAGTATATGCAATGTTCAAACGGCCGCCACACCGTAGCCGAATGCCCCGCCAATAAAATATTTGACCGCAACTTGATGTCGTGCGTGGAGGCGCACCCGTGCGCGTTTAACGGCGCCGGGCACACATACATCACGGCCGACATCGGCGACACGCAGTATTTTAAATGTCTCAACAATTCCGATTCGGAATTAATAACTTGCATCAATCGAAAAAGAAATTCTGAAAACCAATACGAATGCGCGGGCGATTCTCGATGCATAGATCTGCCCAACGGCACGGGCCATCAAGTGTTCAAACACATCGACGATAACATTTCGTACGACAGCGGGCAATTGATGTGCGATAATTTCGAAGTTATTTCCGAAATTAGATGTGACCAATCAAACGTATTTGAAAACAAATTATTTATGGGTAAATTTAAATTAAACATACAATTCCCCGCCGAAGTATTCGACGGGATTTCTTGCGTGCCGTCGACCGGGCAGAATGTTGAATTTTTACGTTCCACGTTTGCTATTGAAAATATTCCGAACCATTACGACATCGACATGCAAACTTCCATGTTAGGTAAAATAAAAATGATAAAACAACTAATGTCCGACAACGTGTTAAACGAAGACGCCGTGTTTGCACAATGGCTTTTGTATGCGAGAGACAAGAACGCTATTGGATTAAATCCGTTCACTGGCGAACCTATAGATTGTTTTGGAGAAAATTTGTATGACGTGTTTGACGCCAGCCGCGCAAACATTTGCAACGATTTTGGTACGAGCGTTTTAAAAACGCTCAATTTTACAGACGGCGAGTTTTTAAACGTGCTAAGCAGCACTTTAATTGGCAGAGATGACGATTATCGACAATATTGCGCTCTATCGTACGAAAATGGCCAAAAAATCGTAGAAAACGAACATTTTCAACGGCGTATATTGACCAATATACTACAGGCGGACGTTTGTGCGGACATATATACTACATTATACAGAAAATATACTACACTTAAATCTAAATATACTACAACTCCCGTTCAATATAACTACACTCTCGTAAAACGGCCCAAAAATATGGAATTATATGGGCCAAATACACGTTTAAAAAACGCTACGATTTCTGAAACCGCTCCAATAATTCCTCCTATATTTAATCCTTTTGAAAACCAGCTAATTAACAAACAAACCGAATCGATTTTACCTATATTTAATCCTTTTCAAAAAACAAACGGCATATGGTACAGCGAGCCTGGTGGCGACGACGATCATTGGGTAGTGGCGCCACCAAATCCGCCACCTCAACCACAACCCGAACCTGAACCCGAACCTGAACCAGAACCAGAACCGTCGCCGCTAATATTGGACAATAAAGATTTGTTTTATTCATGCCATTATTCGGTTCCGTTTTTTAAACTAACTAGTTGCCATGCGGAAAATGATGTAATTATTGACGCTTTAAAAGTATTACGCGATAACGTCAAAGTTGACACGGAATGCGAATCGGCTAAAGACCTTTCGCACGTTTTAAACGCGTACGCGTACGTGGACAATGGAGTCGGTTGTCGATCTCTGTACGACGGAGACGCGATAGTAGTAAAAAAAGAGACCGTGCCCAGTCATGTGTATGCGAATTTAAACACACAATCTAACGATGGTGTTAAATATAACCAATGGCTGCACGTTAAAAACGGTCAATACATGGCATGTCCTGAAGAGTTGTATAACAACGATGAATTCAAATGTAACGTAGAATTAGATAAATTATATTATTTAGATAATTTGCAAGAAGATTATATTGCATAATCTAACAAACATTTAATTTAAAAACAAATGACATCATCCATCGGTCGAGTTTTACCAGTAGAATTCTACTCGTAAAGCGAGTTGGTACGGGTCGTGTGCAAAAGATATGACATCAGCTTTGAAAAACAAATGACATCATCCATTGGCCGAGTTTTACGAGTAGAATTCTACCAGTAAAGCTAGTTCATGGGAGTTCAAAGATAAGCTTTGAAAAACAAATGACATCATCCATCGGTCGAGTTTTACCAGTAGAATTCTACTCGTAAAGCGAGTTGGTACGGGCCGTGTGCAAAAGATATGACATCAGCTTTGAAAAACAAATGACATCATCCATCGGTCGAGTTTTACCAGTAGAATTCTACTCGTAAAGCGAGTTGGTACGGGCCGTGTGCAAAAGATATGACATCAGCTTTGAAAAACAAATGACATCATCCATCGGCCGAGTTTTACGAGTAGAATTCTACCGGTAAAGCTAGTTCATGGGAGTTCAAAGATAAGCCTCGAAAAACAAATGACATCATTTATCGGCCGAGTTTTACCAGTAGAATTCTACTCGTAAAGCGAGTTGGTACGGGCCGTGTGCAAAAGATATGACATCAGCTTTGAAAAACAAATGACATCATCCACTGATTGAGTTTTACGAGTAGAATTGTACTTGTAAAGCGAGTTGATTTTTTATTAAATGTTATTGCTAAAAATAAGCAAATATATAGTCCGCCACACTACAAAATTTTTATTATTTTCAATATGCAGCACGCTAACATTGTTTTGAACGACTCCGTGTATTCTGTGCCCGTTTTAATAAAAAATGACGCTATTTTTATTCGCAAAATGGATTTACCGTCAACAATACGTTATAAACATCACGTTTTAAATTATTTAAATTTGTACCCTAACGTTGCAATTGTAAACGAATATAATTGTAACCGTGTTACAAAAAACAATTATGTTACAAAAAACAAAACGGCAAAAAGTTTACAAGATTTATGTTTAAACAAAATAGCTGTTTCGTTGAAAAAGCCTTTTCGCAAAATTAAATTTCTACACGCGGCCCAATTGATGAGAGACACCATACTTTCTTTAAAATTGCCGTTTGTGTTTAATCCGATTTTGCTGCAAAAAAAAATACCGCTTCATTGTAGAGTGGGATATGTACAAAAATCAAAATTGGAACGTTTAGATAAATGTATTCGAGGCCATGCAGTTACAGAAGAGCAACAGAAACAAGATTATTTGATTGATTTTTTTTGTACAGTATGTGCTTTGGATGTTTTTAAAATAAAATAATATATTTATATACTCGTTTTATTGTGTAGTGTTACAAACAAATGACGTCATGCGTCATTATTTAGTATATAAATTCGGATCAATTGTCTACAATTGTATTATTTGTGTGGAGGCGACAACGACATGAAGCTGTTGGCAATTTTAATTTTATTTTATTCATTTTTAATAAATATGCAAGCTGCGCCGTCACATTATGAAGCAAATAGATGTACATTGTCGACTCGCATCGGCTGGAACAGCGACGGCGACCAAGATCCTAACATTTATTGGAGGTGTTAAATAAAACATTATTTTATCTAAAACATTTTTTATTTAAAATTCCAAATAATCTGTGCAAACATTAAACACTGTAGGTATTTTTAAATCTTGCCACATACGAACGACGCACGGCCTATCATCAAACACGGCCACTATATTAAATTTGTTTTGAACATTATCGTTGAACAATTTCAATTTTAATAAATAATCTTTACAAGTATCGTTCAAGGGTCTCATAAACAATTTATATGAATTGATATTAAAATACTTTTCTATCCAATTTTGAGTGGGCTGTTTGCAAACAACGCTCCGACCGCTCATAAACACGATTATTGCGTTGTGGCAGTCTGCTAGATGCTTGACGCAACTAATAACGTCTAAACGAGCTTCATCCTGAGCGACTCTATTGTCGAAATCATAAAACGATCTATTTGTGGGTAGAGCCACCGTGCCGTCTAAATCGCACAATACGGCATTGGGGAATTTATCCCCGAGAGGAACGTAATATTCAAAATTGCTTATACCCAGAAACTTTTTGTATTGCTTTTTAATAGTTTCCGGATTCAAAGGAAATTTATCAGACCGTTTATAATTGCGTTCCAATGCCGTTTCCAGGGAAACGTTTATTATGCGTGTATCGAATTTGTAATCGTGCGTAACGGCCAATTTTTGCCACATTTTTGTGGCCTGCGGATTCAAATTTGTATCACTAACAACCACATTGATGTCTTTTTTTGTCGCCTTTAAAAATTTTTCAACGCACGCTTTTGTGACTTGTTCTTCTTTGGACTGTCTGCACTTGTGCGGTTGATTGTAAAACGCATTCAATTTTGTATAATCGCCGTTTAAAAACAACTCAACTCGCACGTCGTCCCTGTTAATTTCTAAATAATTTTTAAGACTTTTAGCGTACGTGCTTTTTCCCGAACCCGAAATTCCTATTAACACCAACAGCTGTTTGCAAAGAGGCGATTCAACCGGCGCCGTTGCGGACTTGTTTGGCGCGGGCTTTGTAATATTTTTAATGATTTTAATTTTTTCTGGCTCGGGCAATTTTAAAAATTCATTTTCTACGTCGGTCGTTTGCGCTTTGCGACATCTGTACGCCAAACATTTCCAGGGCAGATTTTTAACCAATTCATTAAAACGTTCCTGATTTAAAGTCAACCCCAATTTCATAGTGTCTATAGTAAATTTGTTCGTAAACGTGTTTCTGGCTTCCACATATGGCTCCACAATATATTTTAAATGAGGAAATAACGCTAAAAAATCATCATGTTCTCCATTTAGTACGAGTCGCGCTAATTTAGTCGGACTTTCGGTTCGACTCTGACTTTTGTGCATGTTCAAATACACGTCGCTTTTAATCTTGCACAACGGCGTGTCGTCTTTATTGTAGACCACAAATCCTTCTTCCATATTTTTCAACTGGGCAGCGTGCTCGACACACTCTTGAACGGACGCAAACTCGTAGCATTTTGGATATTTGCAAAACGGCAAGTTTGAACAATAAAAATAATCGCCCGTTTTATTGTTTCTGCTTGCCAAATACCACAGCGTTGGGTGTTTGTCGTAAATGGTTACGATCCTGTTGTAGCAACTTGTCAATTCAAACATGTGCGTCGATGCACAGTCTAAGAATTCATTACATAACGCTTGAAATTGGTCGTCGCTATTAACTTGCAAAGCTTGCATAATTAAACTCTTAAAAGTTTTGTCTGAAACGCAGAAATTTTCTGCAAAAGCGCTTCCTCGAGTGCTCGCATGCCAAACGTTATTGTAGTTGTATATTTTAATCAAACTTCCGTCAATTTTTTCGTAAAATTTAAAAATTTCTTTAGATTGAAACAGTTGATGATGAACATTTTGATCGCCCACGTTTTGTAACAATTCTTGAAAATTAAAAAACCGATCAAAAGATCGCGACACGACGTCGTACGTGCGAGCGTGCAGAATTAAACCGCGACACTCCATCACCACCGGATGATCGCGATTGCGTTCGAACGATTCGTAATTCAACACCAACAAATCGTGTTCAGAATAATTTTTAATTTTAATTTTAAACGCGTCGCGCACATTTTTTATTCCGCCACTTGCAAGCAAACGCGATACTTGCAACATGATCGTCGTTTAATTGTGTCGTTACAACGATCTTAACGTTATTATATACTGATTGGTTTGACTCGATTACAAACGTGTTTTAAAGTGTCGTATAATATCGAATAGTTGCAATGTATTATTATTATTATTTTATACACCATGAATACAAGGGCTTGTGTCAGCAATAACAAAGCAATATTTATGAAAGCTTTGGGTTTGCAGCCACAAAGCAAATTAAAAATTATTGCGCATAAAATACTAGAAAAATGCAAACACCGCTCATACGATCGTTTTAAAGGTGTACAAGTTGTGAAGAATGAATTAAAAACATATAATTTAACGCAGCAACAATACAACGAGGTGCTCAACCAATGCGCCATATACGACAATCGCTGGCGCGACACAAACAATTGGGATTATACTAGCGAAAAAGGTGTAAAAATAAACAAAAGACATATATATAGAATAAATTTTAATTCTAAAACCAAAGAAATCAAAGAATATTATTACATTAAAATGGAGTGTTATGTGATTAATCTACATTGATTGTAACGTTTGTGGTGATTGTGGCGTTCGTGACATATTTGTACGTTTTTTGTTGTAACTCTGTATATTCGTTTTGCAATAAATTTTTATGTTTAATCAATTCAATGTTTTTATTTGATAAAATTTTATTTTCACTACTCAATTTGGTATTTTTGGCAAAGAGTTTTGCATAATCGTCACTGAGCGACTTTAGAGTTTTTTCGGCGGTTATTCGTTTGAGCTGCAACTCTTTTACCGATTTGTGCATGTTATTATAGTCGGTTTTCATAACGTTAAATTTTTCTTGCATAGAAACATATGCCTGCTGCAGTTTGTCTACGGCCAGCTTTTGTTTTATATTAAATTGAGCCTGTTCGGCGATATCTGTTTTTAACTTTTTTAATGTCAATTGCAAATCAGACAAAGCGGTGGCGTTACCGCTCGCGTCGTTGTCCTCTGTGTCGTCCAACAAGCTCTTTTCAAACAACACGCTGGCCAAGGACGCCGCATCAAAGTTGTCATTCGCTTTATTCCACTGTGCGACACTCGAAGCGGTGCATTTAATCACGTCAACAACGTTTCGGTTTACACTATACACGTTAAAATGCAAACTTTCAACTCTGCACAAAGGACATTGTATTCTTTTTCGTTTTCTAATTTTTCGAATGCACATTGAACACAACTGATGCTTGCACGTGTCCAATTCCAACACGGGTATTATATTCAATCTGTCTAAAAGTTGCAAATGATAATTTTTAATTTCGGCGACCGAAAAACAAATATTGCATTGCAATTTTACAAACTCCATGTTTAAACAGGCGCGGCTGCGATGCCGGGGCCTCCTATACCGCCTGCTGCAGTCGCTACGCCGCCAACCGTAGAAATAGGATTAAATCTTGGATAATCGGTTGTCAAAAAATTATTTTCTGAATTGATTATTTGGTAGCCCAAAAATAATGGAACATATGTAGGGTATTCTTCGTATCCACTGAGCGTTCTATCCAGTTCACGTGTGTCGCCTTCGAATTTCAATACGTTTCTAATTTGTAAACGATTGGGTTGGCTTTTAATGATGTCACTGCTTCTTATCGGATTGTACAATTCGGTACCGGAGGGCACGGACGCCACCAAGCCGGTCTCGTCGATTATACACGTGGCGCAATTTCTGAACCGCAATTCCTCCGTGTCAATTTGCAAGTACTCGGGCGCCACGGCGCGCCGAATTAAGTTTTGCAAAAATCCCGTGTAGTTGTTGAAATACTGATCGCCGGCGCCGCGCGTAGCAGGAACGGCGCGCGCGGTGTTCACGTCAAAAAAACGCAGTTCGTCGCGCGCCACCCTCGAACAAAACGTGTTGGGGTTCGTGGTGTCTAGAATGCTTTTCGTGGCCGAATAAACGCTGTGTATGACGCGTTGCGTATTATTCGTAAAACCCTCTGTGTATTTTAAATTTTCACATATAGCATTAACCGCGGCTTCATTATTGTATATCAAATGAAAAATTAATTGTTCAGCTTGCATCATGCTAGTCAAATTGAATACTTCTTGATAGTTATTTGCGCTAGGTACTAAAATTCGTTTTATGCCTCTCTCTTTATGACCCACCAAATGTCTAGCTATTGTCATTTTAAACTGGTTGTCGTCTTCGTCAAAAATAGGTAAAACCATTTTTGACATTTTAAAACGTTTCATGAGATGGCTGTTGCAAATAAACCATCCGTCGTCGTGGTACGCGTCGGCCGAACACGGCGATTTGTAGGTTATGCACGCGTCGAACGACACGATGGACGCAAAAATGCAGCGATTCATTCTCATTTGTCGCGGCGCCACACCCACGGGCACTAGCGCCATATTGTTGCCGTTATAAATATGGATTACGGCGATTTTGTGATTGAGAAAGAAATCTCTTATTCAATAAATTTTAGTCAAGATTTATTGTATAAAATTTTAAATTCTTATATTGTTCCTAACTATTCTTTAACACAACATTATTTTGATTTGTACGACGAAAACAATTTTCGTACACGTATCCCTCTTCGAAACGCTGCTGACGACAATGTGATATCGAGCGTAAAGAAGACTAATCTTAAACACAAAAAATTTGTTTATTGGCCAAAAAACACCAACGCTCTGGTGCCATTGGTGTGGAGGGAAAGCAAAGAAATTAAACTGCCTTACAAGACCGTTTCGCCCAATCTTAATAAAATAATTAAAGTGTACGTGTACCAACACGCGCAAATTGAAATAAAGTTTGAGCACGTTTATTATTCAAAAAACGACGTGGATTTATTCGACTCTATGATGGCAAATAAAATTACCAAATTGCTGACTTTGTTGGAAAAAACAGACGCTGTAGATACGTTGCAAAACTCGCAAGTGGGCAGCGATGAAATTTTGGCCCGGCTACGTTTAGAGTACGAATTCGACGGTGATATGCCCGACGACATGCAATTAAACACAATGTGCGACATGATCGCGAACATTGAAAAGCTGGCCGACACGCAAAACATATCACCGTTTGTGCCGCTGACCACGTTACTGGACAAGATGGCTTCTCGAAAATTTGAGCGGGAGCAGCAAATCGTGTACGGCGACGACGCGTTCGACGACAAGTCCGTTAAAAAGTGGGCGCTCAAATTGGACGGCATGCGCGGCAGAGGTCTGTTTATGCGCAACTTTTGCATTATTCAAACCGACGACATGCAATTTTACAAAACCAAAATGGCAAATCTATTTTTGCTAAACAACATTGTAGCTTTTCAGTGCGAAATTATGGACAGGCAAAAGATTTACATTACGGACCTGTTGCAAGTTTTTAAATACAAATACAATAATCGCACACAGTACGAGTGCGGCGTGAACACGTCGTACACCGTAGACGCCATCACGGCCATCGAATGCATAAACTACATGAACAAAAACGTGCAAAGCGTCGTGTTGACCGACACGTGTCCCGAAATTGAGCTGCGTTTTCAACAATTTTTTGACCCGCCCATACAAAACGCCAATTATACGACCGTGTCCATTGACGGGTACGTCGTGCTAGATGCTAATTTAAAATATGCCAAATATAAATGGATGCCGACCGTCGAGCTGGAATACGACGCCGCCAACAAACTGTTTAAAACCCTCAACGGCCCTTTAATAGATTATGAAATATTAACTGATTTGCCGACGCTATCACACGAAAACATTTACGAGTGCGTAATAACGGACACGATAGTTAATGTGATTAAACATCGCCCCGACCGAATTGTACCTAATTAAAGAATGTTTAATGGATAAAACGAACAATCAGAGCTGCTAAATTCGACACATTTGTCGCTGACATACGAATAGCCGTTTTTTTCAAATATTGTGCGACAAGTTAGTATATATAACGGAATGCCAAAATAATTGCAATGAAATATCCCGTTACAATTCCACGGCACAGCATATGTTGCTCGAGTTCTATCAGTTGCACACAACGGCCTAAGAAAATCTATCAATGCTTCGTTTGTATCTATATTAGAAGGATAATACATTGGTTCTCCTAAAGGATTGGGTGTTGGTGTAGGCGACGGAGGAGGTGTTGGTGTAGGTGTAGGAATAGGCGACGGAGGAGGTGTTGGTGTAGGTGTAGGAATAGGCGACGGAGGAGGTGTAGGAATAGGCGACGGAGGAGGTGTTGGCGTAGGTGTAGGAATAGGTGTAGGAATGGGTGTAGGAATAGGTGTAGGAATGGGTGTTGGTGTAGGTGTAGGAATAGGTGTAGGAATAGGTGTAGGAATAGGTGTAGGAATAGGTGTTGGTGTTGGCGGTTCTATTGGCGCAGTTGGTGTGTTTGATTTTGTTAATATTTTTAAAGTTAAATAAATAATTATTAATAAATTTATTGTAATCACTATAAAAATAATATACATTTTGCTTAAATAATAAAATTTTTATTATATTAGTTGTTTTATTATAAATTTAACAGCTTTTTGTATTCTACCCACGTCATGCGTTCGTAATGATTTGGAGGTTTTTTATTTCTTTGTATCCATTTGTAATCGTTGATATGGTTGTGAAACATCATGCTGACGTATGCCATTAAATTTTTCATCAACAAATTATTCGACACGGTTACGGCGTCCGAACTGGCGATTTCTTGTTGGTAAGAATCGACAAAAGTAATGTCCGTGCCATATTTCTCTTTGTCTAGTGCGATTTCTATTAATTCAATATGGTATATTATATAGCCTTTGACGTTCATATAGTGGTCTCGGCACATGGCACACTGCAATATAAAAAATATATTGTAAAACAGCACTTTCATCGTTTTTAATTGCTGCATGACCAAATCTAAACTGCTTTTGTCTCGCGTGTACACCATGTCGTCTATTATTAAACTGAGAAAATGAATGGTGTCCCATATAGTGGTGAACGTGTATGTAAAGCTTTTGGGTTGACACGAACGCAAATTGAGTTCTGTGGTTTTGTCCATAAATTCTATGCGAAACTGTTGAAGGTCCATGTCGGGTGACGCGTTTGCGGCCCATTCAATCAACTGTTGCACTTCATATTTTTGAATGTCTTTGTATTTCATCAGACATGCGAAATGATATAAGTAAGTCGCTTGCGACGACAACAGTTTGGTAAGGTGTGTCGATTTTGAAGCTCGCAAAAGGTCTATTAGACGAAACGAGTACAGCAAGTAACTGTCTTTGTACCGAGAAAAAAGCGGCGTCAGCGGAATCATGGCGACAGGCAAAACTGTCGTTCTGTACTTATGCCAAGCGCCAGCGACGACAACGTTGTACGTTAGCGGCGATACGGAGGCCGATGAGCCGATTATCTATTTCGAAAATATTAGAGAGTGTCTCACGGACGACCAATGCGACAAATTTACCTATTTTTCTGAAATCAAACAAGAGCAAGCCTTATTTATGAAAAAACTTTATAAACATTTAGTGCTTAAAAACGAAGGCGCATTTAATAAACACCACGTGTTGTTCGATGCAATGATTATGTATAAGACATATGTGCAATTGGTGGACGAATCGGCGTTCGGAAGCAACGTTTTAAACTATTGCGAGCAATTTATCACGGCTATTTTTGAAATCTTTACACTCGGCAGTAAAATCGTAGTGGCCGTACCCCCGAATTGGGAAAACGATAATTTAAGTGTACTTTTGAAACATTTACACAACCTAAATCTCATTGGAATTGAAATTGTACAATAACAAAAATTAAACATGTGGGGAGTTGTGTTAATCGTCATTTTGCTTATCGCGTTCTACCTATATTGGGTGGGCAAATTAAACCTCAATTCCATAAACGAATCGTCGCCCAGTTTGGCGCAAAGCAGCGACTCGTTGCAAGTCGACCCCGAAACTAACCAGCTCAACGTAAAGCTTAACAGCGGCCGAGTGTCCAACGTGCGCATCGCGCACGGCGATAATAAACTGAGCCAAGTGTATATTGCCGAAAAACCGCTATCTTTAGATGATATAGTTAAAGAAGGGTCCAACAAAGTGGGCACTAACAGTGTTTTTCTGGGCACCGTATACGATTATGGAGTTAAATCGCCAAACGCGCCCAGCACTTCCAGCAACGTAACCATGACGCGCAACACCGCCAATTTTGATATTCGGGAATTCAAGTCCATGTTTGTAGTGTTCAAAGGAATGACGCCCGCTAAAACGGTCGAAGACAGCGGAATGCTGCGTTTCGAATTGGACACGCTAACGGTGTGTTTGATTGACCCTAACGCGTCGCCGCTGTCTGAACGCGAGGTGCGCGAGTTGCGAAAATCCAATTGCACACTCGTTTACACTAGAAACGCGGCAGCCCAACAAATCTTATTGGAGAACAACTTTACTGTCATCAATGCTGAACAAACTGCCTATCTTAAAAACTACAAATCGTATAGGGAAATGAATTAATAAAACAAAAAAATAAAAATTTTATATAATTTATTAACATACAAAATTTGGCACGCTGATGTTCAAATCATTCCTGTTCAAAGCCATTGACATGTTGTAAAACACATTTGTAGTCTTGTTGTAATTATTTTTAAATTTATTTTTTATTTGTTGCAATAAAACCTGTTCATTAAACGCAAACGACTTTGAATTGCTAGCATTTATATTTTTTTTGTAATTGTACTGAACAAACGAGGGATGTAAAAAATTTTTCAAATGTTGCACGGCAATACCTATCATTTCCTCCATCTTGTCCTCTCCAATGGTGATGGAGGCGCTGCGTGCCGTTTTAATGTTTAAAATGTATATGAGCGCATACAGAGGGCTGTTATTGGTGCTCAAGCACATCAAATTATGTTTGTGCATCGGGTCGTTGTTCAGTAAAGTTTTGTAGATTACAAATCCAGTTTTAGGATCGCGCTTGTACATCAGTACGTGCGACAAAAACAAACGCACCGGCGTGACTAGCGCCTCATAATACATGCTTTCTATGGGAAACTGTTTAGATTTAATGTGCTCGTACACGGAACCGGCAAACTTGACGCTGTCCACAAATTTGTGATTCGTGTAAACGATCAAAAACCTGTCCTGCACACCGTCGTCGTAATCGTCCACGTACAACGGTTTGTTGTTTACAATTAACATTTTATAATTGGCCTCGTACTTTAACAAGCCCTGGTATTTTCTACTTTTAGAGTCGCTCTTGCTCGAATCGGCATGCTTTTTAAAATACGACTCGCTGCACTGTTTCAACTCGTTTATGGTGTACAACTGCGAATTGAGCTTGCTCACCTCTTTGTCGCTCGTCTCTTTGTTCGATTCTCCGGTGTGGTTGTCGTCGTCAAACTTGTGCATCAACACGAGGTAGTCTAACAGTTCGAAAAACGACGATTTACCCGACCCCGGTTCGCCGGGCATGTACACGGCCTTCTTTCCGTAGTCGACGGGAATCGCCAAACTGGCGGCGAAATGCATCAGCATAATCGCGTTGGCGTGATTAAAATTTGTGAAACGTTTAAAATACAAATACCCTTCGACGATCTTTTTTAAATAATTGTACGAATAGTCTTTCAAATCTATCTTGGACATGATGATGCGCATGTAGAACCGCGTCAACCATGTGGGCAAATCGTCCGTGCTGCGAGCCAATATGATCTTGTCCCACCACACATTGTACTTTTTTAAAATGATCAACGCGTCGGCGTGATGCGTGTAAAATTTACAAATGTTATCCGATTCCTCGAACTGCACGTCGGGTTCGCGCGCAACATCATCGCGCAATTCGACTAAAAACTCGCGTTTATTGTTAAACTTGTTCATCAACATGTCAACGTATTCGATTTTATGAATAGTACGATATAAATACTGTATAATTTTGTTGTGCTCTTTGAAAAAAAACTCCCCGTGTTGGTTAACATATTCGTTAATCGTGAAAACCAACCTGGTCGACACGTACGTTTTGTTCGTAAAGATCAACATCCACATTAACTCGCTCAATTCCGCGTCGTTGCCAAACAGATCCGTCATCAGGCATACTTTTAACGCTTTTCTGTTAATTTTTATTTTTCGGTAACATTTGCATTTGGGCCGAGACCCCGCTACAGTGGATCGGCACGGTTTGCATTTCAAGTTGTGCAACATGTCCGAAACTTTGTCTTTGTTCACGTACAGCGCGAGCGTAATCAAATTTTCGTCGTCCAGATTCCACAAGTCCCGAAACAGGTCGTTTAATGCAACACGCGTGTCTGCTTGGCACGTGTTGCAATTGCCCATGTAGTTGACTATGGCCATGTTGGTTTTTAACATTTTCACATCCCGGCACATTTTGGCGATATGGTACGTTTTATAAATGCTAAGCTCGTCGGCGCTAGTCGACAACATGTAGTTAAACGCATCCTCCGGTAAATATTTTTCGTCGGTAGGTTTGCGATACGTTTGCGGCAACGTGGTGCCGAGCAAAAACGGGCAACTCGAATGAAACGTGTTTGTGAACACGTTGTATACACCGTGCGTCGTCAAATATAAATATTTCCAATTGTTAAATTTAATATTGCTCAATTTGTAGCAATTGCTTTTGGTCAATTTAAATAAATCATCTTCTTTTTTTACAATTTGATAGTGTTTGCCGTTAAAAACTAAATTAACCCCGGTCACGACGTTTTCTAGTTTTCTAAAAAACCCTTTACACACAATATCGGGAGGCAAATTTAGGGCCATAACGTTTTCGTACGTGTACGCCCACAATTCGTCGTAATCCAAATTTTCGTTTTTGGCCGACAACGTCAAGTATATCATATAATGTATACCATAGTAATAGCCCAACGAAACGCACAACTTGGTGTCGTCGAAATCGAACCAATGATTGCACGCCCTGTTGAATACGATTTTTTCTTGTTTCTTGTACGGCTCGCATCGTTTTAAAGCTTCTTGTAACGCTTCTTTGTCGCAGGCAAATAAAGATTCGCATAACAACTCCAAAAATAATTTGATATCGGTTTCTCTGTACGAAAAGTTTTCGTTTTTAGTCAGCAATTTCCAAAGCACGTATATTAGGAAATCAAAATTTTTAAATTTACTTTTTTCTAAATATTTTTGTATAACGCCTGCATCGTCGGCCTGTTCGTGTGCCGCCAAAACTTTAACCATGTTTTCGTTGATCGCTATAAGCCCCAAATTGATTTGGGTTTGAATGTAGTCTGCGTTTTCGCTGCTCGCCGAAATAATCGGAACGACGCGGGGCTTTTTAGCGCGCGCCTCGTTCAATTCAATGTCATTTTTATCAAAATTGTTTTCGTCAAAAACTCTTAAACTTTTAAGATTAACGTTGACAATGTGCTTGTATTTGGCGACAGTGATGCATTCTTCCAAATTGATATCATCCCTGATGTAATTGAAAAAATTTTTATCCGAATTGACCAGCTCGCCATTAACTTTGCAGGTGGCTACAGTGCCGTCGGCCATTTTGAGTATAAATAAATCTTCGTGGGTGTCGTTAAATTTTGTTTTTCCGTTCACAAATAGCGTCTGCGGCGGGTCGTGGTTTGTGCGCAGGCTCAACTCCACGTTGAGAAAACACTTTGGGTCGAAAACAAACAGATCCACGGGACCCAATTTTTTGTTGTGCATAATCGGTATTGTGGGTTCTATGACTATTCCAAATTTTATGTTTAGAAACAGCTGCCAGCCGTTAAAAGAAAAGGCTTGCTCTTTAGGCCAATTGGGCCAATAATAATAATCGCCCGCTTGCACGCACTTGTTGATGTACCCGGGATCGGTGCTTTTGAAAAAATCCTCAAAATTGATGTACTTTTGAATGACATCGTAATGTTTTTTCAATATAAACGGCTTTACAAAAATGCAAAAGTCGTTGCTCTCCAACACCCAATCGTGGCCGTTTAACGTTTGCGCAACTTGTTTTTCTGCGGATTCGTCGTTATCTTCGCAAGACAAAATTGCATTGTGATTCGCACACGAACCGTTAAAATCATTTCTAATTGTGTTTAAGAACTGTTGAAAGTTGTTGACATACTCGAACAATCGGCGTGTTCCCGTTCGCGTGTTTCTGATAATCAAATGATTTGCATCCTGCAAATTATTAATCTCGTACGTTTTATCTTGAGGCACGTCTTTTAAAAAGAATTGCAAAATGTTGTCAATCATGTTGGCTATCGCGTTTGTGCTTTTTGTATTTATTTATTTAATAATTTCAATCCAAAATCACCATCCATTCTTACATAGAATCGAAACGCTAATTCAAGATTTCGATAACACCCTGTTGTTTGGAGCGTATGTACAAATCTACGATCTAAGCACGCCCGCCCGCACCGAACGATTGTTTATTATTGCGCCCGAAAATGTTGTGTTGTACAATTTTAACAAAACGCTTTATTACTATTTGGACTCGGCGAACGTGTTTTGCCCTAACGAGTTTAGCGTGACCACGTTCACGCAATCCACTATTAAAACGATCAACGAGACGGGAATATATGCCACCGCATGCACGCCGATCAGCAGCTTGACGCTAATTGAACATTTTGCAACATTAAAAAATAACGTGCCCGATCACACGCTTGTTCTCGATGTGGTCGACCAACAGATTCAGTTTTCAATACTTGACATTATCAATTATTTGATTTACAATGGCTACGTGGATTTGGACAACCAAAATGTTTAAAAATACGGAAATATTACCGCAATTTTGTCAACGGGCTGCTAAAGGTGTTTACCGTGCAAGACGACAAAGAAAACTGGATGGTGGCCAATCCGTTTGCAGAAGCGTTAAAATATTTAAGACCTAACAAAGCTATTTGTGAAAAAGTTTCTCAAGAAAACCAAAAAAAACTGTGGTCACACCGAATTGACCGTTAATTTGGACCGACGGCTAAATTCGCTGAATTGCGGCCGCGCCGCCCACCACCAGATGCAGTACGTGTTGCAGACCGAGCCCATCGCAAATTACACGCTGCTCGAAAAGCTGATGAAACACGAGCTGAAAGCGTACCGCAACAACGGCAAAGTCTACTGCACGGATTTCGAGCACATCAAGCGCGCTCGAAACGTGTTTGCGGCAATTGTCGCAAAACTAACCCGTTCAGTTTGTTTTGCGCTTTTGTCGAGTCGTCACGCGTCGTTTGTAAATAAAAATGTCTCAAGTTAAAATCGGGCAGTTTAAATTCGGCCAGGACGCGTTCACGCTCAGATACGTGCTCGGCGGCGAGCAGCCGGTCAAGTTTGTTGCCAAGGACATCGCCAGCAGTTTAAAATATGGAAATTGTAAAGACGCTGTAAGCAAACACGTGGATAAAAAATACAAATATACGTATAGCGAGCCGGGAGCGCGAATCGCGCCCCCGGGTTCGAACAGCGTGGCCAGGCAGGGCGACCCGTTGTACCTGCAGCCGCACACAGTGCTTATCACCAAGGAGGGCGTCATCCAGTTGATAATGAAGTCGAAACTGCCCTACGCCGTAGAATTGCAGGCGTGGCTGCTGGAGGAGGTCATACCTCAAGTTTTATGCACCGGCAAGTACGCGCCGGCCGTCGAGATGGACACGAATCATGGTGTGATTGAAGAGTTAAATAAAAAGTTAACGTTTGCCAGCGAAAGTCTGGCCGAGGCCAACGAAAAAATTATACATTTTGCCAATGCGTTGGTGACCGCCAACACCGGATTGGTGCAAGCTAACGCAATGTTAAACGAGGCGCGTAAAGATTGCGAAAACGCGCGCCGCGAAACGGCGCAGCTCGCCAACCGCATGGCGGACATCGCGCAGGACGTCATAGCCAAGCCCAGCAATCCACAATTATGCCACAGCCTGGCGGTGTGCGACATCGGCAACAACGAGTTTGCGTTCCTGCGCCCGCAAAAGCGATCGCTAAGCCGCAGCCTGAAACGGTTGGGTTTTAACAACGTTATCTTTAGCAGCGACTACGTGCCCAACTCCATGAACGTGCTGAACAAAGTGAAAGAAGCCATACCGCGCAACAAATTTAAAGCCAAGCACAACCGCATCACGTTGCTGGAAGATTACACGCGCGAGGAGCTAATGAACTTAATCGGTTCTACCATGACCGACCGACAAATTGCGCGCATGAACAGTTTGCGCAACGCGCAATAAAAATTTTTATATGTCGTCAAAACCCCAAAGCGCAAGCGTTTAAGCATTGGGTGACCAACAAAGTGCTTCCGTAATGCATAATATATACTGTTTCCTAATAATGCATAATAAATAAAACCTTTTGTAATTTAATACTGTTTTTATTAACCTAAAAATTGTACATGTTGTCGTACTCTATCAAGTTGTCGATTATCTGTTCGTGATAATTGTGCCAGTCGCGCACGGGGGTGGGGCATCGTTTGACTTTGACGTAGAAATCGTACGCGTAGTTATTAGTTGGCAGATCGTCGACAAGTGTGATCGACTTGAAAAAGTTTACATTTTTATCGCTTAAATATTTAATTACAATTTTTGGCGATTTGGGTATGCTGTTATCGTTGTGCATATCGAAAGCAAATTTATTTTCAATGAAACGTTTCTGCAAAGTGTAATCTACAATAGCGGCGGTTTGCAAACTTTGAGCTGCATCTGAACGCTCATCTTGCGTTGTAGAGCCTTCGCTAATTATAATATCAAAATATTCCTCCAGATCAACTTCGCGCATCGAGTGTGCTACATGATCCCTGCTGCCGTACGACCACAAAACCAAAACGCAGCCCATTTCGTGCAGCTCTTGCAAGCTATCGTATACAAACGAATCGCGAATTTGGACCTGTTCTTCTTCGGTTATAAGAGTGCTGTCCAGATCAAACACGACCACATGAGGAAATCCCCACGTTAAAGATTCGCTTTTGAGAGAAATTACTTTGTAATGTGGTAATAGAAACCATTCTTTAAGAAACGAATACATTGGCGGTTTGTTGTTGAGCACGCACATATGGCCCAACGCTGACGTTTTAAAGGCACGTTTGATGTTGTACCTAATGTCGCGTATATCGTCGGCGGGCGCTCTAAATATTTGCATACAATATTTGTAATTGTCTTCTATAATCTTGCATAGTTGCGGGTCGTTGCAAAATTGAAATATTACAAATTCAAAAAATTTATATTTTTCAAACCCAAGGTACTTGAGGTCGGCATATTCTCTCAAGACCAGAACATGCCGTCTGATGATGGCGTCGTTAAGACGCAAACAGATCCATTTGCTTTGAAGCGAGGAGGCCATACTTTAAAAAAATGGACTAGTCACGCCTTATTTAAACTGTTTAAAGAGTTTCGTAGTAACAAAGATTACATAAAATTGATAAAATTTTTAACAGAAAATTTCCCAAATAATGTCAAGAATAAAACGTTTAATTTTTCGTCGACCGGCCACTTGTTTCATTCGTTGCACGCGTACGTGCCGAGCGTCAGCGATTTGGTGAAAGAACGCAAACAGATTCGTTTGCAGACGGAATATCTGGCCAAATTGTTTAATAACACAATAAACGATTTTAAATTATACACGGAATTGTACGAATTTATGGAACGTAACGAAAACGCAGATTGCTGCTGTCCGTGTCAATTATTGCACAAAAGTTTATTAAACACCAAGAATTACGTGGAGAATTTAAATTGCAAACTGTTTGACATAAAACCGCCTAAATTTAAAAAAGAACCTTTTGATAACATTTTATACAAGTATTCTTTAAATTATAAAACTCTGTTGTTAAAAAAAAAAGAAAAACACACCAGCGGTGGGTGTATACGAAAAAAGAAAATCAAACACAGGCAAATATTAAACGATAAAATTATTTATTTACAAAACAGTAATAAAAATAAATTGTTCGAGCTAAGCGGCCTCAGTTTACAATCTTGCAGACACAATTTTGTGACAATCGAGAGCCAGACGAGAGCGGGTGACGAAATTGCCTCGTTCATTCGTTACTGTCAACTGTGTGGAATGTCAGGCTGTTAATAGTAGCGGGTTCTGTAACTGCGGCGACCTGTCGACGAACGGCTTCTGGATCTTCTGTACGTACGGGGCCTGCCAGGACGGCGTCTGTAGCCTGAACTTCTACGCCTGCGTGTCGGACCATATGTAGCTGCGGCTGAAGAACGGCGACGGCGACGATAAACCATGTTTAAATTGTATAATTTATGTAGCTGTAATTTTCACCTTATTAATATTTTTTACGTTTTGCGTTCGCTGACTGAACGCCCAAATATATGTTTAACTCGTCTTGGTCGTTTGAACTTTTATTGCTGTGTTTCTTAATATTTTCCATCACCTTAAATATGTTATTGTAATCTTCAATGTTAAATTTGCAATTGGACACAGCGTAGTTTTCCATGGTGGTGTAAAACATTGTGTTGGCTGCGTTGTAGTACATCCTAGTTAGCGGATAAGGATCGATGTGCTTGAGCAATCTGTTTAAAAATTCTGCGTCGTCGCAAAACGGAATTTCGGTGCCACTGTTTATGTACTGTTGCGGCTGTAGAGTTTGTATCTTTTCGCCACGTTCAATTAACAATTCTTCAATAGTGGTGCGTTTATCGCGCTGCAAAGCTACGTTTTGCAGCAAAACTATTTTGGCATACCTCATAATCGGACTGTTAAAGCAGCGCGCGAACGACGAACGCATAACGTCCACAGTCGTAAGGTCGACTGTTGTCGAGGGCATTTCTAACAAAGAACGCACCGCGTCTAACAACGTGTCCGTTTGCACTTGCGTCATTTGTAGTCTGCACGTGTAATCGTCAAAAGTAGTTTCGAGCATTTTGAACAGAGGGTGATATTTTTCCGACCGCAACAAGAATATCATGGTCATGACCACGTCGCTAATTTTGTATTCCGTCGAACTGGTGCTGTTCAACGAATAATGGTGAATAAGTTTACGAGCGGCATTTCTATAGCGACGCATGTTGATCAACTCTTCGGCGGGTTGTTGCACGGACGCCGCGGCGTTGGGCCGTGCGAATAGGTTGATTACAGGTCGGGAGACGGGCCGCGCAGGCGCTGGGTCGACAACGTTTGCGTCGCCCGCCGCGTACTGCGACGCCAGGGCTGCGTTGTTATTGAGTTGCGCGTTCTGCCCTTTGCGAGCCACTTGCACCATGAACTCGATCAGCATTCTAGTGTCAAACTCGACGCTTTGGTTTTTGTCGGATAACAAATGAAACAGTTGCGGCCATATGGCTAATTGCATAGAATCGTCTACTTTTAGGCGAAGTTTGTTAATTTCCAAAAACAATGCAACGACGCTCATCGTGACTCGCGCACTTACTCTGTAGCTATCACTTGGATCGTGTTGTCATAAATGTTTCCCAAAAAATCCAACACGTTGACCGTTTCTATTCTATTCAACTTAATTGTGGACGCGTTGGCTTGCATCGGTTGTAATAGACTACGAGCTCCGGCGGATTGTGTGGACAAAATTTTTAAACTGTGCGTCTTATTAGGCGTAACGTCGTCGATCAACAAAGACGCGGCGGTCTGCGTGTTGGCGGTATTGATGGTTTGCAGCATGTTCACGGCCGCTATTTGCGCGCTTGCCGAAGGTCTTTCCGGCCTGTTGCGCCGGTTTCTACGCGTTTGTGGAGTTTCGTCGACGTCGTCGTTATCGTTTATTGAAGCAATCATGGTTGAGTTCAATCAACAAAGATATCTCGTTGTCCAGTTGGTATTTAGTAATGATATGCCTTATAAATGTTTCTGGCACTATCATTTCAGTCATAAGAACGTTGCAAATGTCTATTTTAATGAGTTTTAGTTTATGAATCAACAGATTTATGTTTTCGTCTGAATATTTGCTCATAATAAATCGACAAACGTTGCGCAGTTCCAACTCGGCCACCGGATAAACTTTGTTGTTGGGTAAACTTTCTAGATAATGTCGTAGATAAAAACCAATGAGCACGGTGGATGCTATTTTGTTGACCTTTTTCATTTTAGTGTGGCGGCCCATTTCTATCATAAAACTTTTAAACGGCGCCAGCAACCTGTCGCCAGCGGCCACGGTAGAACTGCCGTTGCATTGGGCGCTCAAAATGCTCAACACACGTTCGTGATCTTCTTGGCGCAGTCCGACAGTCGCTTTTTTGCATTCTTTGACAAAAGGTGCGCACATGTCGCGCTTTGTGTACAGCGAATAGGCTTTGTCGCAAATCAAATTGTAAAAAAACTGCACAAATATTTGCGTTATCAAATTGTTTTCGTTAATAATGTCGCTCTCGTTTTTGTAATCGGTTCGAAGCAACACGTACAGCATCAGGGGCATTCCAAACATGGGTCGCAAAAAAATGTCCCAACCGTTTTGTAAACCCGCGTCGAGGGTGCTCAACGAACAAGCCAAGTATCGGCATTTACATTCGAAGCATTGAATTTTGTTTGCGGGTCTGCATTGCGATTGGCACATGATCGCGTTTACGTCAGGCACATCGGTCGGGCTGTAATATTTTTGTAAATACTGCATGATAATTCTAAAATGGGGCACCTGTTTGATAAATTCATCGCGCAAGAATATGGAAAAAATGTTTTTTACGTTGTGTATGTTGTCCGTGTTGTTGGCTTGATTTTCAAAACTATTTTTTATAGAAACTATACATTTATTGAATTCAGTGAAAAAAGTAAGACCTTTGCCGTCCACCATTAAGCTCTGGTCAAAATATTTAGAAAATAGAAAACACAGAGAATCGATTTCATCTTGCAACAATTGCGCTTCAAAACACACATTTTCAAAGCGGTCGTAGATGTTAAACCTTAAACTGTATTGCAATTTGTAAGCGCACATGGTGCATTCGATATAACCTTATAATATGAACGAATCCAATTCTTTGTTGATTACGCGTTTAGCAGCGCAAATACTGTCCAGAAACGTGCAATCTGTGAACGTTATCGCCGACGACGACACAATCGGGTTGGAAGAAAAGATCGACGCTCTGCACGGAATGGCGTTGGCCGTTAACAGCCCGCCGCCGTCGCCGTCGATCGCGACAACAGTGGCGACGGACGATCTAGCCGCATTGGTTTTAAAAAATAACAGCACGTTAATTTCTAACGATTTTCAACTTCGTTACAACGTGTTGCGCATGGGCGTCGTTTTTGTTAAACGCTACCCTAAATATTACAATGAAACAACTGCCGATTTGGTTGCCAATATAGAGAGTGCGTTGTCAGAATATCAAAATTATGTCAACCAAGGCAGTTATGACAACATTGAAGGTTACAATAGTTTATTAACTAAGGCGGAAGAGTTTTACGACAAAATTGATTTGCTATTTCGAAATAGCATTAATAAAATTATGAACGACGCGGAAGCGTTTGAAAACGAACAAGAAGCCGAACGGCTACGGGCCGAAGAAGCCACCGCGAATGCCGTGTTAGAGAGGCGTCAAGACGACACGTTTAATAATCGCGCAGACGCTAACATTCCCACAGCATTTAACGAGCCGCCTCCGGGACCCAGCGCGCCTCGATATATTTACGAGAGCTCGGAATCGGACGCGTACGTTGAGACCGCCCGACGCACGGCCGAAATTTACACGGACCAAGACAAAGATTATGATACAGCATACGCTTCAACCGAATACAATGTCCTCGTCAAAACGGTCCTTTTAAAATTGACCGAAAAGGCGCTCGCAAATTTGCAAAGCCGGTTGCGTATAACCACCATTGATCAATTGAAAAAATTTAGAAATAACCTCAACAACGACGTTGACGCGAACGATTTTCAAATATTTTTAAACCAAGACGATTGCGTAATATTAAAAAATTTATCCGATTTAGCGTCCAAATTTTTCAACGTTCGTTGCGTCGCCGACACGTTAGAAATGATGCTGGAAGCGATTCGCAACAATATAGAGCTGTTGCAGCCCGAAAACGATGCCGTACGACGAATAATTATAAAAATGACTCAGCAAATTATAGATTCAAACGCTCCCTTGTACAACATTGCCATGTACAAGAGCGATTATGACGCTATAAAAAACAAAAATGTTAAAGAATTGCTCGATTTGTACAACGACAGAATGCCAATCAGTTTTTTGGATACATCCGTAGCTAGTCCTCCGCGCAAAAGATCCGCGCCGCGCAGCGAGAAGCCGACACCAACCCGTCTTAGACCCGAATTTGAGGTAATATCGTCAGAGGATGAAAGAGAAGAAGACTACGAAGACATTGATTACGAAAAAGATAGAAAGCGCAGGAATATAGAAGACGAAGATTATCTTAAATTAAAAGCGTTAGAATTTAGCAAAGACGTTGTTAACGAAAAACTGCAAAAGATTATTGTGGTCACCGATGGCATGAAACGTTTGTACGAATATTGCAATTGCAAAAACTCTTTAGAAACTTTGCCTAACGCAGAAGATTTTGCCAGTCTCTTAAAAAAATTAAACGTGTACAATCTCGATCATATCGAAATGAGCGTAAATTTTTACGAGCTAATGTTTCCGTTGACATTGTACAACGACATCGATAACAACGACAAAATGTTGTCGCATCAATTAATTAATTACATATTTTTAGCCAGCAGTTACTTTCAAAATTGTGCAAAAAATTTTAACTACATGCGTAAGACGTTTAACGCTTACGGTCCTTTCAAACAAATAGACTTTATAGTTATGTTTGTAATAAAATTTAATTTTTTATGCGACATGCGCAATTTTGCCAAAGTGATCGACGACCTGGTGCCAAACAAACAACCCAACATGAGAATTCACAGCTTGTTGGTTATGCGCGACAAGGTCGTAAAATTGGCCTTCAACAATTTACAATTTCAGATCTTTTCAAAAAAAGATAAAACGCGCAACACTAGACATTTACAAAGATTGATAATGTTGATGAATGCAAACTACAATATTATATAATAAAACGTTTATTATTTACAAAATATTTATTTACATAAATTAATATATTGTTTGTACAAGTTTTTATAATCAACATTGTTTAAAACAAATTGTTTTTCAAACAAATTAAACACCTTTTTAAACAATTTTATTTCGTTATTTTTGTTTACCTCACAATTGTTATAACAAAAAATCAAAATGTTTAACATGTCTAATTTGTTTGTTGCTTTGCAGTTGTCGGTAATATAATTGCAGGTTAACCAATCAAAAGGGTCATTTTCAACATTTAATTTGTTTAAATCGTTAACAATTCTATTTTCGTTTTCTGGCATAACCGGTCCGCGTTCGTCTAACGCGTACATGACAATGTTATGGCGAATGTCGGCACGTTCCGGCGTTTCCCGTACATACTGCAATCTGTCTTGCAACTGTTGTTTCCACCGTTGAAAATATTCGACCCATTCTTGACGAAATTCACCGCGCCGCTGCATGAGTGTCACGTACAATTTTAAAGTGTCAAAATTTTTTACATGTAGTGTTAAAGTATCATCAATTCTAAATTTACCATTGGTTTTGTTTAAATCTAGTACATACGAATCGTTTATTATCAATTGATTACTTTTATTTATCGCAATTTGCACCTCATTGCTCACGTTAAACAGCATGTTTAAAATTTTAGTAGATTGTGGTGCCCGTTTGTAGTCTAAATAATATTCAACATACACATAATTAAACATGAGTTGTAAAAGTCCTTTGGCGGTGTTTAAAAGCTTGTATTTCATCATTGTGTTAATAATTTTGATCATTGACACGCTCGTTAACTTGGTCACAAACTCGTACAGCTGCAAATTTTCAATTCCATGTTTGTCTTTAAAATCTTGACGTTTACCAAACACGCCCAACTCTGGAGATTTACCGGTTAGAATGCCAACGAGCCCCGTGTACAAATCCAAATGTTTTACGTCGTTGCCCGCATCGTCTTTTGTGTGGCGGTTTTTTAATATTTCTTTATTGTCGATATATTTTGCAAACGTTTCTCGATCACATTTTGAATATATATAGTAATCGGCGTCGCTGCTATCGACAGCGTATCCTTTGGCGCGACTGCCTGTATCAATGCAAATGTAGACCATATTAGCTAATTACTAGATTTAAAAACCTGTGCCAATCCTTATATATGAGTAGTAGTTATATTTTAAAACGTGTTTAACAACAATTTACACTCGATACGATTGTGTTTTACCAGTAGAATTGTATTCGTAAAACAAGATTGTAATTTTTGTGTACAATATTTAAGTATAACATTATGACTTCCAACAATTTTGTGGATGTGGATACATTTGCGAGGCAACTAATCACAGACAAGTGCAGCGCTCTAATTAAAAATGCAGATTTATTACCGGCAAACATATTGGAGATTGTAGAAAAGGCTAGAGATAAATATTTTGAAGAACCTAGTCAAAAAAATTATGAATACATTAAAAAGTTGTTTTTGCGCACTAAATATATGGACGATTCCATAGATTATAAAGATTTTAACAGGCGCATACTGTTGATAGTTTTTAAATTTGCTCTAAACAAAAGCAGTAATTATTTTCCATCATACAAAGAAATAATCGAAGTGGCTATCAAACGATTAAACAAAATTAATCCCGATTTAAAGAGTTCACCGCGCGCAATGCTGCAACATTACAACGAATGTTTAGAAAATTTAGACAATCCAGTCACCGACGAACACCATTTATTAACATTTGGCAAAGAGGTGGCCACAAAAATATTTATCGAAGCTTTTGAATACAGTTACACGAGCACAAACGCTATTACTATAGATAAATCGGACGAATTTGATTTTATTAAACCGGCCATAAAACCCGCATCCGACACAAAACAGCCATCGCTTTTGGCCAACGTCATGAACGAACGCAAAAGAAAATTGCAAAAAGGCGCGGTAAAATGTCTGCCACCGCCGCCGCTATTGCAATTGCACGCAAATAAAAAAGAAACTCATCTATTGCCGTTATTTTCTTTGTAATTAATCGTTTCTATTTCTAATGTCGTAATTTTCTAATAAAGTAGTTTCATATTGTTTTTGTCGCACAGTAATTGTTTCTTGATTCAACAATATCACCACCAATAGCATAAAGAATAGTACAATCATGATAAAAATCAAAAACCCGCATACAACTAGAACAAATTCTTTTATTAACGATCGGTTTCTTTCTACAAATTGGCCTAGTTGATCGCCATCTGTCGGCGAGTTGCTAGCCTGTATAATGTCGACAATGTTATTACCGGCGCGGCCGCCGGTCGCTTTGGATAAAATGTTGGCTGCTGTCGTTTTCATGATGTGCTTAACTACAAATAATAATTGTATTTGACCGGCGTCACGGTTATGCCGTTGCTGAAACCGCCTTCCGTCAGTACTCGTTGCGTGACAAAATTAATGTTTGTCCGATTGGCGTAATCGGAATAATCAAACGTGTTTGGGGCGCTGAAATCTGGCATGTTGATGGGCACAATGCCGCTGGAAGCGATCGCTATGCTGTCGTTTTTGCAGAACAAACGAATTTTTTTATACGGTTCTAATTTATTTGGTGCTGAAGAAATCATTTGGTCAAAGTTGTTTAATTTGATTATCACATTGGGCACCAATTGGTAGGGAAAAATAATTTTTTGAAACGTTTTAACAAAATCTACGACCGTCTGACTATAGTCGGGAATTCCTAACAGGGATTGCGCTTGTTTTATGTATTTCAAACTGGTTCGATTTATGGTGGCGCAATTAGACGGCACATCGCCCTTCATCAATCGACGAGTGCGCTCCCAATTTAGTTTGTTGTACAGAGTGTCGATTTCCTCGTGAGGTAAATTGATGACATAGCGCGCTGGCTGTTTGCGGTATTGAAAAATACAAAATATACGTTTTAGCGACAATATTTTTACCATGGTAGACGTTTCTAAGTTAAAGCATAATAAAAAATCATTGTTTTCTACCAATTCTTTAAAGTGTGCTAAAGGAATTTCACAAGCTATGGGTCGCAAATTGTTTTTTATGGGGGGCGGAACGCTCTGACCGTTGCGACTTTTTAGTAACGCGTTGCAAGCAGATTGCATATCGGTTTCGGGATACGTAAACTCGATGGGACATTTGGGATTTTCGTGATGAACAATCATTGTGTTGCAATAAAACAAGTTGTTGGTTAAAAGCACGCTAAACACGCGCGTTTCGCCCGCGCCGATTTCCGTGATTGGCACCAGCGGGTTCCAATACACTATGGTGGCGGAAGCCGTTTTTTTTGGCGATCTACTGTCTATGTTAACGTCGTGCTCGTGTCTGTACACGAGCACCGAGTTAAATTTTGGGAATTGTTTTTTGTCAATGTATAAACGATCGTCGTCCGTGGGCACGTACACAATTAGGTTTTCAATCAATTTATTGCCTACATCGCTTTGCGGTTCCACTAAATTGTGAGGAAAGGCAAAAAAGCGATCGCTGATGCATACTTGGATTTGAAACGGACACTCCATCGTGTTGTATGTGTCTTATTTCATTTATTTTAGTTTGTGGACTCGCACCGTGTTCAATAACGTGTCGGGCACGTAATTGTAGTGATAAAACAAGTCACGTTGAACGTGCGTATTATTTAATACGATTGATATGCAAAAATACATTAAATACATAAATACAATAATTAAAAAGGTTGCTGACAAAAAATATTTCATAATTATTCAATCTTATGCAATACATTATGTTTTGCTGTTTTTAAAATAAAACTCAAAGTGTTGTGTATAATTTATTAATAAACAATTATAAATTATTTGGATTTGTTTTCTTTGTCGTACCCGTAATTGTAAAACATGTGATCGTGTTTGCCAGGCATCACTTCTTTGCACATTAACTTGCGAATGTATGTCACATCTTCGTATATCGACTTTTTTATATTACCATCGTGTAAAGTCGTAGATTTGAGAACTTTACGATCGTTGTTGTAAAACTTTTGTATCGAATAATTATCCATGGTGCAGTCCTGACGCCGATACCAATGCATATGCTTTAATTTACACATGCATTTGATTAATATACAACTCGATAAGCCTACAGTGTTACACGTTTGTTATCTTGCAGTATAAAAACGTGAACGATATTAAAATGCAAGCATTGTCAACACGATGGCCGAACAGAATTTAGCTTTATTATTTGTGTGGTATAACGAGCGCCACTTTGTATTCAACACTAACGAGTTTTCGTTTTGGAACAACGTTGAATATCATTCGCAGCGTTACAAGTGCATTGTGCTGTATTGCGTGGAAACCGACCAATCGTTAAAACTGCCCGTTTGCGAGAACGTGATTTTAATAAACTACAAAAAAGCGTACGCTCATTATTATGCAAACTGTACCGAGAACATTGTTAGACGGGCCGGCAAAATAGATTACATAAAAGTGACCGCAATGCTGAATCCGCATTTGTTGGGCGTTGCGCACGATTATTTGCTACTAATGGACATGGACTGTGTGGTACAAACCGTGCGATGGAAACTTTTTTAAACGTGGTGGTAGCTGGAAAGATTATGTACAGTTATAAATAAAACAAATTATTTTACAACAAGCATTTTTATTTACAATATGCACACTTTATGTTGTTTATTAAATTATTTTCTTCAATAATATTATCCAACATTTCGCCTTCATAAAGGCCTAATTCAACATAATCCTCTATACACAGACAATAGCCGCATTTTTTACAAAACAAATCTTGATATGTTTCGTATGTCGGGGCGTGCAGAGAGTTGCATTTCGTGCACAGCCTGTGATAACGCAGCAGATTATCTCTCAAATCTTCCATTTCTTTCCGCTTGAATTGTTTGCACAGCTTAATTATAAAACAGACCCTTTTTTCTGGCGATAAACTTTTATCGTTGTGTAAAAAAGTTGCAAAATCAATTAATGTTTTTAAATTTTTATTAAAATCAAAATCTAATTTAAATTTTAACAAAACTTGTTTAAAAGTGACCGTTGCCATCGTGATGCGGCGAATGGAATAAATTTAAAATGAACATGTTTTATCTTTTATAGTACAACGTGTGTCATCATCATCGTTTGTAATATAAAAGCTGCGAGTAAAATTATTACATTGCATTTACTATCGAGTGTGTGTAACATGGACGTATTGCAAGCCCCGATTTTTACGTTCGAAGGATATGGTGAAGCTTCCAAAGCCGTCGCTGTTTACAATCCGCTTGCAAACTACAAAAAAATCGTTGTACGTTACGTGGAAACGCTTTCGGAGGCGATTGAACGTTTAGAAGAAGGAGCTACTAGCATTTACGTTAACGTATTTGATTCGCTAGATCTATACCCGTACTACAAAATAAACAATTGTTTGTTAAAACAAGCCATGCACGGATATCTTGTAGACATAATCGGAACATGCTGGAGGCCCCAACGACACGCTCTTCAGCAGCCTAACGTTGCGTATTTAGATAACGAAGCGTGGTTTCGAATGTGGTGTATGATTCTAATAAACTTTAAAGTGACAATTTTGGTTTATAGCGAATGTGACATGAACGGAATATATCCCGAGGAGGATATTCACGATGGAAACGCAACATATTTTGCCAAATATTTGAAACGAGAATTTCAAGATTTAAATAAAAGATATTCGTATTGGCTCAACAGCGACGCGTTCAATTTAGACAATTGGCCGTATGTACGCATAAAAAGCAAATGTTTGTCGAAAATTGATTTGCAATATTCTGCACCTCAAATTAATGCAAAAGAAGAATTTTAACTCGATTATAATATGCAAATTTAAAACAAATGTACTATTGTGATATGTAAATTATAATTTAAATAATAATTTATCGTTTTATTAATTTTAAACATTTTTAATAAATATATCATATGTTGTCCCGCATAATCTTGCTTTACCGGTAGAATTCTACTCGTAAAACTCGGCCGATGGATGATGTCATTTGTTTTTCAAAGCTTATCTTTGAACTCCCATGAACTAGCTTTACCGGTAGAATTCTACTCGTAAAACTCGGCCGATGGATGATGTCATTTGTTTTTCAAAGCCTATCTTTGAACTCCCATGAACTAGCTTTACGAGTATAATTCTACTCGTAAAACTCGGCCGATGGATGATGTCATTTGTTTTTCAAAGCTTATCTTTGAACTCCCATGAACTAGCTTTACCGGTAGAATTCTACTCGTAAAACTCGGCCGATGGATGATGTCATTTGTTTTTCAAAGCCTATCTTTGAACTCCCATGAACTAGCTTTACGAGTATAATTCTACTCGTAAAACTCAATCAGTGGATGATGTCATTTGTTTTTCAAAGCTTATCTTTGAACTCCCATTAACTAGCTTTACCGGTAGAATTCTACTCGTAAAACTCGGCCGATGGATGATGTCATTTGTTTTTCAAAGCCTATCTTTGAACTCCCGTGAACTAGCTTTACGAGTATGATTCTACTCGTAAAACTCAATCAGTGGATGATGTCATTTGTTTTTCAAAGCTTATCTTTGAACTCCCATGAACTAGCTTTACCGGTAGAATTCTACTCGTAAAACTCGGCCGGTAGAATTCTACTCGTAAAACTCGGCCGATGGATGATGTCATTTGTTTTTCAAAGCTGATGTCATATCTTTTGCACACGGCCCGTACTAACTCGCTTTACGAGTATAATTCTACTCGTAAAACTCAATCAGTGGATGATGTCATTTGTTTCTGCGAATTTTATCTTTAACACGATTGTTAACTTGTTTAACACAATACATTGAACTCGTTTTTACAAGTTGGTCGTCGCGTTTAACGCAATACATTGAACTCGTTTTTACAAGTTGGTCGTCGCGTTTAACACAATACATTGAACTCGTTTTTACGAATTGGTCATCAGATTTGATGTGAGTCATTTGTTTGTGTAAAATGATGTCATTATTTCACAACACTTCATAGTTTTGTTGAAAATTAGACAGCGGCTCTTTGTTTATATCGTAATTTATTAGTATATTGTACAATTTGGAAGCATTGTGCTTGCATACGGTAGCTTTTAAATCTTGAAACATTTTTTCATAAACGTTTAGCATATTGTATTTTAAAGTTTGGTGTGTAATGCTGGTCACCAATATTAAAATGATAAAATCTAGAGCTGCTAGTTTATAGTTGGCCTCGTAAACTCTGTAATCGCCAACAACTCTGTGTCCTAATTTTTTTAAATTCTGACAAGCATTATGGTACGAATTAATTGTGTTTATTATAGTTTCTCGTGTTATTGGCTTGTCCGTTAGGCTGTTAACAAACATTACGTTGCCAAGGCGCGACGGTTTAGACGCCGTTTTGTTTTTTGTCTGTTCAAACCTGTATAAACCAAATACGCTGATTGATTGTTCATTTGGCAGCGTTTCATTAAACAAACAAAACGGAAGCACGTTAAGTTCAACAAACGACGCATACATGAAAGTTTGTTGACTTGCAGCGTCTTGCGCGTGTAAATTGTTATTTAGTACGTAACACACCTCGATGTCTGTTTGCCTGTTTTCAAATTTGTCCTTGTCTACAATTTCAATATTAATATTGCGAGGTTTAAGTTTATTTTGTAAATTTAGCTCAACATTAATAGTATGGTACACGATTGATACGCTGTTGTTGAGCGATGTTTGATTACTTTTTATCATGTTTAGAACGTGTATAATGTAGTTTAGAAAAGATTCTATTACAGTATTTGCATTGGTTTCATTTAAAAATATCGACCGCCACGGTTTGCTGTTGCGCGACTCAATGACTGCCGTGTAACACAACAACCTGGCCAGTTGAATGTGCGAAAATTTATTGACATCAATGTCCGTAATAGTGGGTATCAAATTTTCATTGCCATCTTTTAAAAGCACGTCCAGTTCGGTAGGGTAATTGTTAAGCGATCGCTTGTGCGATTCAAACAAGTTTACTATTGCGGATTGCACGTACCCTTTAACGTCGTCAAAATAAATTATATCTATTTTATCTTTGTTTTCCAGCAAAAATAGCAAGTTTTTAATGTCATAATTAATATTTAACAAATTTTTGTTTAATTTTTTGTAATTCAACAACAAAGTCAACAGTTTGTGCAATTCACCGTTAACTTGATTCTTGCTGAATATTTTGTTTGTAGCATAATTTACGTTGTCGTTTAAAAACAACAACTCGTTGATGATCATTTTTTGCAAAAGAGCGTAAGAGTTCATTTCGACAGAGCGCCTTACATTTTTAATTGTAAACGCGTCTGTACAGATTGGCCATGTGATTTGGAATGCAAACGGGGATCGTGCGAGCTAGAGCCGTTTGACGAAACAGCATTTTTTCAAAACCGTTTGCACAATCGCACGCATCTGGCGAAAATTGTACTGTATTTAAGTTTATATTTAAACGACCATCGCCGCACAGATAAGGTCTCGGCGTTCCGGTGTCGTCGACCAAGTCTCTGTAAGTGCTCACACATGTTTGAGCCACGACAAAATCTCCGCCGGCGGCGAAAACGTGCACCAAACCTAGTGCGGGATCGCATTCTATCAAGTCCGGAGCCTGTGCGTCTACCAAGGCGTCTGACGCGTTGCAAAAGCCATCCTGGCAGGTCAGCTCGTTTGCAGCGCTGGAGATCACGCAGTTGTCTCGACACTGTTGATCCGTCACACACGGTAACCGGTTCAATGAACAGTCTACGCCTCGATTGCGTTGAAACGTAAAATTAAACAGCGGTGTTTCCATCTCGTTCATGTGCATGTGTACATCTTTTAATATATAGTTTTGAACAAATTTAAACGTGTACATGTACACAATTAATATTATTAAAAATAAAATAAGTATTTGCCAAACGTTAAACATGGTCGTCTTAACTGAGAATGCATAAAAACTAACTTTAGTGTGTGCGGTGTGACGCACGAATGTATGTCTATATAACAAGACGTCGGCCGCGATCATTTACCGTCATGCATTTGACGACCAACGTGTTGCTCGTTTCTAACGCTTTAAAAAAGCGCAACGAGGAGTATATTTACAATACATATTTGAAAAATTACAGCGTGATTCAAGGTGTGATGTGTTGCAACGGCGACTGTTTGGCGGTGGTGGTGTTGGATCGAGCGCAGCTGCTCGGCGTAAACGTGGAAATATTGGAAACTTTGGAATACACCAGCGAAAACGTTGAATTTTTATCTGAAAAAATTTGTATAATAGCTCATAACTACAACAAGTATTATCAAAATAAATAAAACTCAAAAAGTATTATTAATTTGTTTTATTTTACAATTAGAAAATACAGTGCTGCATCTATAATTGTTACAATAAAAAGTTTAATTATTATCTTTGAATGTACATTAAAAAATAACAAGTAGTGTAAAAATACCAACGAATAGTACAAAACATAAACGTTATAATAAACGGCTGCAACTTTAACAGCATAATTTATACTTTTGTATTTTTTTAAACACAGCATTAAAAATTTATTTGCACTATTTAAAATAGACACGGTTTGTCTGATGGGCCGCTTAGCCGCAATTGTTTTTGCAACATTAAAACATTTTTCTGCAACGTCTAAACTTGTAAAGAGAATAACGTGCATGATGTCATACATCGCATTAGAGTTTTTACACAAAACTTCGACGATAAAAAACGCCATCAGGCACGGAATGGCCGCATATATCATAGCGTTAACCGCGGCCATCTCGTGCGTGCGCAAATACTCCAACGTTGTCCAATAAGAAAAATGCATTTTATAATTATACTTTTGCTTCTTTTGTTAATTGTTGCAATAACGTACACGTATGTAGATTTGATAGATGTGCACCGCGAAGAAGTGCACTATCCTATAACAATGTTTGATAATACGCGCGCGCCTCTAATCGAGCCGCCAAACGAAATAGTGATCGAGGGCAATTCCCGCGAATGTCACAAAACTTTGACGCCGTGTTTTACCCACGGCGATTGCGATGCGTGCCGCGAAGGGCTGGCCAATTGTCAACTGTTCGACGAGGATACGATAATTAAAATGATCGGTTATGACGGCCAAGAACACGAGACGCTCATTCGGGCCGGGGAATCATACTGTTTGGCTTTGGATCGAGAACGTGCGCGATCGTGTAACCCCAACACGGGCGTGTGGTTGTTGGCCGAAACCAAAACGGGGTTTGCTTTGCTGTGCAACTGTTTGCGGCCCGGTCTTGTCACGCAACTGAACATGTACGAAGATTGCAATGTGCCGGTGGGTTGCGCTCCCCACGGACGCATCGACAACATCAACAGCGTTTTGATTAGATGCGTGTGCGACGAAGGTTACGTAAGCGACTACAGCGCCGACACCGAAACGCCATTTTGTCGTCCACGCACCGTTCGCGATGTTATGTACGACGAGGCTTTTTTTCCAAGGGCGCCGTGCGCGGACGGTCAGGTTCGTCTGGACCACCCGGGACTCAACGATTTTTATCGCAGACAATTTAGATTCGAAAACATTTGCGTAATCGATCCTTGCTCGGTTGATCCAATTAGCGGACAGCGTACGACCGGCCGTTTGTTTTACCAAAAAGCTGCAAACGGCGATGAAATAATCGGGTGTAATTGTCCAATCGGTGATGGGTTAATACCCGTGTTCAATCGGCACACGGCCGACACGGGTATGGTTAAACGCGGCGACCGCACCGTCGTCAATGCTTGTTTGCAGCCGTTCAACGTGCACATGTTGTCGTTGCGCCATGTAGATTACAAATTTTTCTGGGGCCGTAACGATGCCACCGATTTAGCCGACGCAGACATGGTATTCCAAGCCAACGTCAACCAACTTAGTCACGAACGCTATCGAGCAATTTTGTACCCGTTGCTCGCTTCGCATCCAGACGTAACGGAGATTGCACTCGCCGGCGTTGGCGTTATAAAAATTTCCGTGTCGTACGACACCACGCTAAAAAGCATATTGTTGCCCGCTTCTGTTTTTAGATTATTTAGAAATAAAGAGAACGGCACCACTCAGCCAGTGTGTTTTTTTCCAGGCATTGGACGGTGTATTACCGCTAATTCTGAATCGTGTATTAGGCGACACGGCAGCGTTCAAGTGTGGACCGCAGAAACATTCACAAACTCGTGGTGCGTACTCAGCCGCGATGGTACACACATAAAAATCTGGAGTCGGGCGTCGCGATACCCGCGCGGAGACGCGCCCGCAACGCTTAGATTGCGCGGATTTTTCCTAAACAACGATCGCGAAAGAAACACAATAAGAGCGGTTACGACGGGCGACATGTCCCGAGGGCAGCAAATAGATTCATTGACCCAAGTTCTGGAAACGTATCCCAACTATTCGGTTTAGAATTATGAGCATACACAAAGTTGTAGAAGCTTGCGATTTGGCAAAAACGTTTTTTAAATTAGGATATTTATTTAGAGCCTCAACATGTTTAAATATTGCATTAGAAAATTTGCAATTGTTGCGTTCAAAAACAGATATTAAACAAGTTATAGTCATGTTAAACAAAAAGATGGCAGAGTGTTTAAAATTAAAACAAAAAATTAATAAAAAAATTGCACAGCGTGGTTTAATAAAAATTTACAATATTACATAATATGTTTATTACAAATAAACTCTGCATTGTATCAGCTTGGTTTCTTGTTCGTTGTATGGTCGACGAATCTTGCGCTTTATTCCATCCGGATGATTAAAATGAATAGTGGTAATATCGTTTAAAGGATCTGGCAAAGATTTTTTGGTAGCAACAAATGCGACCATCGCAGCAAACAATAAAATAACAATAATCACTTTCATGGTGTTCTATATTCTGCAATATGTGGGTCGCTTCTAACAGTTCTGTGTCCTAAATACCACTTTTATAGCTATTTAGAACACGCCGTGTACTCCATCAATAATTGTTCCATCTCGGTCATCAACGTTGAGGCGTCCGGTCGTCGATTGTAATCGAGTTGGATCAGTTTAGCGACAACATTGACCAATTTAGGATGGTCTCGATACAAATTTGCTGGCATTTTTTGTTCATTGTTTCTAAAACCAGTCAAAGTAATTTCGCGTTCTAAATCATTTTTAAAAGGCATTATAAATTCGAATAAAACAACTCCCAAACTGTACATATCGTTTTTAGGGCAATATATCTTTTTAGCTTGCTCGGGTGCAGCGTACAGCGTTATTTTATGAGGGTTATTTTTGATAAACGTTTTGTATAAAGTACCAAACATGCCGCCCACATACAAATGAAAATTGGGTCCGCTCATAAAAACATCGTTGGTATTGATGTTATGATGTACAATGTTCACGAAATGAACGGCTTTTACGGCGCTCACCAAATCAATAAACTTGCTGATGTAAAATTTAAAATCTGCCGGAACTCTGTTGTCGGTTTTAGTAAATGTTTGCAAGTTTCTGTGTTTTAAATAGTCGCTCAACATGTATTCGTTTTGCGGCGACGCAAAGTATATGCGATGCCGTTGCGGACTCAGATATATTAACTCTTGCGGTTTCATCGCGCAACGTATACAATTATTAAGTGATAACGCGTCACTGAATACTAACACGCGTACGACGTCTATACATACAGTTTTTACACAAGATGCCCGACGCGTTTTATGCATAGAGTACAAAACGCGTTGCAAAAAATCATAACAGACATTCACATTCAATTAAGCGCGCCGTGCACAAATATAAGAATCAAAATGACTTTGTTTGCGTGTTGCACGAAATACACAAGGCTGTCGGCCGATACAAAGGTCAAGTTTCCCTATGTGGCGCTGTCGTACATTAACGTGACGCTGTGCGCCTACACCGCCATGGCGGTGGGCTACCTAACTACGTTCAACGAGTACAATAATTTGAAATATTTACAATATTGGCTACTATTGTCGTTTTTAATGTCCGTACTGATAAACGGGCCCACTTTATATACAATGTCAAAAACGAAAACAAAAAGCACTGAAGCGCACGAAATTGTTTTCGAAATGAAACTGTTTCACGCCATGTACTTTGGTAATGTGTTGCTAAACTATGTTGTGTTTCTAGACGACCAAATGGCTCCAAACTTTGTGTTTGTTAATAATTTAATTCATTGCTGTGTACTTTTTGTAATGTTTGTGGAATTGCTTATTTTGCTGGGCGACACAATGGGCACATATACGGATTATCAATATGTAAAATCGTGTTACATGATTATAGTGTTCGTTTTAACCATGAGCACTAGTGTAATTATGGGTCTGGAGTGTTTAAAAACGAAACTTGTCGAAAATAGTTTACTGTTTGGAGCGTTTGTGTGCGCCATGTATATTGTGATTGCAATCATGTGGTCGTTAAAAAATAACATGACAAGTCATTACATTTCAAATTTGCAAAATATTCAAATTGTTCCGTTTTCATACAACGACCCGCCACCACCCTTTTCTACTATTGTAATGGAAGATTTAAAAAATAAAAAATAATTATATTTAAAATGGTTTTTATTTAATTCTATAAATTGTAGATTTTAAATACGAATACAAACTAATTGTGTGATTGTCAAAATAAACGTCTGCCTGCAATTCTGGACATCTGTGGACGTCGTTAATATCACAATCTATTATACATTCATTAAAATAAATTAACATTTCTTCATTGTCGTCGTCGCCATTGTCAATTTTTATTTGTACCATGGATGCGGTTACGCCGCGATTCATTAGCTTTTCGTGTATTATTAATTTCCGCACCAAATTGTACCATAAAAATTGTTTGCACAAAAATGTTTCCAACGACGGCAGCGGCCAGTTTAACGTGGCAATACGCACATTCTCTGGTATGCACCGATTAAAAAATAAACGTCCTTTTCTTTTAAAAGAACATAAAGACGTTAAATATGGTGCTATAGGTTGATTTGCAACGCCCAAATAGTTTAAAATCATTTGATCAGTACTGGGGTTGTAATTGATCGGCGTCAATTTAAAATAATCAACAATATTATCTTCTTGCAACAGTCTGCGTTTTACAATCGCCGTGAATCCCACAATTTTCGCGTGCAAAGTTGTATTCGAATATGATAAAATTGTTTCCACAATTTCTAACGGCAAACGTTGTGAACGTTTTGCTGTGTACAACATTTTGGCAACAACTAACACAAAATTTCAACACGTTTCGCTTTTATAGTTCGTCTTTCAATTTAAATTGAGTGTTCATGGCATTGAGTAAATCGCCGTTATCGGCATCTATTTCCCAAGCAAACAAACCGCCCAGTTTGTTTCGATCGACATATTTAACCTTGCCCAAAACAGAATCGACGCTATCAAACGAAATTAAATCCCCTTTGGTTTTTTCAAAAACGTACGAAGCTTGAGCGACATTGTCAAACGTGTACACGTACGTGTTCAGTTTTGTTTGAATCTGTCGGTAATCTACGACGCCGTCCTCCCAAGTGCCCGACACGGGCCCGTTGCCGATTCCCGAAAAATAGTTGTTGCCAGTATAATTGGTCACGCCCGTCCACCCGCGGCCGTACATGGCAACTCCTACGATTATTTTGTTGGGATCGACGTCTTGTTTCAGCAACGCATCGACCGCGTAATGTGTTGTGTATTTTTCTTCGGAATTCCAACTAGGCGCATATACCGTCGTTTGATAGCCCAGATCTGTGTTCGACCACGCCCCTTTAAAATCGTAACTCATGAGGAAAATTTTGTCCAAATATTTTTGTGCGTCGTTATAGTTTACCACGGCAATTTTGTCGTAGCCCGCGCTTATAGCGCTGGTTAATTCGTAGAATTTGCCCGTTTGCAGTTCTAATTCGTCTAGCATGGCGCGCAACTCTTGCAACAGCACGACATATGTTTCGGCGTCGCGTTCCGCATCGCCCAAAGAAGGATTGGCCCCTTTGCCGCCTGGAAATTCCCAATCTATATCGACGCCATCAAAAAATTTCCAAACTTGCAAAAATTCCTTTACAGAATTTACAAACACGTTTCTTTTTTCAACGTCATGCATAAAATAGAAGGGGTCTGATAGCGTCCAACCGCCTATAGACGGAAGCACTTTTAAATGCGGATTTGCCAATTTAGCCGCCATCAACTGTCCAAAGTTACCCTTGTAAGGCTCGTTCCAAGCGGACACGCCTTTTTGCGGCTTCTGTATGGCAGCCCAGGGATCGTGAATAGAAACTTTAAAATCGGCGCGCCCTTTGCATGATTTTTGCAAAGATTCAAAACTTCCCGGTATTGTTTTTAAGGCATCGTTTATTCCATCACCGCCGCAGATGGGAATAAAACCGTACAATAAATGTGATAAATTGGGCAGCGGGACTTTATCTACGGGAAAATTGCGGCCATACACGCCCCATTCGACAAAATACGCGGCGACAGTTTTGTCCTCTCTCCTGCCGGGCTCGTTGTTTTCCAGCCATGTGTACTCGAGCGGAGCTAGATGGCCGCCGTCGGTGTTTGCCACTTTCACCAAAACCGAATCGCTCAGGGAACAGCCGTCCTGATCACACAGTTTGACACGCATGCTAAACTGTCCGCTCACATTAACTTTAATGACGGCTTTTTTACTTGAAGCGTCACCTTTCCAAACTTGCTGTTCGTCAAACAGCACATACGCCATGTCGCCAATGTCCCCGTTCCACACGTTCCAGCTAACTTGAACGTCGACATGATCTTTAAATTTAATTAAATTTTCGTAGGCCGTAGCTTCATTATTTATTTCGACGAGCGCATAGTTGCGATCGGCCCAATCGATCACCGGCGTGCCGGGAAAAGCGTGCACACCGGCGGCCACTAAACACAGCACGTTCAACAAATTGTACAACATTTTAATTTGTCTTAATAATTAAGTTGTAATTATTTTATGTAAAAAATGAATAAAATTTTGTTTTATTTGTTTGTGTACGGCGTTGTGGCGAGCTCGGCGTACGATCTTTTGAAAGCGCCCAATTATTTTGAAGAATTCGTTCATCGTTTTAACAAAAACTATAGCAGCGAAACTGAAAAATTGCGACGCTTTAAAATTTTTCAACACAATCTAAACGAAATAATCAACAAAAACCAAAACGATTCGGCCAAATATGAGATTAACAAATTTTCAGATCTGTCCAAAGACGAGACTATTGCAAAATACACAGGACTGTCGCTTCCTACCCAGACTCAAAATTTTTGCAAAGTCATAATACTGGATCAACCGCCGGGTAAAGGCCCTCTCGATTTTGACTGGCGTCGTTTGAACAAAGTCACCAACGTCAAAAATCAGGGCACGTGTGGCGCTTGTTGGGCGTTTGCCACATTGGCCAGTTTAGAAAGTCAATATGCCATTAAACATAATCAATTAATAAATCTTTCGGAGCAACAGATGATCGATTGCGATTTTGTCGACGCTGGTTGCAACGGCGGTCTGTTACATACGGCTTTCGAGGCAATAATAAAAATGGGCGGTGTGCAATTGGAAAGCGACTACCCATACGAGGCGAACAACAACAATTGCCGAATGAACGGCAATAAATTTGCCGTTCGCGTCAAAGACTGTTACCGATACGTAACCGTATACGAGGAAAAGCTTAAAGATTTGTTGCGCGTCGCCGGTCCCATTCCGATGGCCATCGACGCGGCAGATATCGTAAACTACAAACAGGGTGTTATTAGATATTGTTTTAATAGCGGTCTAAACCACGCCGTGCTTTTAGTTGGCTACGGCGTTGAAAACAACATACCGTTTTGGATTTTTAAAAACACTTGGGGTACGGATTGGGGCGAGGATGGATATTTTAGGGTCCAACAAAACATAAACGCATGCGGAATGAGAAACGAGCTTGCTTCTATTGCCACAATTTATTGATTATTAAACATGTTTTGTAATTTTGATAGAAAAAACGTAGTTTCCTGTGATTGTAACCTAAGATATTAAATAAAAAAATTATGTATTTATAATAAATTTATTTTTACACATTAATATTGTCTATTACGATTCCTAATCATACAATACAAAAACAATATTACAATTAATATTATTACAAAATTAACTACATGTCCAAACATAAAAGAAGTTAATTTGGCAGCCAATTCACCTTCGGCCATCGAAGTTATGTCGCTAAGACTGGTGCCCACGCCGCCAAACTTGGTGTTTTCCATGGTAGTTATTAAATTGCTTTTCTGCTGGGCTATAAAAGACCAGCCGCTCGCATCTTTCCAGCTGTCGTGATAGGTCGTGTTGCCAATGGTTGGAATCCAGAATTCCACGTCGTCGTCGATTGCCAACTGTTTGTAGTTGCTAAAATCAATACACTGTGAAGAGTCAGTGTTTGCCACCCAACGGCCTTCTTTATAAATGCTATTGTTGTAGCAATTGCTGGTCTGCGCCGGAGGGTTGGTGCACGGCATCAAGAGAAACGTGTCATCTGATAAAAATGTCGAAGACACAGAGTTGTTCATGAGATTTCCAATTAGACGCTCGTCCACTTTGGCCACCGACACTATCAGGTCATGCAGCATGTTGTTTAACTTGTTGATGTGGGCATGCATCAGCTCAATGTTCATTTTGAGCAAGTCATTTTCATACATGAGCTCTTCTTGAATGTGCATCAAATCACCTTTGGTTGCCGCTTCGCCTTCCGAATACTTGGCTCTAACGTTATGACGCCAAGTGGGCGGCCGCTTCTTGACTTGGTGCTCAACTTTACGTTTAATGCACTTGTTAAACTTGCAATTCCACGTGTTTTTAGACAAATCATAAATGTCGTTGTCGATAAGACAATGCTCGCGGGTCACCGAATCAACATTATTTTCATCATCTTTGATTAGTAAACACGCAACTTTAATTTCACGCGTGCTGAATGTGGATTTTTGCTTGAGAATCATACTCACACCGTCGCGGTGAAGCACCTTGTCTACGGTCACGTTGATGACGTTGCCCTGGGCGTCCAAAATATAAACTTGACACTCGTCGGTGTCATCTTCGCACTCCAGTTTGGTGTACATTTTTGAAGTGGAAACGCCGCATCGCCAGGATTTGTTGCACGTATGATGCGCAAAATGATTGTTGTTCTGGCGCTTCACCAACTCTTTGCCTTTTACCCATTGGCCGCGACCGATGTTATCGCGAAAACAGTCGTCGCTGTCGCTGCCCCATCTGTCGATGAGTTCCTCGCCGACTTCGCACTGCTGACGAATGCCCCACATGAGCAAATCTTCCCGTGACACGTCCAGAGTTTTCATGGTTTCCTCGACGCGAGTGTTGGGGTCCAAAGCGCCGCCGTTGTACGCGTACGCTTGATAATATCCCTTGTATCCGATAATCACATTTTCGTTGTAGTCAGTTTCCACAACTGTTATTGACACGTCCTTCTGGAGGGTCTCTTTAGGCGGGGTAACGTCCAAGTTTTTGATCTTGTAAGGTCCCGTCTTCATCTGCGCGTTGCAATGCTCGGCGGCCCAAGAATGCGCCGCCGAAATTATAAATAGCACACACAACACACTAAAATTTACCATTTTTACCACTAATTATTTACTCACTTGTGCTCCTTGCAAAAGACTTATTATGACTGATTTACCAGGAGCATTGAGGCGCTTTATATACCCAACGTTATCTTTTTAATCTAAATGCCTACGTGACATACAGCACGTTTTGTTTATACTATCTTATCTCATATTTTACGTTATCAAATATAAGATAATTTTTATCTAAGCAATATATATAGCGTGATCATGAACGCGGAAACTCAGTTGACTTCGGACATTCGCAACTTTAAGTATGCTCCCGACAGCAGTTTGGAAGTGCTTATCATCACCAACTCGGACGGCGATCACGATGGCTATCTGGAACTCACGGCCGCTGCTAAAATTATGTCGCCGTTTCTCAGCAACGGTTCGGCCATATGGACCAGCGCGGCGCCCTCGCATAAATTAATTAAAAACAATAAAAATTACATTCATGTGTTTGGTTTATTTAAATATTTATCTAATTACAATTTAAATAATAAAAAACATCATAAAGAATATTATACGTTAAAGTCTATTATTAGCGATTTATTAATTGGTGTTCAAAGCAAAGTTTTTGACCCCATGTGCGAAATTAAAACACAAATAATCGCTATTCAAGATCAACTTAATCAGGTAGTATTACTTTTAAACGATAATAATAATAGCAGCAATGCAATCGATTGCTCAAACGCATCGGACGTTAGCAAATTGCAAGATTTGATACAAGATTTGCAATGTGAATACAATAAAAAAATCACATTTACAACAGATACTATTTTAGAAAATTTGAAAAATATTAGAGATTTAATGTGTCTCAATAAATAATAAGGGTTTTCAACAATGAATTTTTGGGCCATTTTCAGTATTTGCCTAGTAGGGTATCTGGTGTACGCGGGCCACCTAAATAACGAGCTGCAAGAAATAAAATCGATATTGGTTGTCATGTACGAATCGATGGAGAAACATTTTTCAAATGTTGTCGACGAAATCGATTCTTTAAAAACGGACACTTTTATGATGTTGAGCAATTTGCAAAATAACACGATTCGAACGTGGGATGCTGTCGTCAAAAACGGAAAGAAAATATCAAATCTAGACGAAAAAATCAACGTGTTACTAACAAAAAACGGCGTAGTTAACAACGCCTTAAACGTTCAATAAACGCTTTCACTAAGTAAATATACTAAAAATCACATAGTCACTACAATATTTTTAAAATAATGAAGCCGACAAATAACGTTATGTTCGATGACGCGTCGGTCCTTTGGATCGACACGGACTACATTTACCAAAACCTAAAAATGCCTTTGCAAGCGTTTCAACAACTGTTGTTCTCTATTCCGTCGAAGCATAGAAAAATGATCAACGACGCGGGCGGGTCGTGCCATAACACGGTCAAGTACATGGTGGACATTTACGGAGCGGCCGTTTTGGTATTGCGAACGCCGTGCTCGTTCGCCGACCAGTTGCTGACCACATTTGTTGCAAACAATTATTTGTGCTACTTCTATCGCCGTCGCCAATCACGATCGCGTTCAAGATCGAGATCTCCTCATTGCAGACCGCGTTCGAGATCTCCTCACTGCAGACCGCGTTCGCGGTCTCGTTCGCGGTCTAGGTCGCGCTCGCGCTCACCGTCTCCTAGGCGAGCACGTCGACACATGTGCGAAACGCTGGAAAGAATTCGCAATCAAAACGACATGCTGTTAAGCAACGTGAACCAGATTAACCTGAACCAATCTAATCAATTTTTGGAATTGTCCAACATGATGTGTGGCGTGCGCACACAAAACGCGCAAATTCTTACGGCGTTGGAAAACGTCAAAGACGTTATTTTAAACCGATTGAACGCGTTGATTGCCGAGATCAAAGACGCGTTGCCCGACTTGTCGGCAGAATTAAATGGGTTAGTAGAAAAATTATTGGACGCCATCAATGGCGTCCTGCAAACGGTTCGCAACGAGTTGAACAACACCAACTCGATTTTAACCAATTTGGCATCCAGCATTACCAATATTAACGGCACGTTAAACAACTTGTTGGCCGCTATTGAGAATCTAATTGAAAATCTACTCCCGGGCGGCGGAGGCGGCATAACCGACGAGGACAGGCAAAAACTGAACGTTGTATACAATTTGGTCAACGAAATTAAAAATATACTTACAGGGACTTTAACGCAAACGTTGAAAAAATAAGTATGTCTGACAAAACACCAAAAAAGAGCGGCGGCAGCGGCGGCCATGCCATGACATTGCGAGAACGCGGCGTCACAAAACCCGTTAAAAAAATGGAAAAGTCCGAAAAACTAGAACAATACAAAAAAGCCATTTCTGCACAAGAAACGCTGCCGACGAAAGCTGATATCGTTTATATTAAAAGTCCAAGCAAAAATGAAACTTTTAAAAGGTTGGAAATACTAGAAAAAGAAGCTGCAATGTTGGAAAATAAACAAAAACAATTGTACCCCATATTTAATATGCCTCTTGATAATTTTATTGTTGTGTTTGTTCATCCCACATATCCCATGACGTATTTTGTAAATTCAAATTTTCAATTAAAATTACAATGTTCCCGAATTAGCAAACGTTTGTTATACAAAGACAATAAAGATGTTGTTATTAATCGATTAAAATTATCTTCTTTTAAAGTGCAATTGAACAATACAATTTTAGACGTTATAGAATTAATTGAATACGATACACAAAATAAAATTCTCACAATTACGGCGCCTGTGCAAAATTACGAAATAAAAAAATCTATAATTTATTTTAATTTTTTGCCAAATAACGACTGGCAGGTGCCAAAACATATGAAACAACTATTTAATAGAATGGAATTAGAGCCGCCGGCTGCTATGAGACCCTCAGTGTAGTTTATAACGTCACGACAACATCATGTTTTCTTCGTTGACATCTGATCAAAAATTGTTATTAAAAAAATATAAATTTAATAATTACATTAAATCAATTGAATTGAGCCGGGCGCAATTGGCCTATTGGCGCTCGCACAAAGACATACAGCCAAAACCTTTGAATCGGGAAGAGATTTTACGAATCGAAAGCGCCACCAGAGGACAGAGTAAAAATGAATTGTGGACGCTTTTGCGTTTGGATCGTAACACAGCTTCCGCGTCCTCCAACTCGTCCGGCAACATGTTACAACGTCCGGCGCTATTGTTTGGAAACGCTCAGGAAAACTACGTAAAAGAAACGAACGGCATCATGTTTGACCACATACGCAAAATAATTGAGCGCAAAACTTCGAGCGCGGTAACAGAATCTGTACTCGATTGTGGCATGTTTTTCAGTCCGTTGGGTCTGCACGCCGCCTCTCCCGATGCGTATTTTTTTCTGGCCAACGGAACGTGGATACCGGTTGAAATAAAGTGTCCGTACAATTATAGAGACACGACCGCAGAGCAGATGCGTCTCGAGTTGGGCGATAAGAACCGCAAGTATCGCGTCAACCACACGGCGTTGTTGGTGAACAAAAGGGGCACGCCTCAATATGAAATGGTCAAAACTAACGCGCATTATAAACAAATGCAGCGGCAAATGTACGTAATGAATGCGCCCATGGGGTTTTACGTGGTCAAATTTAAACACGATTTGGTGGTGGTGTCGGTGCCTCGAGACGAAACGTTTTGCAACAAAGAATTGGCCATGGAAAATAATGCGTTCGTAGCGTTTGCTGTTGAGAATTCAAACAGTGCACGTTTTCAATGCGCCGACAAACGGCGCCTTTCCTTTAAAACCCACAGCAGCAATCACAACTACAGCGGGCGCGAAATAGACACCATGGTCAATCGCGGAATCTATTTAGATTACGGCCATTTAAAATGCGCCTATTGCAACGATTTCGATACAGACAGCCGTGAAAATTACGATTCTGTTTTAAAACGCGAGCACGTCAACTGCAAAAGTTTTAGCGTAAAACAAAAAGACTTTCATAATCCTGCATATTTCGACTATGTTAAAAGGCTGCAAAGTGTGCTGAAAAGCGCTTTGTTTAAAGCCGAAGCTAAAACGTTGGCATATTTTGGATATTATTTGACTGAAAATGAAACGCTACAAACTTTTTGTTGCGGACAGCAAGAATCGTCGCCAATTAAACATCTCGACAACTGCGCCTATTATTTGGAAATTTTTAATAAATAAACACATTTTATGTAAAAACTTTTTATTTTTAATTATTACAAACTTTTACCCTTCAAACAAACGGTTTGCATTTGATTCAACAAGCTATCGTAAAAAGTTTTATCTTTTGTTAACAAAAAATGCGGGCCGCATGGTGCTATCAACGATACCCTCGTAGTTGTTTAAATCTTTGATTATATTGTAAAAATACAAATACTTGTTGGCGTTCAACGGCGCGTTGTCTAAAACCAGTTCGTCGACGACACCGTTGTGTTTTGCCTGTAAAATTTTTAAATCTTGCAAAGCGTCCGCGTTTTTCAACTTGTTGACAATAAATTTATCGTCGCTTTCAAACGCTTTCCGGGCAATCTATTCTACGGCTTCTAGCTAGGACATGCGCTTAAACGTGTTTATGCGTTTCAGACACTGCGCGCGTTTTTTACTGCCGACGCGTTCACGTTCGTGTAGTTGCGTTATTCCAAAATTTGCATCATATCGTCGTCAAAATGCGCAAACTGTCGCAATTTTTCTTTTCCATAATGCAAACAATCGTGTTTAAATAAAATCGTCAAAATTTCTAGCGAATACCATAACGCAGTGGGCAGATTCACTTCAATAAGCAATTCCATCGCCAAACTGCTAAACCCGTTCGCGTTTTACAACACGACTGTGTATACGCCGCCGCAAAAAAATTTAACATTGGATTGCGCACGATAACGTTTGTGAACAGTTTGAGCGTTTGTAATATAAATATAACCGTTTTTGGTTTACGCATGCATTTGAATTGATCACACACACACGGACGACAAGATGTGTGTTATTTTTCCCGTGGAAATTGACGTGTCACAGACCGTTATCCAAGATTGTCAAATAGACAAACATGTCAGAGAGCTGGTGTACATTAACAAAATAATGAACAGTCAGGTGACCAAACCCATTTTAATGATGTTTAATATTTCGGGCCCCATTCGAAATGTAACGCGCAAAAGCAACAATCTGCGAAGCGTCATTAAATCGAAAATTTACGAACCTTTTGAACGATTGGAATGTGACAATAGCGATCAAGTTGATAGTTGTTGCTACGATGATGTAAAATACTTTAAAAGTGAATACTATTCGGTGAGCTGCCAAAGCGGCAACGTGTTAAAAACCAATTTTGCAAAAATTTTGAAGAGTCACGATTATTGCGATAGTAAAGCTATCAAATCTTACGAAAAATATTGTCTTCCCAAATTGGTGGACGCAAACAATTACTACGTGGCAGTTTGCGTGCTAAAGCCGGGATTTGAAAAAAGCGACGACCAGGTGTTGTCTTTTGAATATAATCCAATCGGCAAAAAAATCGTTATTCCAATCGCTCACGAGATTAACGATAAAGGGGTGTACGAATACGACGTTGCAGTGTACGTGGACAACGTGCAATTTGACGGAGAACAGTTTGAGGAATTTGTAAAAAGTTTGAGCCTTCCTTCGTCGTTCAACAAAGATTCTGAAAAAGTTTTGTATTACAACGAGCATTCAAAAAACAAACGCATGATCTACAAAGCTGTGGAATTTACAACAGACTCGAACGACGGCAAAGGATTGCAATGGAAGATTTTTTCCAATGGTTTTATTTATAATAAAAAAACAAAAGTGTTGTATATTAAGTTGCACAACGTAACCAGTGTACTTAACAAAAATGTAATTTTAAATATTTATTAAATATTTATTAAATGTTTTAAATATTATTACATAATATTATTTTTGCACACGGCCCGTATTAACTCGATTTACGAGTAGAATTCTACTCGTAAAACTCGGCCAATGGATGATGTCATTTGTTTTTCAAAGCTGATGTCATATCTTTTGCACACGGCCCGTACTAACTCGCTTTACGAGTAAAATTATACTGGTAAAACTCAATCAGTGGATGATGTCATTTGTTTTTCAAAGCTTATTTTTGAACTCCCATGAACTCGCTTTACCGGTAGAATTCAACTCGGCCGATGGATGATGTCATTTGTTTTTCAAAGCTGATGTCATATCTTTTGCACACGGCCCGTACTAACTCGCTTTACGAGTAAAATTATACTAGTAAAACTCAATCAGTAGATGATGTCATTTGGTTTTTAATGCTAATGTCATATTTTTTGCACACGGCCCGTACTAACTCGCTTTACGAGTATAATTCTACTTGTAAAACTCAATCAGTGGATGATGTCATTTGTTTTTCAAAGCTTATCTTTGAACTCCCATGAACTAGTTTTACCAGTAGAATTCTACTCGTAAAACTCGGCCGATGGATGATGTCATAAATAAAATTGATTAAAATCAATTGAGCTTTATATGGCAAAGCAAGTGGACGTTATGGAAGAAGTATACAATGTTAAATGTACAACCGATTCAAAAAAAATGGAAATAAAACAAATAGACGACGTCGACGCGTTTGTGCAAGTTATTGAGCCGGGCCAAGAAGTGTTTAACGAAACGTTCAACGAATACCATCAGTTTCCAGGCGTGGTCAGTTCGATTGTGTTTCCGCAATTAGCACTCGACACGATCGTAAACATATTAACTGAAGATGGCAGCTTGCATACGGCCAAATTAAATCATACTTGTTTTAATTTTCACGTTTGCAATAAACGTTTCGTGTTCGGCAACTTGCCCGCGGCAATCGTGAACGGCGAAACAAAAAGAAAATTGCGCATTGGAGCTCCGATTTTTGCCAACGAAACGCTAGTGTCCGTGGTGACCGCGTTTCACCGCATCGACGAAAACGAATGGATGTTGCCGGTTACGGGAATTCGCGAAGCAACTCAATTTTCTGGTCACATGAAAGTGTTAAACGGAGTTTGTGTAGAAAAGTGGCGACCCAACATGTCTGTTTACGGGACCGTGCAATTGCCCTACGACAAAATTAAACAACACGCAGTCGAGCAGAAACTGCCGCCTATGAGCGCGCCCGAATCTTGTGTACTTTTTTACAAAGAGTCAGAAATACGCATTACTTTTAATAGAGGAGATTATGAAATCATTCATTTTAGACTACCGGGACCTCTGGTTCAACCCAGCATTACGTATTATAATTAGATAAGAATTATTATTAAATCATTTGTATATTAACTAAAACATTACATAAAATTTACAATTATGTCTAAACCTAACGTGTTGACGCAGATTTTGGACGCCGTCACTGAAACCAACTCCAAAGTCGACGCTGTTCAAGCTCAATTAAACGGGCTAGAGGAATCTTTCCAGCTTTTGGACGGTCTGCCCGCTCAACTAACCGATTTGGACACCAAAGTGTCGGACATCCAGTCCATACTGACCGGCGATTTGGTTCCGGACCTTCCGAATCCACTAAAGCCCAAGCTGAAAAGCCAAACTGCTGAATTAGATTTGGACGCTCGTCGTGGCAAACGCGGTTCTAAGTAAACCGTTGTGTTAAAATAACAAATCAATTGTTTTGTAATATTCGTATGATTCTTTGACTATATAATAAAATGTAATCATTAAAAAAATTACGAAAAATATAAAAAATATGAGTTCTGTGTGAATGATAAAAGCTGTAAACGCGACAATTGTGTTGACTGCAAATAAACTCATTATTATTTGATTGTAATTGTTGTTTTCTTTATTTAAAGACAATAATGTGTTTTGCCTAAATGTGTACTGCATAAATTCCATGCGATTATATAACGAGCTGCTAGCTAACGCCTGGCCCACTAAAGTAGATTCGTCAAAATCTTCAATTTCTTCACCTTCCTCCAAATTTAACATTTGACCGTCCGAATTGACTTCTAACGAAGCCACATAGTCTAATAAATGAAACAGAGATTCAAAAGTGGCGTCGTCGTCGGTTTCGACCATTTCTGAAAAAAATTCGGGCATAAATTCTATAATTTCTCGAGATGTAGTGGCGTCGAAACTTTCAAAATATGCGGTCAAAAACGTGCGCGACATATCGTCGGGGAATTGTCGTGGAAACATATTGTTGTAACCGAAAGGGTCCCACAGCGCCAGTACTAGATCGGCCAACGTTAATAAAATGAGCACGATACCCACAATAGAACTGGCTTGGATGGCAATTCGAGTCAACGCTTTAGCCGTCACGGTTAGCGTTTTGATGGCGATCACGTTTAACGAGTGCACGAGTGCAGCTTTGTACGTTTCTCCCAACATGCGAACGGTCACGCGCCGCGTCGTGCTGAGTAACATGCGTTTCATGGCCGGAATGAGCGAGGTGTTGATTTTTTTTAATATACTTTTAAACCCGGACATCAACATGTCAAAGCCGATATCTGTGGCAATTCCAAATATGATTGCGTAATCTTCCAAGAAAGCTGTTATAATCGATTCTAAATCCTCGTCGCTGATGGAGCGATTGAGTGCGTTAAAATGTTCAACGTGTACACGTTCGTTACCGCGATAGTTGTATGCAATTGGAGTTTTTTTAAACCCCGTTTCGGCCGTATATGTAATTTGAACGGCTGACCCGTTGACCATCATGCCCAGGTCGTTTAGCGTAGGGGTTTTACTAAAAAGTTTTTCAAATTCCAAATCTATGGTGTTGTCGCGCACGTTGCGCCATTGGGCTAGCACCGCGTTAGAGTCCACGCTGGGTCGCGGTGGCAGAATACTAGAAGGGGCCTTGTAATCAAAATCGCGCAGCTCGCTAAATATATTGTTGGCTAACATTTTAAATGTGACTAAAATCGTGTCGCCCAACACGAACCCGATTAGAGATTCCCACCATCGAAACGAACAGCCGCCGTTGTACAATTCCCTGCCAAAACGGCGACAGTAGGCTTCGTTAAACTCGCCTTTGAATCGTTCGGGAAACAAAGGGTCGGGGTCCGGTCGCACGTTAAAAGCGGGCACGTCGTCCACGCCCATAATAGTGTGCTCTTCGGTGCGCAAATATGGACTGTTAAAATACATTTTGGAAAGCGAGTCTACTAAAATACATCTATTGTCGGGCGTATACGTAAATTCGGCCGATTGAATTTGGTTTTCTGCGCCCTCGCGCATCGCCGCCGCTCGGTCCAAGTGATAGCAAGCCGGTTGCGCGTAGCCCACGCTGGTTTCAGAAGTTTGAGTGTACATGAAAGGCGTCGAGTTAGACACGACTCCGGTTTCGTGAAATGGATAGCAGCTCATGCTGTCGCATCCGCGTTTGCTAAAAGCCAACTTGACGGCTAACGCTCTGTCGGCCAATTTAGGCGGCACGTAATAGTCGTCATTGCTCGACGCGGGACGTAGCGTGTAGTCGATTAGTATGTGCGGAAACCTGGCGCGCCACCTCGAAATAAACTCGAGCCGGTGCATGTGCGAGGCATACCTACTGGCGTTGGTCAAATCGACAGCAGTCAAAACTGCCATTTTGCGTTAGACTTAAAATAAATAAATAACAAAAATAGTTGTGTTAATTTTTATTTTATTACATTAATAAATAACAAGAATAGTTGTGTTAACTTTTATTTTAATACATTATTTGTTGTCAATATTAGATAACTTTTTATACAATTTTAAATCGTAATATATGATCATTTCGTTATGCATTTCAAAGCTTTTAATACATTCAAAATAGTATGCATATTCACGAAAATGATAAACGTTGGTGAAGCCACATTTAGTACAATACAGCACAGGATTTTTATAATACAATTTGGTTTTTTTACACAACTTACAATAGCTGTTAGGTGAAGGTTTTAAAGGAAACGTGATTGCGCCGTCTAATACTTGGGTAAATTTTTTAACTCTAACAGTTGCAAACACGGTTCCTTTAATTCCCGAAAACCTGTTATCTTTTAGAGCTTCCATCATTTCACTGGGCTCTTGAAGAAAAAAACAATTGACGTCGTCCGCCACTTGCGGTCGGGCAGACATGCTGCGATAGCGCCGCAGCACTATGTTGGTGTACGTTTCTTTAAGAACGAGGCCGCCTGTGGTGCTGAGCTCGATGGCTTGTATGCGTTCGTTGGGCTCTTTGTGATTGCGAATGATGCCACGAATTATTTCAAACACTTTGCAATTGTGGTCGTTGATTTTTAACTCTTTAACTTCTTTAGTGTGATCTAGAGTTACAGGAAAAATGTATTGGTAAAAAAATCTTTCTCTGGCCAAATATTTAATGTCGGCCAAATTTATCGAAGGATAAATTTCGTACGAGTTCTTCGGGTCGTTTACCGCTAAATAACACTTTTGACAACAGATTTCGACGCGATTGGGATCGTGCAGCGGTTTTTCAATGCGAACCACTGCGTACAGATACCACACGCGCGTGTCATCCTTGAATCTGTAATTGCACACGGTGCATCGAGATTCGCTCGTGTGCTCTAAAGCTTTTTTGTATTTGACGGGCTTGTTGCCCGTCATGCGCATGTCTCTGCTGCTCACATAGCCCATGATGTAATTAGTGGAAAACTTGAGAAGCGCTTTCATGAGACTGCGCTCCAAATCACTCATGAAATGTATGCGCAAATCACGCTCCTGTTTAAATTCCAACCTGTGACTGTACGCCGGGAGGTTTTCAAATTTTTTTCCAAACTCGGGTGGCACAAAATATCCATCTCTTCTGTTGACGGCTAATTTCTTACACTCGGGCTCCGCCACAGGTTTAACAGCCGTCGGCCTCAAAACGCGACCCGGAAACAAGGGCACGCTATCGAAATCGCGCGGGCGAACAGGCGAAATCACAGAGCTGCCGGGCGTCGGCAAAGATTTGGCGCGACCCTTGCCCGCGTTCTTGGGCGCGTCAAAAATATTATTTTCACGGAAAAAGCGATTCATTGTTACACTACTAACGCGTTGAATTTAACACTTGACTGGTATGGCTACTAGTTAAAACCAACACAATACTGTGCACGTTCAGCCATATACAGGCTTTTTATAGGAGGCCTTATCTAGAACGATTAGATTGTATATGTGTATGAGATCTTGGTCACGTAGGCGTTTTGCACACGCTACTAAGGTTATAGAGGGGGAACGTGTATATAAAGCCCGATTGTGTAACTCGTAAATCAGTATTAGCAGTGCTTCGGTCGCGCATAGTATAAGTGAAGGCACTATGATAAGAAGCAGCAGCCACATGCTGAACGCGCAGGAAAATATAATGACGTCAGGCTGTGTGTCGTCGCCATACCCGTGCGAGGCGGTGTCGCATTACACTGAAAGTCAACAGGTAATGATCGACAACTTTGTTTTTTCCCACATGTACAACGCCGACATACATATCGATGCAAAACTGCAGTGCAGCGTGCGCTTGGCGGCTTTTTCCATAGTCGACGATAAACATTACGAAATTTACAAGCATAGAATAGAAAATAAATTTTTTCATTATTACGATCAATGCGGCGACGTAGTGAGACACGATCGTTTACGCGAAGACGCGTGTTGTCATCATTTTGTTTTTGATGCAGAGCGTGTAATTAAATGCATAAAAGAAATCGAGAGCGCGTATGCGCCCCAGGACCGCGGTAATTTAATAATATTTTATCCATATTTAAAACAGTTGCGAGAAGGGTTAAAATTGATTCAAAATTCTTTTGTTTGTTGTTCAAAAACTATAAATTCAATGCAAATGTACATCAACGAGTTAATATCCCATTGCTTGTTGTTTATTGAAAAATTAGAAACAATTAATAAAACTGTAAAGGTTATGAATTTGTTTATGGATAATTTAATTTTGTATGAATGCAACGTTTGTAAAGAGGTATCTACAGATGAGAGATTTTTAAAACCAAAAGAATGCTGTGAATACGCTGTGTGTAACGCGTGCTGCGTGATTATGTGGAAAACTGCCACTAATCACGCAAAGTGTCCAGCGTGCAGAACGTCGTATAAATCGTTAAATTAAGCACGCAACGCAAAATGAGTGGCGGCCGCAGCAACTTGTTGACTTTAGAAAGAGATCATTATAAATATTTATTTTTAACAAGCTACTTTGATTTAAAAGACAATGAGCACGTTCCTTCAGAGCCCATGGCGTTTATTCGCAATTACTTGAACTGTTCGTTTGAATTGTTAGATGATACAGTTTTGATGAACTATTTAAATTACTTGCAAAGCATGCAATTAAAGTTTTTAGTAGGCAGCACGTCCTCAGATATATACAAGTTTGTAAAACCGCAATTTAGATTTGTGTGCGATCGCACGACCGTGGACATTTTGGAGTTTGATACGCGTATGTATATAAAACCCGGCACGCCGGTGTACGCCACCAACTTGTTTACGTCCAATCCGCGTAAAATGATGGCTTTCTTGTACGCCGAATTCGGTAAAGTGTTTAAAAATAAAATATTTGTTAACATTAACAATTACGGATGCGTGTTGGCGGGCAGCGCGGGCTTTGTGTTCGACGACGCGTACGTAGATTGGAACGGCGTGCGGATGTGTGCGGCGCCGCGATTAGATAACAACATGCATCCGTTTAGATTGTATTTACTGGGCGAGGACATGGCAAAACACTTTGTCGATAACAATATTTTACCGCCGCATCCGTCCAGCGCAAAAACCCGCAAAATAAACAATTCAATGTTTATGCTAAAAAACTTTTACAAAGGTTTGCCGCTGTTTAAATCAAAGTACACAGTAGTGAACAGTACTAAAATTGTGACACGAAAACCGAATGATATATTTAATGAGATAGATAAAGAATTAAACGGCAATTGTCCTTTTATCAAGTTCATTCAACGAGATTACATATTCGATGCGCAGTTTCCATCGGACTTGCTAGATCTGCTAAACGAGTACATGACTAAAAGTGCTATAATGAAAATAATTACAAAGTTTGTAATTGAGGAGAATCCCGCCATGAACGGCGAAATGTCACGCGAAATTATTATCGATCGGTACTCTGTAGATAACTATCGCAAACTGTACATAAAAATGGAAATAACTAATCAGTTTCCCGTCATGTACGATCACGAGTCGTCGTACATTTTTGTAAGCAAAGACTTTTTGCAATTAAAGGGAACGCTGAACGCGTTCTATGCGCCCAAACAGCGTATATTAAGTATTTTAGCGGTAAACCGTTTGTTTGGCGCGACGGAAACGATTGACTTTCATCCCAATTTGCTCGTGTACCGACAAAGTTCGCCACCGGTGCGTTTGACGGGCGACGTGTACGTTGTTGATAAGAACGAAAAAGTATTTTTAGTAAAACACGTGTTTTCGAACACGGTGCCTGCATATCTTTTAATAAGAGGTGATTACGAAAGTTCGTCTGAGTTGAAATCCCTTCGCGATTTAAATCCGTGGGTTCAAAACACGCTTCTCAAATTATTGATTCCCGATTCGGTACAATAATATGATTTATACTGATCCTACCACCGGCGCTACCACCAGCACAGACGCGCCGAGCACAAACTACCTAAACAGGCTCACTCCAAATATGTTTTTGACCATTTTAGCGGTGGTAGTTATTATTGCTTTATTAATTATTTTTATTCAATCCAGCAGCAACGGCAACAACAGCAGTTCGCCCAATAATCCACAAATGGGATTTGTTAACCCTTTGAACGCTACAATGCGAGCAAATCCTTTTGTTAACACCCCTCAAAGGCAAATGTTGTAAATAAGTGTATAAAAAATGAAACGTATTAAATGCAACAAGATTAGAACGGTCACTGAAATTGTGAACAGCAATGAAAAAGTCCAAAAAACCTACGAACTGGCCGAATTTGATTTAAAAAACCTAAGCAGTCTGGAAAGCTATGAAACGCTAAAAATTAAACTTGCGCTTAGCAAATACATGGCTATGCTCAGCACCCTGGAAATGACTCAGCCCCTATTGGAAATATTTAGAAACAAAGCGGACACTCGGCAAATTGCCGCTGTGGTGTTTAGCACGCTAGCTTTTATACATAATAGGTTTCATCCTCTTGTTACCAATTTTACTAATAAAATGGAATTTGTCGTTACTGAAACCAACGATACAAGTATTCCCGGGGAACCGATTCTGTTTACAGAAAACGAGGGTGTGTTATTGTGTTCCGTGGACAGAGTGTCTATAGTCAAAATGTTAAGTCGCGAGTTTGACACCGACACGTTGGTAAACTTTGAAAGCGACAACTGCAACGTGCGCATTGCTAAAACTTTCGGGGCTACTAAGCGAAAGAACGCGCCGCCGCGCACGGACGATTACGAACGCAGCCACGATATGGATCTAAGCGATTTTAGCATAACTGAAATTGAGACCACTCAATATTTAACGCTGTTGCTAACCGTCGAACACGCATATTTACATTATTATATTTTTAAAAATTACGGCGTATTCGAGTATTGCAAGTCGTTAACGGACCACTCTTTGTTCACCAACAAGTTAAGATCTACAATGAGTACTAAAACTTCGAATTTACTGTTAAGCAAATTCAAATTTACCATTGAAGATTTTGATAAAATAAATTCAAATTCTGTCACTTCAGGGTTTAATATATATAATTTTAATAAATAATTAAACTATACATATAATGTTTTTATTAATTTTATTTTTAATATTGGTTAAAGTGTTAATATTTAAAAAAATGAACCAGATGCATCTCAGCTGTCATCACGATAAAATATGCCCCAAAGGGTATTTTGGTCTTAACGCCGACCCCTACGATTGTACGGCGTACTACTTGTGTCCGCACAAGGTGCAAATGTTCTGCGAGCTAAATCATGAATTCGATTTAGATTCTGCCAGCTGCGTACCCATCGTATACGACCACAAAGGGTCCAGATGCACGGCCCAAATGTATAGAAATTTATTACTATGACAAATCTAATTGCACGACGCTGTCGTCTATTATTAGTTCCGGGCAAAAATGTCTAAATATATCAATGTCTCTATGGTGTGCGCGACACTTTTGTATGTTGTTCAAAAAGTGTACAGACACGTTTCCCGACATTATTATTAAATCTTTCACGTAAAATTTATCCGGCCCGTTGTCCGTGTGCGCGCGCATGCCTCTCACGGCTTTTGTACTTTTAGCTTCGAACGTTTTACGAACGGATAAAATATGCCATACTTGTATCTCTGCGTGTGTGCGCGTAACCACAAATCCCAGGGGTGCAGTGTACTTGTTGTACACAAACAGGTCTTTATACAAGTGCGGCGCGCGGATGCAACTGATCACGTACGCGCCTCGTGTTTCTTTCAAGGACGGTGTTATTAACCTCAAAATAATGTTTATCGGACGGCTGTTTTCGTAACCGCTCACCAAACGTGTTTTCGCATCAAGCGGCGGCGGATGTTGTATATCTAATTTAAATAAATAAACGATAACCGCGTTGGTCTTGTGGGGTATAATAAATGAAATGTTATTATCTTGTTCGCCATTGGGGGAGTATAAATTGACGTTCATGTTGGTTATTGTTTCAGTTGCACGTTGACACTGGCAGCGACAAGATCGTGAACAGTCAGCTGACAATGACTTTTAACTCGTCGTACACCAGTGCTGCTACGCCGTCTCGAGCGTCTTTCGATAATAGTTATCAAGAGTTGTGTGACCGGCAACCGGATGACTTTTATTTGCGCTATTATGACCAAACAAATCAAGAAGGCGCCGCGACTATTACAGATAGCGAAACCGAAGCAGCTTCCCAGTTTTTAGCTAGCGTAAATACGATAAATAGTAACGATTTAATGGATTGCTTGTTAAAGACTGCGGATAACCTCAAAGAAACGGTCAATTTGGCTTTTATATCGGAATCCCTTGAACCGCCAGTTACCACAAATATGTCCCCGGCCACTTACTGTAAAGCGGCTGAAGAAACCAAATCTTCTGATGTACAAGAACAAACACCGCCATCAACAGCAGCTGGAATTAAACGCAAACTCGATGTATTTTTGGATGACGTCGACGAAACGCAAAGCGTGACTGGGCAATTTAACAAAAATAAACTTAGGCCGAAATACAAAAAAAGTACAATCCAAAGCAGCGCAACTTTTGAGCAGGCAGTCAGCCGCAATACAAACATATGCACAATCGCGTCGACCAGCGAGATTACTCATTATTTTACCAACGATTTCGCTCCATATTTGATGCGATTTGATGATAACGATTGCAACGCTAATAGATTTTCGGACCACATGTCCGAAGTTGGTTACTATATGTTTGTAGTAAAAAAAAGTGAAATTAAACCGTTTGAGATAGTGTTTGCTAAGTATGTGAGTAATGTGGTGTACGAATACACAAACAATTATTATATGGTGGACAATCGTGTGTTTGTAGTTACGTTTAATAATATTAGATTTATGATATCGTACAATCTTGTAAAAGAAACCGGCATAGAAATTCCTCCCTCTCAAGACATGTGCAACAACGAAACGGCTGCGCAGAATATAAAAAAATGTCATTTTGTAGACGTGCATCACACGTTTAAAGCGGCTTTAACTTCGTATTTTAATTTAGACATGTATTACGCGCAGACGTCGTTTGTGACGCTGCTGCAATCGCTGGGCGAACGGAAATGCGGGTTTCTTTTAAGTAAACTATACGAAATGTTTCAAGATAAATCTTTATTCACATTGCCAATAATGCTTAGTCGTAAGGAAACTAATGAAATTGAAAGTGCATCTAATAATTTTTCTGTATCTCCGTACGTGAGTCAAATATTAAAGTATTCAGAAAGTGTGCAGTTCCCCGAAAATGAGCCCAACAAGTACGTGGTGGACAATTTAAATTTAATTGTAACAAAAAAAAGCACTCTGACCTATAAATATAGTAGCGTGGCCAATCTTTTGTTTAATAACTATAAATACCATGACAATATTGCAAGTAATAATAACGTAGAAAATTTAAAAAAAGTTAAAAAAGAGGATGGTAGCATGCACGTGGTTGAACAATATTTGACTCAAAACGTAGACAATAAAAACGGTCACAATTTTATAGTATTATCTTTTAAGAATGAAGAAAGGCTGACTATTGCTAAAAAAAATAAAGAATTTTATTGGATTTCTGGGGAAATTAAAGATGTAGAAATAAGTCAAATAATTCAAAAATATAATAAGTTTAAACATCACATGTTTGTAATCGGTAAAGTTAACCGAAGAGAAAGCACAACACTGCACAATAATTTGTTAAAATTGTTAGCTTTAATTTTACAGGGTCTTGTTCCGCTCAATGACGCTATAACATTTGCGGAACAAAAACTAAATTGTAAATACAAAAAACTCGAATTTAATTAGTTATATATAGATTACTATTAATTATATATATATTTTACACACATTTACGTTTTTTATTATTACCGAGAAGAAGTAGTTGCTGTAGCTGGAGTTTGCATAATTACAATCGGAGCGTTTGCGGTCCCAAAGCCGGTTGCGCCTCCTCCTCGTCCGCCTTTTATCATATAGCGATAAATAAAATAAAATATTAAACCCAAAAATAGAACTGTGCCTATTAACAAAATAATGGGCATAAATTTATCGCTCACACTGTCGCTGACGTTAGACGATTTACCTACTAAACCCTCTTCGCCTAGTAACCAATCTAAATTTAAATCGCCAATTAAATCGCCAAACGAGTAGGGTTCGATGCACATTAACGTTTGACCCACAGGAAGATCACTAATGTCTACGTATTGTAACGAATTTGGGTTGGCGGAAGGATCGCTGGCACGACACACCGTTTTTTCCTGTTCATAATTAAATCCTTGGCAAATGTTAATGAGTTCCGGTGGATTGTTGGGCAAGAGGGGGTCGAATGAACAGATAGAAACATCCGACTGATTAAGATTAGGGTCTTGACGACAAGTACGCTGCAATAGCAAACAAGCGTCGGCGTTATCGCCGGCATCTTTACCTTTTACGTAGTAACTGCCGCCAGTGTTATTTATGGCGTTGATTATATCCTGGACTAATGTGGCAGCGCTAAACAAAAAATAACCGCCGGTGGCTAATAATATGCCTACTCCTCCCACTTTTAAACTTTGCATGTATGTGTGCAGGCGGGGGTTTTGCTGCAACGCGTTCTGCACACCGTCGGGAGTGCGCACGTTGGTCTCCGGAAAGTTTTGTTTGACCGCATTGGATCGCGTCTGTTTGGTGTGATAATTAAAATCCGGCACATTATCTACGCGCCGTAATTGGCCGAGTGAGTTTATCTGTGGGTCTGAAATGCCCTGAAATACTCCGCGTATGTTGGGCACGTCGTTGTTGCGAGTTATTCTATTGATATCGGACGTGCTCACGAATTGGTTGTTTGATAAAACATCCCCCGCCTCGACTCTATTAGTGCCGGCAATATTGCGAGTGCTAGGCGCACGAATAACATTGGTGAATCCGTTAGGAGTCGAGGTCAAAAGACGTGCATTATCGATTAAAAAATCAGCTTGATTACTGTATACTTTGTTGACCCTACGTAGATTAGTAAAAAAACTCATTCTAAAACACTTATTTATTATTCAATAAAAGGAGTGGCTAAAATTTCATCATTATTATTTTAACAATTTCACTATTGTTAAATGGCGGCATATTATTAAAATCTAATTTTCTTCTTGCCTTACTTTCGGGATGTTGCTGCTGTCGACAACTACTGCTGTTTTTGTAAGTAGCTTCGATGCACGAAACAATTTTAATATTGTCATATGATTTTTTAAATAACGAAGAGTTTATTTTCGCAGCCACCGCGCGTTTATACGGATGATATCGTTCCATCGTATGTCTGTGCTATAAATGTGCAAAGATTTATATTCATGCTACTGCTACTACTATTACTACCATTATTATTTTTGTTTATATTAATAATAATTTTTGTTATTAATAATTCAAATGCGACGGAAGAAGAAACTCCTTTACCTCCAATCGATCCAGAACCAGATTATGAACACGATATTGATCCAGAACCAGATTATGAACACGATATTGATCCAGAACCAGAACACGATGAAAAATTTTCTTGTAGAGATAAATTTATAGGATTTTATCCGCATTTGACAAAATGTAATACATTTTACTTTTGTTCTACAAATTTCGAACAGGATGATAATAAAATTTTAAAACTTTATTGTCCAGAAAATCATGAATTTAATTATGAAGAGCAAAAGTGTGTAATCATTTCTGAAAACGGTTGCACTGCTAATAAATAAAATATAATAGTTTTATTTAGTTTTTATTAATACAAAATAATACAGTAATAAAATAGTTTTTATTAATACAAAATATTACAGTATGTTTTAATTATAATTAAAAATAATACATAGTAATACAAATAATTTTACAAAATATGTCTATAATTAGTTATCATTTTTATTTTCAGAAATTAATTTACATAATTTATTGGCTAATTTAGTATAGTTGTGTTTAAACTTTAAATGCAAAGTTTGTGTTTCAGACACCTGATTGGACAGCTGCGTTTGCATATTGCCAACTAAAAGTTGTAATTCTTTTGATTTATTAACAGAAGTTTCTAAATCGGATTTAGCTTTAGTTAATTCCGTTTCAGTAACAATGTGCTGCTGCTGTAACAAAATATGCTCACCCTGTAGCATGGTCATATTATGCTCAGTTAAACTATTTTTAGCGCGTAGCTCAGCTAATTCCTGTTGCAATTTAGCAATCACATTTTCTTCATTAGTATTATTATTATTAACAGTATTATTATCTAACAAATTTTCCCAATGACTGGCCATTAATCTTTTATCATGCTGAACTACAGCAGGTATAAATTCTACACAACCTTTTTTACTATACATACGACAATTGGCCGTAGTTACACTACAAAAACAAGTATATTCTAATTTATCAGTATAAATTCTTAAATAACACTTGAAACACACCGCATGATTACAACGCGTCGTTGTCACAAAAGAAGAATTAATGTTTTTAACATCTTTGTAGGTGCTAAAACAAATGTTACACGTTAATTCGTGTTCTATTTCTTTTTCTTTTTCCTCTTCCATATTGTTCTGGGACACCGGTTCATATTCTTGATGCAACGGTGGTGTCCGTTGCGTTGTTAGTGGTATATTAATGTCATCATCATGATCATTGTTATCATTAACAGTATTTGATTGTTGTGTAAATGTCAGTGACGCCGCTGATATTATTTGAGTGGACGCTGCTGATAATATTTGAACAGATGGCAATTCGTCGTCAGAAAACAAATCGGGCGAATTTGCTCTTGCCGGCAAAGAATTTTCTGCGGACGTATCTTGCGACGTCCGAACTAAATCAACTATATCAATGATATCATTATCGACCTCACCAGAGTTGCCGCTGTTGCTGTTGCGGATGTTTGCACGTCTTGCTTCCCAAAAACGCCTTGCAGCTTCAGAGGGACGACGAGGTCTAAAGACTGCTCGGCTACCGTCAGCAGAGGTTGACGGCGTCGCCGAAAAATCGATGCGTCGTCGTAACGATAAATTGTTACGACGATTGCTGCTGCTGCTGCTGGCGGCGTTAAGTTGGCGACTCATTACTGTATAACTTTTATAAACTGATAGAAATACTGTGTTAGCACCGAGGTGTTAGCGATCAAACAAATACAGTTGAACTGTGTTTACGAGTAGAACGGAGCCTGTATTTATACTGTTTATCAGTCGGTGGTGGGGTTGATGCAGATAGGCTGATAAAGAATCGCACGCTTACGTGCTAGGCGATATTGAGCTTTTTTGCATTGCAAAAAAGTTGATTATGTGGTAGTATATTAGGAGCGTATTGTACAGTGTAGACTATTCTAATAAAATAGTCTACGATTTGTAGAGTTTGTACTGTATATAGGGTGCCAGCCAAAATTAAACTTTTTTGAATTGCAAAAAAATTCATTCTCAATTGTTATTCTTTATCAGGCGGCGTTGCTATAAAAGCAGGCACTTGCCTGTTGGTAAACACAGTTGCTTGTGACAGTTCAACCAGTAAACACAATGCCAAGAATTATTCGTGATAGTCAAAGGCGTACGCCCTACCACCGTAGTAATCATCATTGGCGAGCGCCACGTAATCAGCGTCCGCCACGTCAAGAAAGTCAACGCCCGCCACGTCAAGACCCGCCACGTCAAGAAAATCAAAATTCGCCACCGCGTGAATCATCAAATCTTCAACAACTGCACAACGAATTTCAATTAACCGTGGACAGCATTAACCGTCACAACGAAATTCAACAAACCAGGGAAGCTATATTACACGCACGTCAAGAGTACAGACAGGCAGCTTTAATACGTGCACGTCAGCGGCAAACCCAGCTTCGAGCCATACAACAAAAACAAGAAAAAATGTTGGCCGAATTAAATAGCGAGCCCGTGATTGATTTAAAATTTGAATGCGCCGTGTGTATGGAAACGTATTCTCACCAATCTAACGACACGTGTCCGTTTCTAGTTCCTACTACGTGCGACCATGGATTTTGCTTTAAATGCGCCATTGATTTGCAGGGCAGTGCAATGAACATTCCCAATTCCACTATATGCTGTCCTATGTGCAATAAACAAATAAGAATGTGGCGTTCCTGCAAACCCGGTTCTGTTGTGACTTGCAAATTCTACAAAAAAACCCAAGAAAAAGTGCCGCCAGTACAGCAGTATAGAAAGATTATTAAAGTGTTGCGGGAACGCAGCGTCATTACTACAGACGACGACATTCCCGACACGCAAACAGAATTAGCTGTTTTAGAAGCTGAGATGCAAGAAGAAAAAAAATTAAACAGCGAATTAATGGCTAAAAACCAACAGCTGACAGAAGAAAAAGGTCAATTAAACCAACAGATTCAAGAGCTGCAAAATCAAATAAACAATTTAACATTTCGGCGCAACATCACGGTTGATCAGCAAATTAATTACAACAACTCTGCGCCGGCCAACCTGAACGAGCGTTTTCGCTCGCTCGTTTATTCAACAGTTTCTGAATTGTTAATTGAAGATCGTATTCAGAGCATACAAAATTACGTTTATGCGGAAACCTCTGCTACTTCTTGCAATGTAAATGTTAATGTTAATTTTGGATTTGAAAATACTTTATAAAAGTAAATTTGTATATAGGCAATAAGAATTAATAAAATTTTGAGTGTATAAATGTAAATTTATAGGTGGTGAATTTATAAATGTAAATTACAGGTGGTGGAAAATATATTTTTAATAAATTTTTAAACAAAAATTTGGTTTTTTAAGTAACATTCAACATGGATAGTAGTAAATGTATTAAATTAGAGATAAAATACGATATACCTTTACACGATAATGACACCGATACAAATATTACAGACAGTACCAATATCAATGTTGACCCTAATAAAACATTTGTGATCAATCACGAGTGTGGTGAACAAACAGCGCAAGTCAATGACACATTTACAGATAATACATTAAAATATAATTCGTGCATAATTAAAATGTAATCCGTTAGAGTTCAAAGATAAGTTTTGAAAAACAAATGACATCATCCATCGGCCGAGTTTTACCAGTAGAATTCTACTCGTAAAGCGAGTTGGTACGGGTCGTGTGCAAAAGATATGACATCAGCTTTGAAAAACAAATGACATCATTCACCGATTAAGTTTTACGAGTAGAATTCTACTCGTAAAGCGAGTTCATGGGAGTTCAAAGATAAGATTTGAAAAACAAATGACATCATCCATCGGCCGAGTTTTACGAGTAGAATTCTACTGGTAAAGCTAGTTCATAAGAGTTCAAAGATAAGCTTTAAAAAACAAATGACATCATCCATCGGCCGAGTTTTACCAGTAGAATTCTACTCGTAAAGCGAGTTAGTACGGGCCGTGTGCAAAAAATATGACATCAGCTTTGAAAAATAAATGACATCATTCACTGATTGAG